TGGTGTATCAACACTAACTGATGTTGTTGTCGAAGATACTGAAACTAATCCAAGTAATCCAAGTACTGTAAAAGTAACGGTTGATGGAAATACTAATCACACATATTATAACAATAGATCAGAATTTCATGATTTAAGAATTTACGATAGTACAATTCAAACAACTGTTAGTACTGGCGACTTAACATTATCAGCACCAGGAACTGGTTCAGTTATTATTGATGATAATTTACATATTAAACCAACACCACATCCAGATGATGCTTTAGTTGATCCAGGTGCACCTACTGAAGGATTAAAACTATATTCTAAAGCACCAGGAATAGGAAAAACTGGACTATTTTATGTAAATAGTAGTAACGTTCGGGACGAAATTTTAAGTAAAAATAGATCATTACTATTAAGTATGATCTTTTAAGGATAGGAAAAAATGGCAATAGCACAAGCACAATTGGCGGCAACAGACACAATATTAGTAACAGTACCTGCTGATAAATCCTATGCTATTACAACTATAATGGTATGTAATACAGCAGGGTATAATAGTAATGGTACAAATGATACTTCTTTTGATTTACATTTTGTAAAAAATACAGAAGCTAAAGGCAATACTAATATGGTTTGTAAAGAACTTCCAGTTCCAGGTGGCGAAACATTTACATTTGATGCTGAAAAGATTATTTTAGAAACTGGTGATAAAGTTGTGATGGTTTCACAAGCACCTTTGAATTTAAGTGCAACTGTTAGCTATTTGGAAGTATAATGCGTTATCTAAGACGACAATCTACACAAACTCACGGTATTTTTGGTAATAAAGATATTCGTAGAGATATAAACGGACAAGTTGTTATGGATAGTACAGACATGATGATGGTTCCTAAAGGTACAGACGCACAAAGATTAACAACTCCAGTAGATGGCCATATAAGATATAATACAGATTCAGATGTGTTTGAAGCTCGTCAGGCTGGATCATGGGCACCTTTTAGACGCTTTGAACCAGCAACTATTGTCCAACAATCACTAGGCAACGGCGACGATGTTGAAACAAAATTCGGTCCGTTAACTAATAACGACACTTATAATCCAAGTCCTGCCGCGGCACAAAATCTTATCGTTCTTATCGAGAACGTATTTCAACTAGCAACTACAAACTATGTACTAGAACAAAATCCAGCAGGAAAACCAGCTGGTTGGTATGTAGTGTTTGGAACTGCTGTTCCAACAGGAAAACCCGTAACAGTCCTACATAACTTCGACAAGTAACTTCCGATAAATACTGTAAGTAGAGGGAAGTTATATGGCACAAGTTGCAAGAATCTCAGGTCCGCTATTAGCGGCAAATCTAAAAAGAACACAAGCTAATCTAGCCTTTGATACTGACTTATTATATATAGGTCATTTAACAGGTAAAATCGGTGTTAAAAAATCTTCCCCAGGAACTGAATTAGACATATTTGGCCAAACTAGTGCTAGTGAATTTAGAAGTAATACCTTAACTAGTGGAAATCTAAGAGTTGATACATCAGGTGTTACTTCTATTACTGGCAATATTATTTTAGATTCTTTAGGAACAGTTCATGCAGATGAAATGCATACTGAGAAACTAACTTTTAATGACAACTATATAGGAAGTTTAGCTAATTCAAATATTGTTTTCGATCCTAACGGAACAGGTACTGTTAACTTTGTTAGTACAAAGGTTAATGGTGATGTTAGTGCAACTGGAAATATAACTATTCCAGGTGATATAACTGTTGGCGGAACAATGAACTTTGGTGACGCTGTAACAGATACACTTGACTTTGATTATGTCTCATTTACACAAGATTTAAAACCTCAAACTACTGATGTACAAAATTTAGGAAGTGCTAATTTAAAATGGAATAATGTAACTGTAGGAAAAGCTAGAATTGGCGACATTGAAATAGATAATGATTTTATATCAACTACAACACTTAATAATAATTTAACTGTTAGAGCTAGTGGTACAGGAAGTATTGTTATTGACCAGTTATCATTTAATGGACATAATATTTCTACTACCGACGCTCCTACAAGCACCTTTACCTCTTGTACTTTAAGTCATACATTAGATAATCCAAATGCATATGGTACCTCTCAAGATGATTATTTCCCTAGCGACAACGGAGTTTCGATATCAGGCGATTATGCTATAGTAGGTGCAAGAAGAGAAGATAGTGCTGTCGGTACTAATCAAGGTCATGCTTATATTTTTAATACTAACACAGGTGCAGTAGTTCATTCAATACCTAACCCGAATACGCAAGCCTGGGGAACTTCAGATGATTACTTTGGGTGGGCAGTTGCTATAGATGGGAATTATGCTTTAGTAGGTGCTCCTAGAGAAGATACAAACAATACTAACAACGATTCAGGTCATGTATATGTCTATAACGTATCTACAGGTGCATTACTTCATACATTAACTAATCCAAATGCATACGGTACAGAGAGCTTTGATTATTTTGGAGAAGCAATTGCAATATCAGGTAACTATGCTGTAATAGGTGTTGCATCAGAAGGCGTAGGTTGGCCTTACGAAGAAGGATATGCATATATCTATGATGTAAGTACAGGTACATTACTTCATACGATAGCTAATCCAAATGCATACGGTACTTCGACTGGAGATTCCTTTGGTAAAGATGTTGCAATAGATGGGAATTATGCTATTATAAGTGCTACTAGAGAAGATGATGTAGGCGGTACTGAATATGGTAAAGCATATATCTTTAATGTATCTACAGGTGCATTGGTTCATACATTAGATAATCCAGGAACTAACTACGGATATAGCCCTTTTGGATCTAGTGTTGGAATATCAGGTGATTACGCTATAGTAGGCGCTTCAAATGAAAAACATGACGCTACTGATACATCTCTTTGGGGTTCTGGTAAAGCATATATCTTTAGTGTAAAAACAGGTGCATTAGTTCATACGTTACATAATCCAAATGTATATGGTACATTTGACAGCGATAGATTTGGGTGGTCAGTTGATATATCAGGTAATTTTGCTGTAGCGAGTGCAATTTATGAAGATGATGCTGGTGGCACAAATTCAGGTAAAGCATATATCTTTAACGTAAAGACAGGTGCTCACATTCATACAATAGATAATCCAAATGCATATGGTACCTCTCAAGATGATACCTTTGGTATGGAAGTTGCTATGGATAATACCAAAATAATAATCGGTGCCCCTAAAGAAGATGATGCTGGCGGTACAACTTCAGGTAAATCATACATTTATGATCTAGCTTTTAGTACAATAATGTCTCCTACAGATTTAGTTATTCACCCAGGTAGTGAAAATCTAACAATAAGTTCTGTACAGGCTTTAAGAGTACCAGATGGTACAGAAGCACAAAGAACTAACTTAAATCGTGATGTTAGGTACAATACAACTACTAATTTCTTTGAATTATTTTCAACTGCATATACACCATTAAGAGGTATATGGAGTGAAGATAGACAAACTTATGTATTAGCAAATGCTGATAATTCTTTCAGTTTTTATAATAATGGGGTTACAAATACAACATTAACAACTAATGGATTAGAAACTAATAAATTAATATCACAAAATACTGTAGAAATAGATGGAAATACTATCTCTTCTGCGACAACAAATGCTGACTTTACTTTGACTGCAACTGGAACTGTTAATATTGCTAACTTTAAATTTGACACAAACACTATACATAATACAGTAGGCGGAGCAATAAAACTTTCTAAAACAGGTAATCAAGGGTATGTTCATTTTGATACAGTATATGGAACAGTTATTCCTGCAGGTTCAACTGCACAACGTCCAGCTGGTGTTTTAGGGCAAACACGCTTTAATACAGACCTAGCTTATATGGAATCTTGGGATGGTAGTCAATGGGCCAACATCGCAGGAGCAGGTGGTGGTATCACTGAACAGTACATGGAAGAACTAGTTAATATATACACCATTGCACTCGCATAATTTCCAAAAACGATAAATACAAATGTCATAGTACAAGACCAATAAGAGGAGAGAGACCTCTTATGTATTATGGGACATACTGCGGTTAACCGGCAATGATATCTAGGTTAGAGGGACAGGATCCCCGTATTAGGAGAAAATAGTGGCTGTAGGTCGTATATCAGGTCCGCTACTAAAGGCAAATCTCATCAGAAACGGTGTGGATTTAGCATTTGAGACGGATTTACTTTATCTGGACGTTAATAACGCTCGGGTGGGTATCAAAACCGCTAGTCCTCAATACGCACTAGACATTAACGGAACTACAAGATCAACTGACATAGTAACAACAGGAACAGCATTTATCGGAGATGTACGAATTTCTGGTAATACTATTCATACTGTTGATAACGTACTAAACCTTACAACTGTTGGCACAGACAAAGTTGTTTCATTAAAAACCTTTGAAATAGATGATTTAAGATTTGATACTAACGTAATTTCTACGACTGTATCGAATTCAAATATTGACATTATACCCAATGGTACAGGTGAAGTTGATATTCAAGCAAATACTAATATTACTGGCAATTTAGATGTAACTGGAAACGTTACAGCTACAGGAGATGTTACTGTAGGTGGAAATGTAACACTAGGTGACGAAAGTACTGATACGATTAATATTGTAGCTGGAATTACTAGTGATATTAAACCGGCAGAAACAGCAAAATATAATTTAGGAACAGCAACACATCGCTGGAATAATATGCACGTTTCAAGTGCATATATTGATGATATTCAAATTGATACTGGTATTATCCAAAATACAGTATCTAACGCAAACTTAGAATTACGTACAAACGGATCAGGATCAATTATTATTGATGACTTTGTCATGAAAACCAATGTCATACAAACAGCAACTAGTGATATTACATTAACTCCTGGTAGCGGAATAGTTGATATTAACACTACAGGAAGTGTTAGAATTCCATCAGGAACAACTGCTCAAAGACCGTCAGTTCCAGCAGTAGGAATGATACGTTATAATACAACTACACAAAGATTTGAGGGTTACGATGGTAACTGGATTGTATTAACAGGCGTATACGATTTAGATGCAGATACGTACATTACAGCAGAATTAACACCGGGTGCTAATGATAATATTATTAGATTTTACTCAGCAGGAAATGAAATTGCTAGTATTACACAAACAGAATTTAATGTATCAAAACTTAAGGTAGATGACATCCAAATTGATGGTAATACTATTAGTACAACAACGACAAATACAGATTTAAATTTAACACCAAACGGTACAGGTGGTGTTAACATTGACAATATTAGGATTAGTGGAAGTGAAATAAATAACACAGTAAGCGGTGCGGCCACTAGATTCACTGGTGCAGGTACCGGTTACGTAGAAATTGTAGGAACAGAAGGTGTAGTACTACCAGTAGGAACTTCAGCTGAAAGGCATCCAAGTCCACTAATAGGAATGACACGTTGGAATACTACAGATTCGAGATTAGAAATATATGATGGAACAAGTTGGGATTCAGTTGCAGGAACATCTGGATCAGTTTCAACAACAGATGCTGAAAATATAGCATTAGAAATTGTATTAAGTTTAGGATAATATAGATGGCAACATTTTTTAAAAATAAAGTAGTAAAAAACGTAGGAACACAACCTGTTGAAATTTTTACTGTACCTGCGGCTTCTAAAGTTACAGGTATTGGGTTAAGCGTTGCTAATCTATTAGACGGAAATACACGAGTTAGTATTACAGTTAAAGATGATACTAGTGTTACAGGATATTATGTTAAAGATGTTATGATTGCCCCGAATGCAAGTTTAAGAGCAATTAACGGTGGTGAAAAATTAATTATGCCGGGAGATAATGTTTTATATGTTCAGGCAGACCAAGATGACGCAGTTGATGTTATCTTTAGTTTTGTGGAGATTGTATAATGAGTTTTAGTTATGTAGGTGATGCACCTTTATCAAGACAAACAGGTGAACGTTATTTTTATGCTTTGCGTAGAGATGATGATGGACAATTGTTTATTGCTAAAGTTGATGTAGCATCTCCAACAGATGCTGTACAAATTAATAAACCAGGTGGAACAAGTGATAACTATCCTGACTTCCAAGATGGTGCTGATTTCTTTGAAGGAAGAAATCCTAATCATAATTTAGTTTATGAAAACTTAAACTTTGAACAAATGCGTTGGGATGATAAGAACATTTATTATTTTGTAAACGCTGAAGGTGAATTTGTTTTAAGAATTAATACACCTTACACTTATGCAACCGGAACATCAGATGAATTTAAGGATGATCAATTTATAACAGGATACTAAGATGGCTGAATTTAATATTGCAAGAATAAGGTATACATGGAAAAATTACTGGACAGGTGCCACGACTTATGTCAAAGATGATGTAGTTCGTGTAGACGGTAATACTTATATCTGTATGATTGGCCATACTTCTGATGCAAATACTTTTTTAAACGATTTAAATTATACACCAAAGTCTAGATGGTTATTACATACTGAAGGTTACGAATGGAAAGGTGATTGGGCACCTAATACAAGATATGTTAAAAATGCTTTAGTAAAGTATAGCGGTGTTGTTTATAGAGTTTTAACCGAACATCAGTCAGGCAGTACTAGTCTTGTTGATGACCAAGCTAAATTTATAACTTATGCAAAAACACCTAACTGGCGTAACGAATGGTTACCACTAACAACATATAGGGTAGACGATGTTATACGTTACAATGGATATGTTTACCAATGTATAACAGAACACACATCTTCAACTACAATTAGTGGACTAGAAGTTGATCAAGCTAAATGGACTATTAAATGGCGCGGCGATAACTGGCGACAAAATTGGAACATTAATACAAGATATAAAAAAGATGACATGGTACGTTATGGTGGTATAATTTATCGTACAATAACAGGACACACTTCTGCCGCAACCTTTAGTTTAGGATTAGAAGACGATCAAACTAAATGGGAAAAAGTAATTGACGGAATTGAATGGGTTGGCCATTGGCAAAGTGCTGATGACTCAACTGGTACTAGATATAGAGTCGGCGACATTGTAACATACGGACCAACATTATGGCGTTGTAAAAGTGCCCATACTTCAGGAATAGCTTTTGCTGAAGATAAGTTTGATATATGGATGCCTGGATTAGGTTTTGAATCAGTATGGGAATCTACTACAACATACCAACCAGGTGATATTGTACAATATGGCGGATATACTTATACGTCAATGACAAACAATACTAACTCTGCTCCAAGTGTTACAGGTGTATTTTATGATGGAGAAAGTTTACAAGGATTATACGATTGGGAATTATTAGCCACTGGCTGGAAAATGACTGGCGAATGGGATAATTCAACAGCATATAAAACAGGTGACATTGTAAGAAATAAAGGTTGGGTCTATATTGCAGTTAAAGATAGCACAGGACAAGAACCTGATTCACTAGATCCAGAACATCGTTCATATTACGATCCAGGTGAAACTGCAGGTACTAATAGCACTCCTACGTATTGGCAAATTGTTAATACTGGAAGCTATTATAGAGGCGAATGGATTGGAACAGCAGGAACAGTTTATGTCTTAGGCGATATTGTTGTTAAAAATAGTACTACTTGGATTTGTGTACAAAGACACGAAAGCGATGATTCAACACTTGTTACACCTGATTTAGATACAACAAATAGTTACTGGAAAAAACTTATTCAAGGTTCTACAGGTAACGTTTTACAATATAAAGGTGATTTAAGAACACACGATGGTAGTGATACTGTAAGACTTCCTATTGGTAGTCCTGGTGCGGCATTAAAAGTTAATGCGGCAGGTGATGCTCCAAATTGGGAAGGTTTAGGAGAAATAAACAAAGTTTATTTTGTTTCGCCTTCAGGTAAAGATGCTATAGGTAATGGATTAAGCATTAGTGCTCCATTTAAAACAATGAAATATGCTTGTCAGTATATTTTGGCTGACGAGGCAAATAGAGCTCCTGGAACAATTTTTGTTGCAACAGGAGTATATGAAGAAATTATACCTATTAGTATTCCAGAAGGAATTACTGTTTGGGGAGATGAAAGACGTTCTGTAACAATCAAACCTGCTCCTGGTTATGAAGATCAAAATATGTGGTATGTTAGAAATGCTACAGGAATTAAAAACATGACTTGTTCTGGATTAACTGGTTCATTATCTAGTAAAGATGTTTATGGAACATCACGTCCAACTGGAGGTGCATATTTTTCATTAGATCCAGGAACAGGCCCTGCAGACACTTCAGTATGGATTACAACTAAATCCCCATATATGCAAAACATTAGTTCGTTCGGAACTGGTGTTACTGGATTAAAAATTGATGGTACTATACACGATGGCGGCCTTAAATCAATGGTTGCTAATGATGTAACAAACTTTTTAAATGATGGTATTAGTGTATGGTTAAATGGCGATGCAAGAGCAGAATTAGTTTCAGTATTTACATACTTCTGTCATATAGGATATCTATGTACTGACGGTGGAAAAATTAGAGGAACTAACGGAAACAACTCTTATGGAACATTTGGTTCAGTAGCAATTGGAACACTTGGCTCTGAAACACCAATAACTGCAAAAGTAGATAATAGATATTACGGAGCAATGGCTCCAGAAGTGTATAACAATGCTGATAAAATTTTTGCTATAGGTTACACTCATAGTGGACAAGATTATATTAATGCAAATTATACTATATCAGGTTCAGGTTTAAATGTAGCTGTTGATAATACATTTACCGAAAAACGTAACGGTGGAATTAGTGAAATTAGATTATTAGATCCAGGTGATTCTACTGCTTCGGGTGGTAGAGGACATTTAAGTGGTGTAAGAAACTCTGCACAAAGTGGAGGTACTATTTCAATTACACTTGCCCAATCAGATGTTAACGATGCTTCACACTATGCCGGTAGAGCATATTTAACATTTGATAATGTTATTGCCGCTGATGCAAGTCGTCCAGAAGGAACATATAGTAATGTTCCAGCAACTTCAAATAATCCTCAAGCATATATTCCGCAACAAGCATTTTCAATAACTGTTGACGGAGCAGGAGCAGTAACAAATATTACACCACTAGAAGGAAGTCATAGTCATAGGGTTGGTGATACAATTACAGTTTCAAATATTAACCTTGGTAATATAGGCGGAGTACCTGATGTAACATTTAAAGTTGCTAGTGTAAGTCCTGGTATGAGAATTTATTTAGAAGAAGGTAAAGGTCGCGGACAATACGCTGAAATAGATGAATATTTTCCTGCAACAAAAAAATTAAATGTATTAAGAGAAAGTGATGGCAAACGTGGATGGGATCACATTGTTCCTGGTTGGGAAATCGCAACTGTATTAGATGGAACAACAACTTATAGAATTGAACCTAGAGTTACTATATCTGATCCAAGTTATTCAACAGAAGTACGTAACACAGGAGTTACAGGACAATGGATAGCGGCTAGTGGACACGGAGATACATTAGTTGCATTTACTGATTCAAGTGAAAAAGCTGTTTATTCAAATTTAGAAGGTACGACTTGGACAACTGCGGCAACTGATGCTGATTGGGTTCAACCTAATTGTGTAGTAAAATCTAAAGGTAAATTAAAATATTATATTGCTTTAGGTAATGGCGGTTATGCTAACTTGTCTACAGCAGGTACAGCCTGGGGTTCAACACCTTATCCTATTGCTTCAGCAAACTATGTTGATATTTGTGAAGGACCACACTCTTCAACAGCAAGTACAGTAATTGCTATTGCAGACGATAATAATAATGCACAAGTTTCTGTAAGTGATGGAACAACATGGACAGCTAGTGCTATTACAGGTGGTGGCACAGGATTTAAATGGATTGCTTACGGTAACGGTAAATGGTATGTTGTTAAACCAGACGGTACAGCTTATTTTAGTATTAACAACGGAACAAGTTGGGTAGCAGATAATAATGTTTGTCCTTCAACTTACAATGTAACAGGGTTTACATATGGTAATGGAAGATTTGTAGCATCTTGTAAACCTAATGGAACTTTTACAGCACCTTTTGATCCTTCAACAACAATGATTAGTGATGGATCATCAACTACAAGTGCAACGTTTGGATTATCATCAACATTCTTCTTTAGTTTTACAGATTATTCAACTACTGCAACAAATTCAGTATGGTACGAATCAGATAAAACATTAATTCTTGATACTGATGATTGGTCAGTTGATTACCAAGATGGATTATTTGTAGCATCAAGTACAGCTGGTAAAATAAGAACAGGTGATGGCGGTCATGTATGGATGGAAAAAACAAATCTTACACCAGGAACTGCTTTTAGAACTAATAATAGAGGGTTTACAACATCAAAAGGACCAGGTTGGTGGTTATTAGATACAGCTTCGCAGGCTACTATAACACATTTAAAATTTGGAGCAACGCCTAAAATTAGAGCCATTGTTGATACAGGACGTATTACAAAATTTTTAGCAACAGAACCTGGTAGTGGTTATGATTCAGCATCACCTCCAAGTATAATTTGTGCTGACACGCAAAAAACAGAAGATGCATCAGTCTCTATAAGAATTAATAATGGAGTATTAGGTCAACCACACTTTAAAAACAGAGGTGCTGGTTATACGAAATTTAATGCTGTTACAATTACAGGTGACGGGTTTGCAGATCAATTCCAAACCGGTTTACACATTGTTGTTAAAAACTTAACACTTTTACCAGGACCTGGAGACAATTTAACATTTGCAAGTATTAATGATGTAATTTACAAAGTTGGTTCAGTTGAATTATTATCTGGAGCAGTACCTAATGCTACTGCAAAGATTTCACTTGCACCGACTATGGGTAATGCAGAATCTCCAGTACATGAAGAAGATATTATTATCAGACAACGTTATAGTCAGGTTAGATTAACAGGACATGATTTCTTAGATATTGGTACTGGTAATGAAGTTACTACAGATTATCCTAAATTATATGTTGAAGGATATTCATCAATATATCCACCAGAGCAACAAAACGAAACTATGGAATTTGCAGGTGGACGAGTCTTTTATACTTCAACTGACCAAGATGGTAACTTTAGAGTTGGTGAACTATTTAAAGTTGAACAAAGTACTGGTATTGTAACAATCAATGCTTCACAGTTTGATTTAACTGGACTAAAAGAATTAAGATTAGGTGCTCTTATTGTAGGTGGTACACAAGCAGTTATTAGAGAATTTTCAAAAGAATCAACATTTGTTGCAAATTCAAATAATATTGTACCAACACAAAGAGCTATAGCAACTTATATATCAAGTAGAATAAGCGGAGGTGGATCAAATGTTGCCGCTAACGCCGTACTAGCGGGTACTGTTAAATTACACAATATAAATCAACTATCGCATACCGCAGGCGGAACAATTATGGTTGATTCAATCATGAATATGCGGGGCGTGAGTGGGGCACCATTAGCAATGGCATATTTTAACAATGGAATATTTTCAAGTATGTTCCAGGAACTAGCTGAAGATCCAGAGGGCCATTACGATATGCCAGCTGACTTAATTGATGGCGAGATGCCGTAATGAAGGATTTTAATAATATGATAAATACTAACAATATGCATTTAGGAAGAAAAAATGGCTGAATTTAAACTAGGAAGAATAAGGTTTGTATGGAAGGGTGCTTGGGTATCTAGTACCGTTTACTATAAAGATGACATTATACGTCACGGTGGACGTACATATATTTGTATTTCTGGACATACAGCTTCAGCATCATTTACAACAGACGAAGCTACTAAATGGCAGAAATTTACAGATGGAACTGAATGGCAAAGTACTTGGACATCAGGAACAGCTTATAAAAAGAACGACATTGTAAGATATGGCGGTTACTTATATGTTTGTAATACAGGTCATACTTCAGAAACTCCAGGTGGAAAATTAGAAACTGATCAAGCAAAATGGGATTTATTTGCTGAGGGTTTTGATTGGAAAAATGATTGGTCGGTTGCTACACATTATAAAGTTAACGATATTGTAAAATATGGTGGAACACTTTATCTATGTACAGTTGCACATACATCTTCAGGATCATTTAATTCAGATGTAGACGGATTAGAAGCAGACGCGGCAAAATGGGATACTTTTGCACAAGGGCAAGACTGGAAAACAGACTGGGCACCTAATACAAGATATAAAAAACATGATGAAGTAAAATACGGTGGACAACTTTATATTGCTAATCAAGGACACATTTCCGGAACCGATGTAGCAGAAGGGTTAGAAGTCGACCAAACTAAATGGGATTATTTACACAAAGGTATTGAATACAAATCAGTTCACTCTGCAACAACAAGATATAAAGCTAACGATGTTGTTAAGTATGGAGGCGGGCTTTGGATTTGTCAAGTAGGTCACACATCAACAACTAATTTAGCGGCTGACGTTACAGCAAACGGTGTAGCGGCAACTGTTGATACAATTAGTGGTGCAGACGTGGCAAGAACAGCTGGAACTTATAATGATGTAACAGGTACATCAAGTGGCTCTGGTACAATGATACATACAAGATTTAATGTTGTTGTTGATGGTAGTGGTGCTTGTACAGTTACAGTAGTTAGTGGCGGCTATGGACACGCGGCAACTGATGTAATTTCAATTCCTAATTCACAAATTGGTGGTTCAGGTGCAACACTTACATTTAACGTTGCAACAATTACTACAGCAACACGTTGGTTAGAATTTGTTGCAGGTTTGGAATTTGAAGACAGTTGGTCTAATGCAACAAATTATCAACCAGGTGACTTTGTAACCTATGGTGGTTATTCTTATATTTCAAAAACAAATAATAGTAACGTAGTACCATTTGGAAACACGTCGCATTGGGATTTATTTACAACAGGATTTAGTTTACAAGGCGACTATAACAATGCCACTGCTTATAAAACAGGTGATGTTGTTAGAGTTGGCGGTTACACATATCTTTGTAAAGCAAACTCAACAGGTAACAGACCACCTAATGCAACTTATTGGGACAGATTAAATTCAGGTATTTCTTGGAAAGATTCTTGGACTAACGGAACATATTATGATGCCGGCGATGCTGTTAGAGGTATAGGTAATAATAATTCTTATATTTGTAAATTAGCACATACGGCAGATGAAGTTTCTGTACAAAATAGACCAGACCAAGATGTAGCAGGAACTTATTGGAATTTATTAAGTGGCGGTGTTGAATCAGGAAACTTAACAACTGCTGGTGATATAGTTTACTATGGCGGAGCAGGCCCAACAAGATTAGGAATTGGAACTGCTGGACAAGTTCTAAAAGTTAACTCGGCAGGCGATGCTCCAGAATGGGCATACTTCGGCCAAGTTGAAGGTGTTTACTATGTAGGACCAAATGGTGCTGACGGTGTTGCACCTATAGATGGTGTTACACTTGATAAGCCTTGGAAGTCAGTTAGATATGCATTAAATGAAATTAGAAAAGGTCCTAGACATCCGAATGCTTGTACTTTATTAAAACGTAATAAAGCATTTATTAGTGAAGAAGCTGGTATACAATATGTTGCTTGGAAAATAGCAAATAACTCAGCACCTTTTAGTACAGGTTATACACACGATTCTGCAAAATGTAAACGTGACATGAATATTATTATTGATGCATTACTTTATGATGTATCACATGGTGGTAATAGACGCTCGAGAGAAGCGGCATTATCATTCTTTACAGATGCAGGCGCAAGTTATATTTCAGGACAAACAACACAAACAGTTGATGTAATTAATTACATGGTATCAATAATTGATACTACTATTAGAAATTTAGCACCAGCAATAAACTATCAAAACTTAAACGGTGTTGGATCTCCAATTTTAAGAAAAACAGAAACAAATAATGCCGAAGCAGGTGTTTATACAACAATTCAAACCCTAGCGGCAATTATTACTGATGCTATTACGGCAGGTAATACTAATAATATTCCAAAAGAACAAATTGGTTATAATACACTTTTTGTTAAAACAGGAATTTATAAAGAAACATTACCAATGATTGTTCCTGAAGGTTGTGCAGTTGTTGGAGACGAATTACGTTCAACAGAAATTAAAGCATTAACGTCAGGAGATTCGATAACTTCTAATGCTCATGCAACATTAACAATGCAGGGATTAGCACATATTAAATCTATTATTGATAATGTTATTCTTAATACTTCGATTACAAAAACACCAGCAGGTGCTCACTTAACAATGACTAACTTAGGAGCCGCTGATGGAAGTAGAACAGCAGGAACTTATAACGGTGTAACAGGCACATCAAGTGGAGCAGGTACAGTTGGAACATTTAACATTGTTGTTGATGGATCAGGTGCTTGTACAGTCACAGTTGCTACTGGTGGTTCAGGACATACTGTAGGAAATACAATTACAATTGCAGATGCTAACTTAGGTGGCGGTGGAGCGGCGGCATTCACAATGGATGTTGCAACTATTGCCGCAGGTAATACTAAAACACAAGACACAGCATTACCGGCAGGATCAGCCGCGGCCGGTACACAAGCACAAGCATTACTCCAAGATAGTTATGATAAAATTAATTTTGAAGTATTTGGTAGTGGTACAGCGCCACTAGTAACAGGTAAAAGCGGTAGAGATTCAACACAAGGTTATGTTGATGCAAGACTACGAATACTTGAAAACTTAGATTTTATTGCTGAAGAAGTTGTTGAATACTTAAAAACAACTCATACTAGCACTTACGATTTTACTAAAGATGCAAAATGTAAAAGCGACATGAAAGAATTTTGTTATGCTGTCATGTACGACTTAGAACATTATGGAAATTATAAATCAGTTCTATATGGAACATGGTTATCTAATGCAACTAATGGATGTCAAAAAGAAAATATGTTCTTAGTACAGAACGCAACTGGCGTAAGAAATATGACAGTTAACGGATTGTCAGGATCATTAGGCGCGGCAAATAGTTATGGAACTAAACGTCCTGATACTGGTGCATATATTTCGTTGGATCCAGGTTGGGGTACAAATGATAAAGCTACTTGGATTACAACTAAATCACCTTACATACAAAACGTTACAACGATAGGTGAAAAATGTATTGGTGCTAAAGTTGATGGTGACTTACACGCAGGTGGTAACGATTCAATTGTTGCAAATGACTTTACACAAATTATTAATGATGGAATAGCAATTTGGGTTACTAACTTAGGTAGAGTAGAACTTGTTTCGGTCTTTACATACTATGGACATATTGGTTATCTTGCAGAAGCAGGCGGAAAAATTCGTGCTACAAACGGAAATAACTCTTATGGAGATTTTGGTTCAGTATCAGAAGGCGTTGACTTAACTGAAGAATATGTTAACGCATACGTTGACAATAGATCATATCAAGCAATCATTGGTAATATTATTGTTGACAATGCAAAAATTATTGCACTTGAATATACTAATGCAGGACGAGATTATGTTCCAGGACAAACAACTTATACATTCTCAGGAGACGGTTATGGTATAGCAGGTGTAACTCCAGTAGTTGTTACTGGTGGTGTTATGCAAGTTAGAATGACAGGTAATTCAAGTACATTTGGTGGAGCAAATTATGTTACAGCAAGTAATACAATTCAGGCTGGTAATGCTACACAAATTACAATATCAAATACTGATACTGCTATTAGTTCAGCATACGTAGGAATGGCAATTATACTTACAAGTGGTAAAGGTGCAGGACAAGTTGGATATATTGATACATATAACGCGGCAACAAAAATTGCTACAGTTAAAAAACCAAGCGATGATACTGCTGGTTGGGATCATATGACTGGCGCAACCATTGAAACATTATTAGACAATACAACAACTTATAGTATTGAACCAAGAGTAGTTTTCTCAGCACCAACTGGTGACGGATCAACTGCAACTTCAACAGCTAAAGGTAGAGCAAAAGTTGTAGATGGAAAAATTACAGAAGTTAGAATTTATGATCCAGGTACATCTTATACATCAGCACCGACTTGTACATTTACAGATCCTAATAATACAGCAGATGCACCATTAGAAGTTTTCATCGGCGACGGTGTATTAACACAACCTACATTTACTGATGCAGGTTCGGCTTGGACAACTGCAAGTGCCACAGTAGCTGATGCAGGAACAACTCAAAATATTACAGGCGTAACATATACAGCTAATCCATTTGCTGAAACATTACTTGTAGCAAATAAAGAATACGTTAAAGATGAAGTTGTTGCTTGGATTGATAATCAGATTGCAGGCGGCGGCAACCCAACTTTATGGGACGGCTTTGTACACGATAAAGTTAAATGCGAAAGAGATATTGGTTACTTAATTGATGCATTTGTTCATGACTTAAAATACGGAAGTAATAGAGAAACAGTTAAAGCCGCTAGAAAATATTGGATAGGAACACAATTTGTTGGAGGCGAAGCACCTCAGATAGTTGCCGCTTACGAACAAATGAGAACTATTTTATTAGATTATATTTTAGATAATGCGGCATATAGTTCTTTACAATCTGTAACTACACAAACTACGAATTCTAACAATGGTGAAGCAGTAGCACAAACTAGACTTGATGAATTAATTAGTGTTATTACACAAGTTGTTACACACGGACTTTCAGTAGTACCAGGACACGGTAGTGATGGTATTTTAGATATCACTGTAACAGGCCATAATATTCCAGGTAAAACAAAAGTTGCAATTTCTGGTGTAACAGGAACTAATCAACTAAATGCTAATAGTTTTTATGTTGGTGTTGTAGATGCTAATACTTTAAGATTATATATTGATGAAAACTTATTACACCCAGCAGTCGGAACTAATTACTCTGCTTACGTATCAGGGGGTATTATTACTTACGGTGGTGGATATAGAGATCAAAAACAAGATGGAAAATATCTCCAAGTTGAATCAATGTTATCAATTCCACAAGCTGGATCAAATGTTGAATTTGCAAGTGTACCAAATACTTGGTTTAAACTTGTATCAGTTACAAACTTAACTGGAAGTAATCCTTACTCAGCATTACTACAATTAAGTCCAAACATAGAAATTCCAGATTCTCCAGCACATGGTGAAGTGTTAACAATTAGAATTAGATACAGTCAAGTTCGACTAACTGGACACGACTTTTTGGATGTTGGTACTGGTGATTTTACTAGCACAAATTATCCAGGAACGCCAGCTACACCATCAGATCAAACAGATGAAACTAAAGAATTTGGCGGCGGGCGTGTGTTTATGACGTCAACTGACCAAGATGGTAACTTTAGAGTTGGTGATTTATTTACTGTTGAACAGGCAACAGGTATTGCTACGCTAAATGCTGATGCATTTAGTATTTCAGGGTTACAAGAACTACAATTAGGTAGTGTTGCTGTAGGAAGTACAGGTGCTACTATTAATGAATTTAGTACTGATGGTACATTTACAGCAAATAGTGATAGTATTGTACCTACACAGAAAGCAATTAAGACATTTATTACGTCCCAAATTGGTGGCGGAGCATCGGAATTGAACGTAAATAGCGTTACAGCAGGAATAGTAAATATTCAGGGTAACACAATAACCACAACGACGGGTGCTAGAATAAATACTACTGCAACAATGCATTTCTCAGCTGGAGTTAGTGGGGCCCCTGTAGCGATGCAACAGTTTTTACTGAGTTAAAGGAGAAAATAAATGGCCACAGGACGATTAGGACACGCAGATTTGGCGGCAGGTGCCGATACAGTTCTCTATACAGTTCCAGCTAACACTTTTTCAATTGTTAGTTTGAACATGGTAAACAGGGGATATTCAGCAGTTGCAGTTAGAGTTGCAGTTTGTAGCACATCTACACCGGCGGCGAGCGAATGGATCGAATATGATGTTGAGCTCTTGTCAAAAGGTGTGTTAGAAAGAACAGGTATTGCCATGGCGGCTGGGCAAATACTAGTAGTATATTCAAGTGCCGTAAGTGTGAACGCAGTCTGTTTTGGAATTGAAACATCAACTGCATAAGATAAATAGTTAAAAGGATAACACAATGGGAAGATACATATCAACAACAGGAACTTCAAGTGCAGTTATCGTAGAGAAATCAACGACCTACACAGCGAAAGTTAATGAAAGGGTCTTAGCCAATACATCGGGTGGTGCGTGGACATTAACCATGCCTGCTAACGCATCGTTGTTGGTAAACGACGTTGTGCAAGTTATTGATCCAACAGGAAGTTATAGTACAAATAACCTAACTGTAGCGAGAAACGGCTCAAAGATCCAAAATTTGAATGAAGATTTGACCATGAACATTAACAACGTAGCGATTACCTTTATATACACTGGTAGTACCTATGGTTGGGTAATGTCTGGTACATAAGATAACGAAGAGGAAGTTTAATGTCAAGTTTAAGAACGTTATTAGGTGACGTAGTAGGCGGGGGAAGTGTCCCTGAAAAGATATTTTATGTCTACAACAACAACCGCGGAATGTCAAATGGCGGATGTTGCTGTTTGTGGACAGTTCCAGCTGGTATTAGGAATGTAACGTTCGAAGTTTGGGGCGGTGGTGGAGCAGGCGCAGGTGCTTGTTGTTGTCAATGGTCTCAAATGTCAGGAGGAACTGGCGGCTATGCAGTTAGATCTGTAGCGGCTGGGTCAGGAGCAACCTTAGAAGGATGTCAGTATACAATTTGTGCCGCTGGGAATGGAACGTGTTGCCAAGCTCATTGTATAGGTTATACAGGCTACAAAAGTTTTGTTACTGGCTCAGGTATTCCGGCAACTTGTGCCCAAGGAGGATGTGGCGGAGTAACGTTCTGTCATGCCCATTATGCCTACAATTGTTGTTATGGCTGGCATTGTATTGACGGTGCAAGCCAAGGAGATTTCAAACTTGGAATAGGGCGTGATCAGACTATGAATACGCACTATTGCCACAATCAAATGTGGGAGCAAGTTGGTGGTGGAGTGTTGTCCAGCTCTAGTAGAAAAGGACGGGACCTTTGCCACGGACCAATGACGTGTTCAGGTTGTGGTTGGGGTTGTTCAGATGATTATCCATCAGGCGGAAGTTTTAGTGCAACTGCTTGTGGACAGCCATGTTGCTGGGGACAATGGTCTTCAGGAGGCATGGTAAAAATATCATATAGTTAAAAATGGACCTAACAAAGAAGAAGGATAAATACAAAGTATAAGGATACAAATTATGAAGCAAATTACAAAAGAGTTTACATACGATATACCAGATGGGTATTTGGAACAAACAAATACTAACGGTGATACCGCAACTGCTTCTTATACAGGTCCAGAGAAATTATGGGTCTTCGTAGCAGAAGCAACTGGTGCCAATAAAAGCGATGCTATGCAGATCGACGAAAATTGGGATGACAACGGAATGCCAGCACCACCAGGTGAAACTAAAGTTGAACTAGATTGTGCTGGAAAAGACACGTTGATGTGTGCAATTTTCTTACCGCACACAGTTACAATTACACAATCAGATGTTGAGACAGCGTTACCTGAAGGATATGGAAAATATTCCCATCCATGGCCACCACACCCAGATCACGCTTACGAAAGAGAATTAGTTAAGTACAAAAAAGACACAGCTACAGTAGACAATACCAACGGTGACGAAAAACATACTGATGGTGATTGGGAACTAACTTGGAAGCAACCTTGGATGACTTGGGATACGTTAACTGATCTTAGAAATAATTTATTAGACTCAAGTGATAGTAAAGTGTCATTTGATCAACCAGCGGCTGTTAAAGATCCGTGGGTTGAATATAGACAAAAACTTAGAGATATTCCGGTAACGTTTAAAAGAGGCGAAGCCGATGAATATCCACCACATATGGTAAAATTTCCATCTGAACCAACAAAAGGTGGATATGCTGAACCACCTCACCCATCAGGTGAGGGAATCGGTTAAGGAGAATATAACGAATGTCCGCATTAAGAACTTTACTTGAACTTGGGGGCGACACAAACGCATTGGCGTTAAAGTCAATTTACGTTTTCCATTCGTCATGGGATACCACTAGAGATAGTAACCCAGGATGTTGCTGTCTATGGACAGTACCAACAGATACAACATGGGCGGCCTTTGAAGTTTGGGGAGCAGGCGGAGACGGCGGCGGAGTATGTTGCTGTATGCAAGGCTTTCCAGGAGGTTCTGGATCTTACGGACGTAAAATTGGCGAAGTAACAGCTAGTGCTCAATTTACTTTATGTGCAGGTTCGGCAGGTTGTTGCAGGCCAGTTCAAGGCTGTCCAGGTTGCGGAAGTTATGTTTGTTCATCTAATGGTTGTTGCGATGGAACATATTTTTGTTTATGTGCATCAGGTGGCGGTTATGGATGTGGCGCTTGTCACTTTGGAGCGGCTTCAGGAACATATTGTGGATGTCCAACTTACCCATGTGGATGTGTACACGGGGCAGATTTTGCAATTTGCGGATTTCAAGGCGGAGGAGCAGGTACATCAATGTGTGCAAGTTCAGCCTTTCAATTAATACAATCAGCACCAATGGGACAAATGGGTGCAAGAATGAGTAGAGACCAGTGTTATAAAACACATGGTAGAGAAAATGGAGGCCCAGCTACATTCCCAGGTGGTGGTGGCGGTACTGGTAATACACATGACGGAACTTGTTATTGTGGAGGACCAGGCGCAGGAGGATTAGTTGTTGTATACTATACATCAGATATATAAAGGTTATAAACTATGTCACAATTAACAGATTTTTTACCAGGATACAATATAACTTCGGCTCCCCCTAAAGCGTTTACAGTTTCATATGAATGGAGTTGGGATCATAATGAGGCTTGGCCACGCCAAGCACACGGAATGCCACCTCAATCAAGATATTGTTGTACAGGAAACAATGGTAAATGTTGTAACTGGACAGTTCCATCAGGGGTAAGTTACGCAATTTTTGAAATGTGGGGCGGCGGTGCTTCAGGAATGGGATCATGTTGTTGTATGCAAGGTTATGCGGCAGACTCAGGCGGCTATGGAATTAAAAGTACTAACGTAACAGCAGGAGATACATTTACAATTTGTGCTGGAGCGGCGACTTGCTGTAGACCAGATGCAGGTAACTATCCAGGTTGTAATAGTTATGTTATGGGAACTCCGACAGGATTAAGCTGTTTTTGTGCAGTAGCTTGTGGTGGAATGTGTACTAACTGTTCACAATGTCATGGATTCTTTGGATGTTATAGTTGTTGTATGAACTGTTATAACTGTACACAAATACCAAATAACGTTGATTTTGGCATAGCAACTATTAAAGGTTCAGCACAACGTTCACAACATTGTGGCGATAGAGGATTACAATATATACCAACAGCACCAATGGCACAATCAGGACCTAGAATGGGACCAAATGGTTGTTGTACACGAGGTGGTGATATGTTTGGTTCATGGCCAGGTGGCGCAGGATCAAGTTCACATTCATACGGATCATGTTGTTGTGGTTCGCCAGGGGCTAGTGGAGCAGTTTACGTTGTATACTATTAGGATAAATCATGGCTTATAAACACGTAGAAATCGAATTTTCATATGATATGCCAGATGCATATCTTTACCAATCAACTAAAGAAGGTAAAAAAGGTTCTCACACTTATAAAGGTCCTGAGAAATTATGGATCTTTATGGATAAGATGACAAATAAAAGAGCAGGTGATCCAGGAGGACAAGATTTAGAACCTGATTATGTACCACCAGCACATACTTACAAAGTATTAATTGATTGTGTTGAAAATCCATTAATTTGTGAATTACTAGAACCTGATGTTGACCAAGTTCGCATTGACGGTGCAGAGTATACTACAGAAACATTGCCAGTAAAAAGAAAAAATGGTGAGTATTTTGTACACATGGAACCAGCACAACCAACACCAGATCATACATACGAAATTGCAGATATAGAATTTAATCCAAATGGGCACGATCCTAAAACAGGATTAGGTGGAACTTGGGTTTACCCGTTACCATTTAAAAAGCCACACGTTAGTTGGTATTCATTAAAGAAAACACGTTGGTCTAAATTAAGTGCAAGTGACGGACACGTACAAGATGATATGCCAGCGGCATTAAAGAAAGAATGGGAAGATTATAGAAAAATTCTTAGAGAAATTCCACAATTATACGGAGCTTCTTTTGATATAACAATTGACGCAGGTGGAACAGGTTATTCTGTAGGGGATAAATTTGTTGTACCAGCATCAAGTTTTGGGTTTAAAGATGGTGATCTAGGAGAGAAAGACGATCTTAATCAACCAATGGGTTGGAGACCTGGCTTTGATCACTACGATTCTTCATTAACACATAGAGGTGATAAGCCAGATGCACAAGCTGGTGATAATCCAACAATTCCAGAAGGTATTATTTCAGAAGTTACACCAACAGAAGCAACACCAGGAATTCCGGCAGGTGAAGCTGTTAGTGGAGAAAAAATGACATTAGATCTTACAGTTATTGTAGAAGCAGTAGATGGAGATGGTGCTATTACAGAAGTAAGAACACGTAATGCATTTTTGGGAAGGCATATTAAAAAAGCAATGACTGTTGATGAATCAACTGCAACTACAAGTGCTTCAGGAACTGGATTTGAATTTACTTTATCCAAAGTAGAGCGTATTGATCCTTGGAAATGTAGATTTCCAGATGCTCCTAATGATAGAGAAGCACAATGGGAAGGAAAACGTATTAGACATTACACAAGTGACGCTGAACGTAACGACCCAGCAGATGGATGGTTAATGGAACATACATATCATCCTGTAACAAACCACTATGTTCCACCCGAAAAAGGCGGAAATTACTTTGCTTCAGACCTAGCAAGACTAAATTTAAGCACCGATGGCACAGCATTTGACGATGGTGTTGCTGACGGCTTACCTGCGGCTCCTAAAGACTCTACAGGCAAATCTAGAGTAGTAGGAACTATCACAGCCAGAAAACAATCCTAACAAATCTAAATCCTTTAAATATCTTGCGTAACACAACTATTGTGTAACGTAATTTAGAATAAAGGATAACAGATGTCAGAACAACGTAATACAGCCATTTTTATAAACGGTGGTGCCGGCCGTGTAATAGCATCTATACCTGCTTTAGAGCTATTTGCAAAAGAAAATCCTGACGATGATTTTGTGATTGTATGTGAAGGTGGAACTGATTTTTATAAAGGACATTCAACCTTACACGCTAGAGCATATGATGTTTGGCACAAAAACTTATTTCAAGATAAATTAAAAAACATGGATTTATGTACTCCAGAACCTTATAGGGTTTGGGAATATTATAATCAAAAATGTAGTATTGCTCAAGCATATGATATTTGTATTAACAATAAAGGCTTACGTGATCTACACCGTCCAGTAATAAAACTTAACAGACAAGAACAAATGTTCGGGCAAGGTCTTGTTAACGAAGTTAAAGAAAAAACTAAAAAAGACAAAGTTATAGTTTTTCAACCATATGGTAGAGCAGTACAAAATCAAAATGGTCTAGTATCAGACTTTAGCGGAAGAAGTTTCGAGGCTGATAATGCTGTTAGTATTGTTAGAAAACTTTCAAATAAAGTTGGAATAATTCATATGGCAGAATTCCATATGGATTTCAGTAAACATGATGTAAAAAATCCTATTGCTTGTCCGCAAGGTGCAGATTTAAGAGCATGGTCAGGTATTATATGGGCCGCTGATTATTTCTTAGGTTGTGATAGTGCTGGACAACATATAGTTCATGCACTAGATAAAAAAGGTACAGTTGTTATAGGATCAACATTTCCAGAAAATGTTTCTTATCCTGACGATAAAAATCTTGACATTTTAGATATGGGTGATGGAAAACGAGTATATTCTCCTATTCGTGTTACTACAGATGAATACTCGGATAGAGTTAATGATGGTATTATGGCTATGAATGATAAAATTGAAGATGTTATTATTGAATCTGTAATGAATGGCATTAAAGGTAAAAAGAAAATAGGATCTCAATATACTAATAAGGAAAAATAGTGAGACGGTTATTCGCATTTGGCTGTTCATTTACAAACTATGCTTGGCCAAGTTATGCAGATTTTTTAAGTTATGAATTTGACAAATATGAAAATTGGGGCTTCCCTGGTTTTGGTAATAGAGCCATAGCAGAACGTGTAGCTGAATGTCACGCAAAAAATAATTTTACTAAAGACGATACAGTATTAGTTCAATGGACTAGTCATACCCGTAACGATTTTCATACTTTTAAAGAAATAGAATATGATAAAGATCAATTTATTCATGGTTGGTTTAGACCTACAAATAAAATAGGTTGGAAAACACAAGGTAATATATTCGGTACAGGTAATTTAGAAAGAAATTATGATCATAAATGGATTGATAATTTCTGGGATGAATATAGTTATTTTATGTATAGTATGAATGAAATACTACTTACTCAGGGACTATTAGATTCTACTAATTGTAAATGGCGTATGTTTACTATTAGTGATATGGCAAAATTAGGAAGTGATACTCCAAGCACAGCAGGCGAACAAATTAAACCATTAGATGAAAATGCTTGGGAAAAAACAGAATTTACTTGTTATCGAGAAACAATATTTGAAGGGAAATATAAAAACAATTGGCTTAAACCTTTAGGACATTTTGCTTGGGATAGGCCAGAAGATGCATACACCTTTAGAGGACCAAACGATCCTGAACCGTGGCAGGATTTTCATCCAAGTCATAAGCATCATTTTGAATACATGGAAGAAGTTATTCGTCCAAGTTTAGGATTAACAAATTATAATAATACTAAACAACAAAGTGTATATGAAAGAATTACAAGATTAAAAGAACAACATAACGATTTTATTGGTTTTGAAGAAAGTATAATTCATGATACACCACATAAAGGATATATAGGTTTTTAATATGGAAAAAGGACATAACTCTAAATCTGTTTGGATTGCTGGAATAGCCAGAGGACATAATTCTGGCGTATGTTTATTAAAAGATGGCGAAGTTGTTTTTGCTGTTGAAGAAGAAAGATTAACACGTAGAAAATACGACGGTGGTCCGTATGCTTCTATGGTTAAAATTTTAGAATATACTGATAAACTAGATTTTTTAGTTGTTGCACATACACAAACTTTACATCAAGCAGGTAAAGTAGACTTTAGTGGTGATGATGTTTATACAGGTTTAGCAAGAAAATTAGGATTAATAAGTAGACGAGATTATGATGTTTATGGAAAAGGTCATGAACAAGTAATTGATCTAAGTCATATTCATCATAAACTACACGCCGCGACAGCTTTTTATAGATCAGGCTTTGATGAAGCAGTAGCACTTATTGTTGATGGCGCAGGAACATTCCTTGAATTTACGGTAACAAATCCTCACGGTCAACAAGAACCTACACTATGTTTTGAAACTGAAAGTATTTTTGATTGCAAATATCCACATACTTTTAAAACACTTTACAAACATATCGGTGTACGTGGTCCTATGATTTCTAGTTATCATGATAGTTTTAGTAGTCATATGTATGACGAGCCCGAAGGTAATACTCATGAATTAAACATTACTGAAAATGCAGGTATTGTTAAAGCATACGAGGCAGTAACAGAATATTGTGGGTTTCAATTTATTGAAGCAGGAAAAACTATGGGATTATTTCCATACGGTAAACAAGATGACAGAGTTCCAAAAATTTTCCGTGATGATGGACATTTTCCGATAGCTGATAGACAAGTTATTATACCTGATTATCCAAACGGAGCTCATGTTAATAATGTTATGTTTGATTATCTTGAACCTGGTGAAACAGGATGGAATGTTGACGAAACTGAACATGAAAATCGACGTAACATGGCTTATGCTATACAAACAGAATCACAAGAAGAAGTTGTAAAGTTAATAAGAAAAGCTGTTAAGATGAGCGGAAAAAATAAAGTAGTTATTAGTGGTGGATATGGATTAAATTGTGTTGCAAATTATCATTACTTAGGTGCATTAAAAGATGAAGGCATTGAAATTTATGTTGAACCAGTTTCAAACGATGCAGGTACGGCAATGGGTGCGGCACTTTATTTTCATAGAAAGTTAACGAAAGACAATACAGTACACCCACAAGTAGATACATTATACGAAGGACCAGCCCATTCTTATTCTGATGCTGACATTAAAAAATATGCAACAAAATATGATGCTTCTATTGAAGATTGCGATGACGAAAAAGTTGTAGATTTATTAACAGATAAGAATATTGTTACTATTTTTCAAGGTAAATCAGAAAACGGTCCTAGAGCATTAGGTAATAGAAGTATTCTTTTTAATCCTGCTTATGAAGATGGCAAGGATTATGTTAATAAAGTAAAGCGTAGGGAATATTTTAGACCATTTGCTGGATCTATTTTAGAAGAATATGGAAAAGAATGGTTTGATTTACGTGGTATGGAATCATCACCTACAATGATGTACGCTGTAAATTGCCAACCAGGAATTGCTGAAAAAATTCCAAGCATTATACACGTAGATGGTACTTGTCGCATTCAAACTGTTAATGAAAAACAGAACAAAAATTACTACAAATTGATTAAAGCATTTCACAAAAGAACTAGTATCCCAATAATTTTTAATACTAGTTTTAATTTAGCTGGAGAACCCCTAGTTGAAACGCTTGATGATGCTATAAGGACTCTTGCTAATAGTGAAATTGAATACCTATATCTACCTGAATATAGCAAATTAATCACACTTACGAACTGGTAAGAACTAAATCCCCGTCTTAGATGATCCCTTTGTTTTTAGGTAAATATATAAAACAAAGAGGATTATAATGTTTGATATTAGTCGATATTTCCGCAAAGGAGCCAATAACTCAATAGAGTTTAAAAACGGTGCTAACCTAAGTTACTCCGGCCCCTCGCATACGCTAGTTAATAGCGGTACAGAAATAGATCGTTGGTATGTAGGTGAGTTTATGGGTGCTGAATATACCATAACTTGTGATGTTGATACCAACCGTAAAGAAGTAATAAAAGCTCTCTGTACAGCAAGTCCTCAAAAAGCTAATATTGTTGTTTACGGCAGAAGCAATTTAGGCTCTGATTTACTTCGTTTAGAAGTCGTTGTTACTGATTCATTTTTTAGTTTAGTAGCATATCCTAGAGAGCAGGAAGATTCTACTATAATTGAAGGTGCAAAAATGATCTTCAGTGCAAATTATTACAAAACACTAAACGAGGCCACAGCAAGTTAATGTCGATAAATACGTATGGAGCCAATAAATGACTGTAATTAAATCGCCGTTTGAATCACAACATGGATATAAAAGTCCAGGATTTACTGTTGATGATGCTGGTAATGTAACTGTAAGAACATTAACTTATACTGTTGCAGAAGAAACAGAAGTAAGTGGTGACTTTATCATGCGTCAAACAGGTACTGGTGTGTGGGCAAAATTTACTGTTGATAATTATTTTGTTACTGGTACAAATACATTACAAGAAAACCCAGGACTAGCTGTAGAAAGAGGTTCAGCATATACTTTTACGTTATTATTAGGTAGTGCAAATATTTCATTAAATATTAAACAAGACGATACTAGTAATCCTGGACAATATGTAGACTATAGCGAAGGACTTAAACATACATCAGAAGACGGATTGACAGAATTAACAGAAGGTAATGCACAAGGACAAAAAACTGGTAAAGTAACTTTTACAGTCCCAGCAAATGCTCCTACACCATTATATTATGCAGATGCTGACGGGACTCCTATAGGAGTTATAACGGTTTCAGATCCAACTATTTCAGGTATCGGATCTTTTAGTTCTATTTTAACTACAGGTAATTTAACAGCTCAAGGTGAAAATGCTACAATAACATTGGCGCCAACTGGAAGTTCAGGAACAGTAGTTATTAACCCATCTAATGGTGGTACATTAAGCAACATGGATGTTAACGCATTAAAGTTAACTACAACTGATAGTGTAACAATGGGTGGAACAAATGCTAAAATAACAATGGCTCCAACAGGGCTAGGAACAGTTTCTATAAGTCCGGAGACAACAGGTAGTTTAAATAACGTAACAATTGGTTCAACAAAAGCTCAAAATGGAACCTTTCTAGGACTAGTTTCTTCGTCAGGAACGTTAAATAATACAGTTATAGGAAATGTGACACCAACTAGCGGAAACTTTACAGTTGCAACAATGTCTGCAAATCCTAAAGGACCGACACAAATAACAAATAAGAAGTATGTAGATATGACATCGTCAGCACTAGCGATTGCATTAGGGGTATAATTTAGATGGCTAAAACAAAAGTAGAACAATATGTATTTCAACCAGGTATTCCACTTAAAGATAATCGCTATCATATGGCGTATGACTTAATTAAGAATAATGTTGAATTTATATGTGATGAAGTCATAGGATATATTGCTACACAAGTTGCCGCAACTCCAACATATCCAAATGCTGTTAGTATAATCACAGCAAATAAAGAATTTTTAAAAGACGAAGTAATGGCTTGGTTTGATATTGCTTATCCTGGAGCACACACAGCCGACAGACACGCAAAATGTGAAAGAGATACAGGATATAATATTGACGCAATTATATTTGATATTGACAACGGCGGTAATTCAAAAACTATAGAATATGCAAAAAAATACTGGGAAGGTACAAACTCAAACCTTGCTAATTCGAGCGAACAAAACTATGCTACTTTAGTTAATAATAAATTAGAAGAAATTATTAATGGGTACATTCTTACTAATACTGCTTGGCCAACTGCACAAAGTCCTGTTGTTACAACACAAACAATGGGTTCAGGTGAAGCAGGTGCAGACACTAGAGTAACATACTTAAAAGGTATTTTTAATGATGTTACTGTAAACGGATTATCTGCTATTCCTTCACTGGCTCCTTCTTGGGCAGGCTATACATATGATAGTGTAAAATGTGAAAGAGATACAAGATATAATTTACAAGGACTTGATGGCGACGGCGGAATTCTTTATGATTTAAGATATGGTGGTAACGAACAAACACGTTTCAATGCTAGTAAGTATTGGATTAATTCAACTCCACAAGTTGATGGAGATAGAACTCCTGAAATATTTGCTAAAAACTTTGTACGTGATTTAATTAATAATTATATTTTACCACAAACAACTTATCCAACTACACAGAGTCCAGTTGTAACAACGCAATATAAAAATGCCGCATCAACGGCAGAATCAGAAGCTCCTGGTATCGTAACTGATAGATTTGGTATTATTACTGATGTACTTTTAAATGGGCTAGATAATGTTCCTGCATTAGATAGAGCTAAAATTAGTTCTGTTAAAATGCAAACTCGTGTACCAACAAATGACTTATTGTTAATTACTGATACAACTGTTAATGAAGTATTGTTTAACTTTACAGATCCTGACAAAGGTGCAAGTGTTAAGTATACAACAGATGAAGAGAAATTAACTAAAGGTGTTGAAGATGATTTTCCAAAGTTCTTAGAAAGAACTGGAACTATTACTACTGTCTTCTTAGATGTAAACACAGATTCACCTACATACTATCCTAAGTCAATTGTTCAATTAGAAGCAAATAAATCCTTCTTACAAAAAGAAACTACGGCTTGGATAGCTGATAAAATTGCAAATGCCACTACATATCCTGATGCTAAAACATTAATAGACGCGAACAAAGAATGGTTAGCAGATGAAGTTATGGCTTGGTTTGATTTAACATACCCAGGTGTGCATAATACTACTCAACATGAAAAATGTGAACGAGATACAAAATATAATATAGATGCAATTGCATATGATATTTTACATGGTAGTAATACAGAAACTATTAGAGTTGCAAAAAAATATTGGGAAGGTGCAGTTTCACAACTTACAAATAAAGGTGGTAGATTTTCTAGCACTACAGAAAATGAAATTAACTATGCGGTTGCTGTTAATAATAAATTAAGAGACTTAATTGTTAATAACGTATTAACTAATACAGTTTATGTAACACAACAAAGTCCAATTGTTACAGTACAAACTACTAATTCTACAAACGGTGAAGCAAAAGCAATTTCTAGAATACCTGAATTAGTTGGAATCTTTACTAGTGTTATTGAAAACGGATTATCAGTAATACCTAGTGCAATTCCTTCTTGGGATGATTATACTTATAATGCACCAAAATGTGAAAGAGATATTGATTATCAAATTGATGCACTTATTAATGATTTAAAATGGGGCGGCAATGCAAAAACTATAGAAAATGCTGAAAAATATTGGGTGCAAACAATTCCACAAATAGATGGAGATCGTTCACACGAAATATATGCTAAAGATTTTACTAGACGGTTAATTAACGACTATGTTCTTCCAAACGTTTCTTGGACTACATTACAATCAAGTAATCCAGTTGCTCAAGTAACTTGGTATGCGGCTGGTGAAACAGGTACTAATACAAGAGTAAGCGAATTATTTAAAATTATTAATGATGTTATTGACAACGGAACTGATGTATTACCTGTTAAAGACGAACCTCAAACGTTTGCTAATACAGACGAACTTCAAATATTTATTGACCAAGGTGATTTAAAAGTTAGACCATATGACTTTGGTACAGATGCTATTGAACGTCAACGTGTTGCACAGGCTCAATCAATGCTTGATGCTGACTTTGAATATGGACTACAGCCTACGAAGTGGCAAGCGATTGCTACACAAAGAGGTTATCCATCAATTTACGAAGTACCAGGTACTGACAAACAAGTTAGTACAGTTGTAACAGATGCTTCAAATGGAACAGGTGGTATTGGTCAATCATTAATTACTGTTACTACAATTGGTGCTCATAGTATTGAAGCAGGATCACCGATTACAATTAAGGCATTAGAAAATTCAGTAGCAGGGGCAAGTAGAGCAGAAGGATCGTTTATTGTTTCAACAGTACCTACTAATAACACATTCACATATTTTGCAAAATCAAAAGTTGGTACAGCTAACGGACAAGTACTTTCAACGTTTTATACACAATTACGACAAGCAGGATTTTATACAGGTGCCTCAATTGGTAACCCAACGTTTACTATTTTATCACAAGGTGCGGCAGGAGTACTATACAATCCATTAGCGGCATTAAGTGGTGCAGATAAACTTACTTTCCAGGGAGATACACCAGAAGTTGGTGCTCCGATTTTAGTTGAAACAGGAGTTGCGACAGCAATCTATACATACTCGGCGGCAGATGCTTTACGAACAGCAGGAACTTATAATAATGTTGTTGGTACATCAAGTAGCGTAGCACCAGACTTAATTGTTCCAACTTGTAACATTACAGTTGACGGAACAGGTGCCGCAATAGCAACAATTGTAACTGGTGGAAGACGTAATGCTATTAATGATACAATAACAGTTGCAGATAGTTTATTAGGTAGTGGTGGAGCGGCGCCCTTAACATTTAAAATTCAAACGGTTAGAGATAATTCTGCCGCAGTACCATCAGGTGCTCAAGTTACATCAACACTAGGTACAGGTGGTCCTATACAAACACTTCAAACATCTTCGGATGTCGCAAGTGGATCTAACGTAATTCCAGTTACTAATACAGCAGGTGTACTAACAGGACATGGTATTGATAGAGGTGACGGCACAGCGGTATTTGTAAGTAGTGTTGTCGGAAATAATATTAACTTAGATGGAAATACTGCGGGTACAATTATTGGTAACGTAGTGAATTATCCAAATGTTGCAGGAACAAATTATATATCAAGTGGATTTGGTGGAACATTTGATATTTCTAGAGCTAGTGGAACTTATACTGTTACTATTAATAACGATGGTGACGATTATGAGACTGGAGATGTTATTGTAGTTTTAGGTAATGCCTTAGGAGGTACTACTCCTGAACATGATTGTAGAATTGAAATTACAGAAGCAGATACTAGCGGAGATATAATTACAATTAATGCAACAGGAACAGCATTTGATGGTAATGCTTCCTACTCAGGACTAACAGGTACAAATACTAACGGTGTTGGTACGGGTGCATTGTTTGATATTTCATATACAAATAATACGTATAGTGTAAGTTTAGCACAGCCAAGTTATACAAATGTTTCAGGAACAAATCTAGGTGGAACTGGATCAGGTGCACACTTTGATATTACTTTGTCAAATAATACATATACAGTTGCTCTTAATGCCGGTGATGCAAGTACAGGATATACAGTTGGCGATAGAATTAAAATTGACGGTGCTACATTAGGTGGAACAAGTGCTACACATGATGCCGTAGTTGCTGTTTCATCTGTTAATGGTTCCGGTGGAATAACAGGACAAACTGTTACAGGTACGGCAGTAGATGCAGATGTAAGTTATCCAAACGTAACATATACTACAACATCTATTGGTGGTACAACTGCAAATATTACTGTTAGAAGAGTAGGTACTACTTATGAAGTTAATGTTGTTGGAGGCGGTTCAGGTTACTCAGCAACAGAAACATTAAGCGTTTTAGGAACAGATGTAGGTGGAGCATCTCCGGCTAATGATGCAACAATTACTATTGATGCTGTTGGTGGATCAGGTGAAATTACAACAGCTAGTATTACAGGTACTGCGGTTAATACTCAACTGTATGCAGACATCACTAGTGGTGTCAACCAATTAGGTAGCTCAGCAATATTTGATGTCACTGTAAATTATAATAATACATATACAGTTACTATAGGAAATACTGGCGGTGTTAATTACGGCGTTGATCAAAAAATTACTCTAGCAGGAACATCATTTAGTAACGGATTAAGCCCAGCTAATGATATAACAATTACTATTACAAGTGTTAATCCTACTGGATTAATAACAGGAATTACTCATACTGGTACATCTGCAGATGCAACAACGAACTATGTAATTGGGGATAGATTATCAGTTTTAGGTAGTATTGTTGGCGGTGTTGATACAACGAATGATGCTATAATTAATGTTACAGGTGTTAATAGCGGAGTAATTACAAATTTAACAATTAGTGGTGCGGCCCCAGATGCGACAGAAACTTATGTTAATCCAGTTTACACTACAAATACAGCTGGTGGTACTAACGCATCATTTACCGTTACAAGATTAGACATAGCTTATTCGGCACTAATTACTGTTCCAGGTACAGGATATTTAACTGGTGAAACATTTACAATTGACGGTGCATTACTAGGTGGTTCAACAACAACAAATGATTGTACAATTGAAGTTGCAAGTATCGGTGGTAGTGGTGAAATATTAACAGTTAACGTAACTGGTACAGCATTAGACCAAAAAACTTATTATGGTATAAGCCAAGAGGCTGGACAAGCTGTTATGAAAATCGGGGCAGGTGCTACTTGGGACGTTACATTAAGTGGTGGTGTTTATACACCATCTAATGCAAACCCAGGTACTGATTATAATGCAACGCAAGAAATTATAATTAATGGTAACCAATTAGGTGGAACATCTCCAACTAATGATTTAACACTTACAATTACCGGCGTTACAGGAACAGGAGCAATTTCTACATTTACTCATAGTGGTACTGCACCTGGTGGAACTGCATCTTATACTGATGTTGGAGGAACTAATTTAACTAACACAGGTGCTGGTGCAACATTTGATGTTATACGAAGCACCGGAACTTATAGTTCCTTTACTATAAACTTAGATGGTGGCAACTATGTAGTTGGAAACAAAATTAAAATTTTAGGATCACAATTAGGCGGAGTTGATGTTACTAACGATCTTATTCTTACTATTACTGGTGCTACAACAGATGGTAGTATCAGTAGTGTTTCAGGATTAGGAACAGCTATTACAGGAACAGTTGTTAAAACGTATTCAACTGTAACCATGTCAGAACAATTATTACAAGCACTTCCGGCACTTGAAACTGAAGCGTTTGCGGCATTGGCAACTGTAGAAGTTACATTTACTAGTGCTCACGGACTTGTTCCTGGAGATTCATTTATTTCAACAATAGCTAGTGATAGTGGCGCAAATAATCACACACTTTGTGAAGGACCATTCTTTGCACAGCAAATTCCAAGTAATACAAAACTTAGATACCAGTGCAGAGCTCCTGGTACAATTACCGATGTTAATGATATTATAGGCGATATTTATCCAAGACCAGATTCGTTCTTTGTACATAGACCATATGACGGTGGTGTTATGCTAGGAACAGGTGGACCACAACATGGATCACAAGCAATACGTCAAAGTAAAAAATACATTAGATATCAGTCAGGTAAAGGTATCATGTATACAACTGGTGCCTTATTTGCACCAAGTTATGACTTACTTGATGTTACAGCAGATGGAACAACTGCTGGGTCATTTATTACTGTTACTACAGATGATGTTGATCACGGATTACAAATTGGTGGACGTATTAGATTAATAGGAATCGAAACTCCAGGTTATAATGGTGATTATACAGTTTCACAAATTACAACAGAGCGTACTTTTAAAGTTATTGCGGCAACACAATTAGGAAATCAAGCACCAACGTTAAGTGCAAGAGCACAAATTTCATTACTTAAATGGCATGGTGCAACTGTTCGTTCAGGAGCATTTGACGACCAAAACGGAATCTTTATGGAATACGATGGTGAAAACTTTACTTGTGTTCAACGTACTGCAACATTACAATTAGCAGGTACAGTAAGTATGAACGTTGATAGTAACACTTGTAGCGGTATAGGAACACGATTTAGAGATCAATTAAAAGCAGGTGATAGAATTGTTATTAAAGGAATGACTCATGTTGTTTCTGAAGTTGAAAATGATACAACAATGTATCTTACACCTGACTTCCGCGGTGTAACTCCAGCGTCAGCTTGTAAAATATGTTTAGTTAGTGATAAGAAAACTAAACAAAACGAATTTAACAAAGATACACTTGATGGTACTGGTAGTAGTGGATATATTTTAGATGTTTCTAAAATGCAGATGATGGGAATTCAATACAGTTGGTACGGAGCAGGATTTATTGACTATATGTTACGTGGTGACGACGGTAACTTTATTTTCTTCCATAGAATGAGAAATAGTAATGTAAACACAGAAGCATTTATGCGTACTGGTAATATGCCAGTTAGATATGAAATTACTAACGAAGGTCCAACAGGTAAACTTGCGGCAGATATTGATTATGCACAAACTACTATTCCATTAGTAGATGCAAAATACTTTCCATCAGCAGGAACAATATATATTGATGGTGAGATGATTTCTTATACTGGTATTACTGGAGATACATTAACTGGGGCAACTAGGGCGGCACCTATGTCAAACTATGCATCAGGAGCCAACAGAACATATACAGCTGGACCGGCCGCGGCTCATTTAGCAAAAACGGGTGTACCATTAATTAGTAATACTATATCACCAATCATATCACATTGGGGATCAGCATTCTTAACAGATGGTGGATTTGATAGTGATCGTGGTTACATTTTCTCATATGCTTCAACTGGTAACGAAATTAGTACAACAAGAAATACAGTTTTCATGCTTAGACTAGCACCTAGTGTATCTAATGCTATTGTTGGTGACTTAGGTGAACGTGAACTACTTAATAGAGCCCAGTTGCTACTTGAAGGTATTGAAGTTACATCAGATACAAGTACAGGTGGTATCGTTATTGAGGGTGTATTAAATCCACAAAACTATCCAATTGATCCAAGTAACGTTGGTTGGAGCGGATTATCCGGACTAGCGGCAGGTGGTCAACCTAGTTTTGCACAGATTGCCCCGGGTGGATCTGTTACATGGAGTACAGGTGCTACACAGGTTGTTAGAAATGCAACGACAACTGCACAATTGTCAGCATCAGCTAATTCCTTGTATAATAGATGGAGTACTACATGGCATTACTTTTCAACAAGTGAATGGGATAGTTTAAATGACGAAGTAGAATCTGGGACAGAAATTATTGCAACAGGAAATCCGGCTACAGGAACTTCAGACTTTCCAGCAGGAACAACGATTTTTGATATCTATGTAGAATCTTGGTATAACAGGGTACGTATTAGAACTACTAATAGAAACACAGGTCAAATTACTGCTGGCGAATCAATTACATTTGGTATTGGTGGTGATTTAGCTTATACTAACTACTTGTACTTTACAAGAACATCTTGGGAATCCACTGGTGCCGTTGCAGGTACAGAAGTAAGTGATAATAAGTTCCCGGCGGGTACTGCGGTATCAAAAGTTGAAGGACCAAAAACATTTGGTGCAACAGAATACTACAAAGTAACATTTTCACAAACGTCAATTGCAAATATTACAGCTGGTTCAACTGTAGGATTCTTATTTGGACAACCACCGTATGCACAACCAGGTGAAACTGTATTTTCATTCATTGCAAATCCAGGTAGTCTTGCAAATCTAGACTTAGGTGGATTGAAAGAGTTAACAAATACTACATTAGGTGGACGAGGAACATATCCAAACGGACCTGATGTATTAGCAATTAACGTTTATAAAACGTCAGGTGCGGCTGTTAATGCAAACTTAATCCTTAGATGGGGCGAAGCTCAAGCCTAAAAGTTGAACGCTATTGTTGTGCGTTCTACACCTTTCTTACTCGGCAATACTTGATGTTTTAAATAAGAAGGAAACATTAAAATTCTTCCTTTTACAGCGTTATGAATATTCCCCTGCCAAGAAAAAACAGCATTAGGATTATAATCTTGTGAATATTCAGTGAATGGATTAGGGTTTCTAAACATTAATCCACCGGCGGCGTTATTAGCTCTAACCCAATAAATTCCTGAAATACGTCCTATACCATGTTCATGCTCGTTATGAACATCACCTTCAATATAGTCTTGACACCAATATTCAAATTCATTTTTATTAGTTTGTAATTGTCGATTAATTGCTTTAAAATTATTACCTTCTTGATATGCGTCTTTACATTGTTTTAATTCTAACCATAATCCAGGAAGATCTTTTGGTAAGTCTGGAATTATTTTTTCAGGTTCAAAATAATCAGTTGAGTGCGGTGCAGGACCTTCTCGCGAAGGCATTTTATCAAGTTTACTAACTACAAATTTTTCTACTTCGTCAGCAAGATCTTGTGGGACATCATGTACTAGTAATCCAATTGGAAATAATGGTTCTATATGCATTAATCATCACTTAATTCTACTTTAGTATCACCGATACTTGGAGCATTAATAGATTGTTCAGCTTCAGTTTTTGCCTGTTGTTTTTCTGCTTCTTGACTGTCACCTGGAATAACTCTATAATTATCACTAATTGAATCAGCTGTACTAACTTCAGTTATACTACTACCTGCTTCTTGACAAATTAATTGATGTGGTTGTAAAGGAGGATTGTGCCACGTCATTCCTGTTGTTAATTCTTTTTGAAGAAGTGAAGCAGTTTTAGTATCAATCCAAAGTAATTGAAATTTCCCATTATTTACAAACCAAGTTTCGTCTTTTTCTTTATGAAAATGCATTGAGAATTTTGCACCAACTTTATCAAAAACTAAAATTTTGCCACAGTACTTGTCAGTAGAAGCCCATATTACTTCATAACCCCAACCTTTTTCTACTTTTCCATGTAATCTATCTGTCATAAAACAAATTCCTCTACTGTTCTAAATTTATGTTCCCCTATAGTACTATTTAATTTTTCTATATTTGCTTGTGTATAATACTGATATTGATTTTTTAGTTTATCTGGAATTGGAATTTCAATAACTTCTGCCGACCATTTTTTAGCTACTAATTGAGCTATATAATCAAATGAATTTGCTTTTCCTGTACCAACATTCCATATATCTGTTGCATCTATAGTTAAAAATTTTTCCAAAATTTCGCATACATCTCCAATATGAATAAAGTCTCGGAAAATTTCTTTACTACCTTTAAATACTTTAATTTTTCCAGTTTCAATTGCTTGTTTTTTAAATTTATGAAAAACGCTCATCTGCTCACCTTTATGTTCTTCTCCAGGACCATAAACATTAAAAAATCTAAAACCTTGAACATTAATTTGATATTCGTTTACTGAATGAACAAATCTATCAAACAAATATTTGCTCCAAGCGTATGGTGATTGTGGATCTACAGGTGAGTTTTCTTTAAATTCTTTTCCTTGTCCATACACACTGGCACTAGATGCATACATAAATGTTGTTCCAAAAGTATCACATAGTTCTAACATTTTAATACTAAATTCATAATTCTGTTTTAAAATTTTATCAACGTCTTTTTCAGTTGTATCACTAATCGCTCCTAAATGAATTACTCTATCATATTCTTTTGGATCAGGAAAACGTCCGTCTATATAATCATAACCTTCTACTTCATGGCCTTTGTGAACAAGATATGGTGCTAAATTTTTACCTATAAATCCGTTTGAACCTGTAACTAAAATTCTCATATTTTTTCAAACCTTATATTATTTGGTTCTATTTTAATCCAACACATACCGCTTTGGCCTGTATTATGTATATCGTGTTTTCTTATTGTTGTTAAAGAAAATTTATGGTCTTCAACAAATTGTTTTGCATAACCTTCTTGTTTTGCTGTAAAAATACTTTCTTTATGAAAATATTGCATTATAGATTTAGGTATCCTCTTGTCATTTAACATATCAATTAAGAGTTTTATATAATAAAATCCTTCATCATAACTGCACAATCCGTCTATAAAAATAGATGAATAATTATTCATACTATATAAGCCCCAAGCTATTAATTGATCAATTACTTTAACATCTCTATCAAAATCAGAAAAAACACAATCAACATTATTCATTAGCTTAAAGTCTATGTCTTGGTTTAATAAAGTAAAATGATCTTGTATTTCTAATTTTTCAACTGTAGAATTAATAAACTCTGAATAAGATTTACCACCTTCATTACAAGGATGACCATACTGCCGACCATTATCAATAGTTATACAGTTACCTATTCCATTTTCTTTCATTGCGTATGCAACTGCAAATGAAGTACAACCTAAACCAGTTCCAAACTCTACAAAAGTTTTATATTTTTTCATTTTTGTTAATGCATAAAAAAATAATGAACTATCTTCAGTATTATATGCTATTCCGTGCTCTTTTATGTATGTTAATAAGTCTTGGTTCATTGTTTAATCTTCTTTATTAAATCTGTTGTTGAATGTCCTTTTATTCTAGGAAATATAACAACATTAGCTAATTCATTTCCTACAGTAGTTTCAACAGTATAATCATCACCTTTTACAATAACATCAGGATTGATTTTTTTGATAATATCTATTGGTGTATCTTCATCAAAAATGATAACCTCATCTATAAATCCTAATGCTTCTAATGTTTCTTTTCTTTTAACTTCATTATTAATGGGTCTATTTTCGCCTTTAAGACGTCTAACACTTGCATCACTATTAATACCCACCACAAGACGTTTTCCTAACGTGTGTGCGTGTCTTAGTAGCTTTAAATGGCCAGTATGTAGTATATCAAACACTCCATTAGTCCATACTATACCACGATTTAAATCATCAAGTGTAACTGGAGATACACCACGCTTTTCTACAGTTCTAGTTGCGGCATAACAAGCAAGTTCACACGCTTTAGGAATATCTATTCCCTTATTATAAGCATGAACAATAACTGCTAATACTGTATCACCAGCACCTGATACATCGGCTACTTCTTTTGTATCTTCTTTAAAATAATGATACTCTCCGTCTGTATTTAAAACATGAATACCATTAGCACCATCAGTTACGACTAACCATGTCCAGTTATGGTCTCGCATATATTCTAATGCATGAGTTTTATTATATTTTCCATTCCATTGTTCGTATTCTAGCATATTAGGTTTAACCAAAAATGCTCCATCATAAAATCTTGCATCTTGTTTAGGATCTACAAATATTTTTACATCTGCAAACTCTTTTATATCACTAATAGTATCTTCTGTAACAGTTCCTTTTCCATAATCACTAACAACTATTATATTAGAACTTCTTATAGATGCTTTTAACCTATTAAGTGCTTCATGACTTTTAATTGCTACTACTTCTCTGTCCCAACGTAAAAGATGTTGCCCTGTTTTTCCTACTAATCTTGTTTTAATAGTTGTTCTAGGTGCATCCTTAGATAAATTACTAACTATATTAGTCTTTTCTAATAAATGAAGTATATGAATACCTTGTGTATCTTTTCCTATTACTCCATATAATTCTACACGATTATTAATGTTCGCTAAATTAATTGCTAAATTGGCGGCACCACCTAAATTGAACTTTTGTTGTTCTTCTTTTAATATTAAAACATCTGCTTCTGGCGATACCCTACTAGCATCACCGATGATCCAACGATCCAACATTATATCGCCATAAACTTTAATCATTTTTGTTCCATTAATGATACTAGTTTAAAGACTGTTTCTAGTTTTGTTAAATTTGCTTTATTTTGTAATGTATTACGTAAACCTTGGTGCAATGGTTTAGGCCAATTATTGAAACTTACCCAAGCATATCCATTATGTTCTTCGTTTAATTTTGGAATAAATTCTTCTTTTACTACACAAAGATATGTGTGAAAATTAAATTTGTCATCCCTACTAACAAACGTTTCTAAAGGAATAGACTTTATTATATCAGGAATAAACCCAATTTCTTCTTTGATTTCTCGTTGTAATGCTTGGAATGGAATTTCTTCACTTTCATTAGTACCACCTACAAGACCCCAAACATTATTTTGTTTACTTTGAACCCTATGCAAAAATAAAAATCTTTGAGTATCTAATGTGTAGAAGAGAGCACCACTACATATTATATTAGTCATACTAATAATTATGTTAAAGTGCTAGGCGCCAAGTGCCTTTTCGATATTCGCCTTCGAAGCTTAATGTCCAAGATGTACCGTCCCATTTATATTGGATACCGGTATTAAGATTGGTTGTATACTTGACATCTATAGTTGAATCAGAGCCATCATTTTGACTAGCGTCAAAAACTATAGTCCAAGCATTATTATCCCATTCAATTATATCGTTTGTTGATGCAATCAAATCGTTGCCACTAACATCTTTCCAAGCATCTGCACCGTCTACATTAGTAGTTGCACCAATATCACCTAATAATAAAATCCTAGTTCCACTTTGTTTAATATCTGTAGGATTAGTTCTTGTTGGGTCAATGATATAATCAATAGTGCCTTTAGTAACTGCTGGTCCTTCAAATACAGAGTTAGTTGGAATTGTGTCTGTATCCCAGTTTACAATAAGTTGTGTTTCGTCTAACTCGTTAAGTGCAATAGTTCCTACAACACTACCTAAGTCTAATCTATTTAAATAAATTTTACTTAACCCTGCAACATATTGTCCAGGTAATGCATCTAAAACTACACGCCAATTAACTTCACCTGCAACACCTCTATCACCTAATACAGCAATATTATTAGTTACTATTAAGTCGTAATCTTTATACGTACTAATTGCTAGTGCTGTAGCATCGGCTCTAGTTGCTGTAGCTGTTTTATCATGTTTAGTACTTGTGTTATCATCACCTTTAACATCTTGTGATTCACTATCATCATAACGTTTAAGTTCAGGTTGCGAAGATCCTAAATCAATTGTACCTTTAGTTTCATCAAAAATACTCATTACAACACTTGTTATAACTCCTAGCTTTTTAACTTTAGCAGGAGGTGATAACCAAATGGGAGTCATGAAAGATAATTGGCCGACATCAATCTCACTTTCTGTACCCATAGGAATACTTCTAGTAGAAAACGTAACATTTTCTAAATTTACTACACTTAAACTTGTCCAATCAACGTAGTTATCAGTTGTTTGAATTTCTAAACTTGGATTAAACAATGTTAATATTTGCTCTATTATTTGTAACTTTTGTTCTGTATTAGTTGACCAAATATCTACATTAATACCTAAATTAAACGGAGTAGGCATTAAACGTTCTACTGTATAGTTTTGTCCTTGCGTATTTAAATATTCTTTATTATTACTGTCATATGCACGTTCACGTAAATGAATTTTTCCTGTATAGGTCGCATCAGATGTTCTCTCTCTGTCCATTGCTAATGATGTAATATAAACAGATATTCTTGGAGCACTAGGTATTTTATTTTCACTATTATCACGTATGATATGTCCTACTTGACGAGTAATGTCGCCATACATCACCGGTATTTGTGTTAAATTACCTTTGCCATCCTTATAAGAAAAGTTACTAAACAATCTTATAAGTTGAGTAATGTAACGTCTTATTTGTCCGTCATAAAAATGTTGCATTAGTTATCTGCCCTTGGTTTCAATGCTTTAGACAAAGGTTGACGTTCTTTAACAGTTTCGCCGCCTATTACATTTTCTTTAGTATTATTAATAAATGATCCTTTATATGTAGCTTTGTCATCAGTATTAGTTAATGTCATACGTACTGCATCTTCCATTTTAATCCACCTTGTTCCATCAAACCTAAATAATCTATTAGGTAAGAAATCTGTTCTTAAGAAGTAATCACCTTTAATATTAGTAGCTGGAAATCCTATACCATGACCAAATGCTTCACCATTAGGTGCAATTCCATCACCTAATAAGTATCCATCATATCCGCTTCGTTCAGGTGTTTGATTAACCCTATCAGCTAATAGTCCGGCCTGTGAAGCATCTAATGTATCAACGTCTGTTGTAACAAGTTCAGGTTTACCTTGTTTATCAACTTGTAATGTATATAATTGTTGTGTTTCGTATCCTGACTTTTTAGCATCTGCTTCTGCTTGTTGAACAACTGCATTATTAATTTGCATTTCTTGTTCATAAGTTGACAATACATCACGTAATGTATCAGAAGAACCTTCTTCTGCTGGTAAGTCAAGTATTTCTTTAAACTCTTGACTATCTACTATTTGTTTTAATTTTACACGATATAAATGCGGATACCAAGTTTGGCTAAATCCTTCTGCCGCTCTGTTAACATCTTCAACTACATAATAACGTTTTAATGCAACTTGATAATCATTAAGTGCGTGTGGATCTTTTAAGTGTGGTAGTTCTATTACATCACCTGACATAATTTTTCTACCTAATGTTTTTACACTATCATTAATATGAATAGTCATAAACAATGTATCATTTTGTAAAAATAATCCAAATTGACTCATATCAAAGTCAATGTCTTGCACGTTATAAATTCCTCTAATTTGATAAATGTCAGGATCATATTTTCTATCCCTATTTTCAAGGAATAGCATATCCTGTATATTTGTTTCTTTTATAGCATCGTATCTTGGTTTGTCAGCCGTAGCATCTGCTTCTTCAGGATTTACAGGTCCTAAATACTTGTGAACAAATACGTCAGTTCCGCCCACTTGGAACATTTCACCGATATGTCTGTCTAAAAAGACGTAATCATTACCGTGTTCTGGTTTATATAGTGTAAGTTTAGGCATCGTAACAGTATTTATTCGATGCCGCTTCCCGATAAATACATATGGAGAGCATATAATATGAGCGGATTAGCAACACAAAAGCAAGAAGTATTTGATTATGTAAACCTATCATTAGGTGGGGGTATGGTCGATGTTGAGCTTGACCCAGCACATTATGAAACAGCCTTGAATAGGGCATTAGCTAAATTTAGGCAACGATCTGATAATTCTGTTGAAGAATCATATATGTTCCTTCCTACAGTAATTGATCAAAATACGTATATACTACCAGAAGAAGTAATTGAAGTTAGACGTATTTTTAGACGATCAATTGGATCAAGAACTGGAGGAGGAGATGGTGGTACATTATTTGAACCATTTAATTTAGCATATACAAATACCTATTTGTTAGCAAGTACAAATATGGGTGGATTAGCTACATACGAATTGTTCTCACAATACCAAGAACTTGTTGGAAGAATGTTTGGTAGTTTTATTGAATTTAAATGGAATACAACTACTAAAGAATTAACAATGTTACAACGCCCTCGTGCTGAAGAAGACTTACTTTTATATTGTTACAATAAACGTCCAGATAGCGAATTATTAAAAGATTATTTGGCACAACAATGGTTAAAAGACTATACACTCGCTACTTGTAAATATATGCTTGGTGAAGCTAGAAGCAAATTTGCCACAGTAGCAGGACCACAAGGCGGTACATCACTAAATGGTGATGCTCTTAAAGCCGAAGCTATTGCCGAAATCCAAACACTTGACGAAGAGCTTAAAACACAAGTTGCAGGTGGACAAGGATACGGCTTCTCAATTGGTTAAAATCAATACTTGACATTTACTCGTATTTCTCGTATAATATAAACAATATTATATGAGGAATAATCAAATGGTAATTGGAATTTGTGGGCTTATTAGCTCAGGCAAAGATACAATAGCAGATTATTTAATTAAAGAGCATAATTTCGTAAAAATCTCATTTGCAGATAAGTTAAAAGATAGCGTAGCCGCTATGTTTGATTGGGATCGCGAATTGCTTGACGGTAAAACTGCTGAAAGCAGAGAATGGCGCGAAAAAGTAGACTCATATTGGACTAATGAAATAGGTAGCGAAATTACACCTAGACTAGTACTACAAAAATTTGGTACAGAGTGTATGCGTAATGGATTTTATGATGGTATATGGGTTAGCTTAACTAAAAAGAAAATACTAGATAATCCTGATATTAATTATGTTATTCCAGATACACGTTTCCCAAATGAAGCCAAAATGTTATATGAAATTAACGGGCAAGTTTGGAGAGTAGTACGTGGTGAAGATCCACAGTGGTTTACAGATTATAAGGATTTTGGTACAGAACCTAAAGATGTACACCCTAGCGAATGGGCTTGGGCACACACAAAATTTAAACATATTATTAACAATAATGGGACTATTGACGAACTTAAAAGTCAGGTACAAGGTCTCCTTGTTTCCAAGTAACACCTTCTTTATATAAAATCTTACTACAGTTTGCACAAACAGTTTTTAAGTTTGATGTACGAACATTATTAAGATCTCCATCTATATAATAAACATGAAATTGCTCGCTATGTTTACTACGAAAGTTACATTTATCGCAAGTATTCTTTTTAAGATAGCCAGCTAACTCATACTTTGATGGTCCACGTTTTTTACCTCCATGCTTGGCACAGTTCTCACAAAGGCTTCTATAATAAGGTACGCCTTCCTTATAATAATTAATTGCTACCGGCTTTTTACCGCATTTGCATAAAGGTCTCATAATAATATTTACCCCTGCCCTTTTCAAATCCCTTTTGTATCCTAAATTAGCGAATCATTCCGTGGTGTTTTTTGGTAAATCATATAAATACTAACAATAAGATGACTATGTCCAACGGGAGAACATACAATGGCTAATTTAGTATCACCAGGCGTACAGGTTCAAGTTATAGACGAAAGTTTCTATACACCAGCTGAACCGGGTACAGTACCTATGTTATTCTTTGTATCCGCACAAGATAAGAAAAACGGTGCAGGAACAGGAACAGCTACAGGTACAACTAAAAAACAAGCAGGAACACCATTCTTGCTAACATCACAAAGAGAATTAACAGAAACGTTTGGAGATCCAACGTTTTATACAGACACTAATAACAATCCAATCAATGGAAGTGAGCTTAACGAATACGGTTTACAAGCGGCTTATTCTTACTTAGGTGTAAGCAATAGAGCATTTGTAACAAGAGCAGATATTAATACATCTGAACTAATTGCTTCAGCAACAGAGCCTGCGGCAAATCCAGCAGATGGCACACATTGGTTTGATACAAAAAATACATTATGGGGCATTTTTGAGTGGAATTCAAATGCGGCGACTGTTACTGGTGGACAGACGTTTACTAATAAAATTCCAACTGTAATTACAGATAGTACAAAAGTAACAGGTGGAGTACCTAAGACATCCGTTGGCGCTGTAGGTGACTATGCCGTTGTTGCTACTACTACACTAAACAAAGTATATTACAAAAATTCAGCAGGAACATGGGTACAAGTTGGTTCAGCAGATTGGATTAAAGCTAATGCAACAGTAATTGGAACAGAAAGTAATCCAACTATTACTAACGCGGCTAGTATGAGCGTTAATGGTACAGTAGTTACATCAGGTGGAACAGCTTTAGCAGATGTAGTAATTGCACTTAACGCCGCAGGTATTGCCGGTGTAACTTCAGAAGTTGTTGATGGTAAATTTGAAATTTACTCAACAGGCGTTGATGTTGTATTAGCAACTAACAGTTCAACATTACTTGCAGAAATTGGTTTAACAGCGGCAACACATAAAGCGCCAGCGTTACAAATTTCAGCACATACTGATGTACCAACATTTAAATCTACTGATACAGCACCAAGACCAACAGGGTCGGTTTGGATTAAAACTACACAACCTAACTTAGGTGCTCGCTTTAGAGTTAAAAAGTTTAATGGAACTACAAATCTTTGGGAAGATGTTGTAGCACCAATGTACACAGATGGACACACGGCATTGTTTAATTTAGATAAAGCAGGCGGTGGTGTAAATCTTGCAGTTGGTACTTTATACGTTAATTATAATAACGCTGAAGAATCATCAACTGTAGCAGATTTTAAAATTCACAGACGTACTAATACTGGAAACACAAGTATTAAGAGTTCAATAATTGCGGCACAGCTTACAGCAAACACTTATGCATTTAATATTCAAGAGTCAATTGTTGGTCAAGCGGCTCTTAGTGCAGACAAAACAGTTAGTGTAACTACAACAGCGGCATCAAGCGATGCTGATGTTATTGCAGGCGCAATTAACGCCGCAGGGTTTACTAACGTTGTTGCTTCAGTAGACGCTTCAAACAGAATCGTTATTGAACACAATGATGGTGGTGAGTTCCGTATTAAAGATACAGGTGGCGTACTTAACTTGGCAGGATTTAGTGCTTTTGTAAATGCTAACTCCGGTACACCTAATTTATATACAGCACCAACAGGTGACACAACACACGACTTTGTTGCAAGTAACTGGCAAGTATTAACATATACTGCTTCAGCTACGGCTCCAACTGCTTTAACAACAGATGGTAGACTATGGTATAGTTCAATTGTTGATGAAGTTGATATTATGATACACAATGGTACTACTTGGGTAGGATATTTAGATTCAACTAGTCCGTATTTTGCGGCGGCTGATTCAGATAAAACTGACCCAGCTGGACCAATTGTTTCAGCAACAGAGCCAACTTTGCAATCAGATGGAACTGCACTTAAAAACGGTGACATTTGGATTTCAACAGCTGATACTGAAAACTATCCAAAAATTTACAAATACAATGGCACAACTCTAAAATTTGTACTTGTTGATAACAGCGACCAAACAACTGAAGATGGAGTTGTTTTTGCAGATGCACGTTATAATACAGCAGGTGCAAATTCAGATAAAGCAGGAACTATTGCTTCATTACTAGTAAGCAACTTTGTTGATATTGATGCTCCAGATCCAGCACTTTATCCAAAAGGAATGTTACTTTACAATCTACGTAGAAGCGGATTTAATGTTAAGAAATTTGTTCGTAATCACGTAAACACAGCAACAGATAACATTCGATTTGGCGACGAGTCGCAATCAGGTTACTATGCACACCGTTGGGTTACTGAATCAGCTAACCAAACAAACGGTGCAGGTAGCTTTGGACGTAAAGCACAACGCAAAGTTATTGTTCAGGCATTACAAGCTCTAGTAAATAGTAATCAAAAAATTAGAGATGATGAATCAAGAATCTTTAATTTAATGGCTTGTCCTGGTTATCCAGAACTAATTGGTGAAATGGTTACATTAAACACTGATAGAGGTTTAAGTGCATTTATTATTGGTGACAGTCCATTTAGACTAACACCAGATGCAACTACACTTAATAACTGGGGTAAGAATACTGCTTTAGCAGTTGAAGATAACGACGATGGACTTGTTACAAGTGACGAATACTTAGGTGTGTTTTATCCAAGTTTATTCACAAGTGATAACGCAGGTAACAATGTAGTTGTTCCAGCAAGTCACGGTATACTTAGAACATTTGCATTGAGTGATCAAGTTTCGTTTCCATGGTTTGCACCAGCAGGTACAAGACGTGGTGGTATTACAAACGCTACAGCGGCAGGTTACATTGACAGCGAAGGCGAATTTGTAAGTACTGCACTTAACGAAGGTCAACGTGATACATTATACAGCAATAACGTAAATCCAATTACGTTCTTAACAGGCGCAGGCCTTTTAAACTTTGGTCAAAAAACAAGAGCCAAAAATGCTTCAGCGTTAGATAGAATTAACGTAGCACGTTTGGTAGTTTACTTACGTGGCCAACTTAAAAAACTTGCTAAACCTTATATCTTTGAACCAAATGATAAAATTACGCGAGATGAGATTAAGGCACAAGCAGATACATTGTTACTTGAACTAGTTGGGCAAAGAGCACTTTATGACTTCTTAGTAGTGTGTGATGAATCAAACAACACACCATCAAGAATTGATCGTAATGAGCTTTATTTAGATATTGCCATAGAACCAGTGAAAGCAGTAGAGTTTATTTACATTCCACTAAGGCTTAAAAATACTGGTGAGATAGCGGGACTGTAGAATGATAAATACAGCTAATAGGGAGATATTATAATGAGTATATCAACATTATCAAAACTTACAGTACCTTTAGATTCAAGTGCATCAGCCTCGAATCAAGGGCTGTTAATGCCAAAACTCCAGTATCGCTTTAGGGTGACATTGGAAAATTTTGGTAGATCAACACCAACAACTGAATTAACAAAACAAGTTGTTGATGTTACAAGGCCTAACGTGTCCTTTGAACAAATTACACTTGACGTATACAACTCACGTGTGTTCTTAGCAGGAAAACATACTTGGGAACCAATCACACTTAACTTACGTGAGGATGTTTCTAATAACGTACAAAAATTAGTTGGTGAGCAACTACAAAAACAATTTGATTTCTTTGAACAATCATCAGCGGCATCAGGTAGCGATTACAAATTCGTAACTAGAATTGAAATTTTAGACGGTGGTAATGGTACAAATGCGGCGGCGATTCTTGAAACATTTGAACTTTATGGTTGTTACTGTGAAAGTGCAAACTACAATACATTAGCATATAGTACAAACGATCCAGTAACTATTGCATTATCTATTAGATACGATAACGCAATACAAACACCACAAGGTACAGGTATTGGTACAGCTATTGGTAGAACAGTTAATACTGCGGCTACTGGTGGTGGATCAGCAACTTAATAAAAATAAATTATAATATTTCCGAGTCAAAGGGGGTCTTTTTAGGCCCCTTTTTTCTTTTTGTATAACTCTTCAATAATACATTCATGTTAAATACCCACTTATTTTTATAGATAAATAATAGTATGGCTAGCAAATTTCAAGGATTTTTTGATAACATAATAGCAGGGACTTTAAATCCCAAGGGTAACCTTGGTGACTGGCAACACGCTAGAGCATTATATACTAATGACGATTTTCGTCTCGCTCCTAAACATAAGTTTTTATATCATGTGGCTTTTACATTAAACGAAAGAGCGGCAAAAGTAATTCCACAATTAAAAACAGAAGAACTTAATATGTTAGTTAAGTCAGTCGACTTACCTAAGTATAATATAAGCACTACTCTAAAGCACCAATACAATAAAAAACGTAATTTACAAACAAGATTAGATTATGATCCTGTTAACATTACCTTCCATGATGATAACTGGGGTATAACAACTGCTATGTGGGAAGCATACTATAGATACTACTTTAGAGACGGAACATATTCAGCATTGTCAGGCGCCGCTCCTGCTTCGTCTTCTAATGCTGGAAAAGATAACAGTGGATTACCACAAGGCGCTTATAACAGAGCTAATACATACTTAGACAGTTCAGTAAACAGATATCGTTTTGGTATGGACAACGATCAATTTGAAAACTTTTTTGATACAATTCAAATTTTTCAAATGTCAAGACGAAGGTATACTTGTTTTACTTTAGTTAATCCTATAATTTCAAGTTGGCAACACGATACTATGGATAATAGCGATAGTGGTGTTGTAGCAAATCAAATGACAGTTCAATATGAAACTGTATGGTATGCACGTGGACCAGTTAAAGAAGGTACTGCTCCTAAAATGTTTGGTACTCCATCAGGACACTATGATTCAACTCCGAGTCCAATAACCTTAGAAGGTGGCGGAGTAGCAAGTTTATTTGGTATTGGTGGTGTAGCTTCAGGTGGTTTAGATGTGCTTGGTGATATTACAAGTGGAAAAGCAACTGGAAGTTTAGGAGGTTTTCTTGGAACAGTATTAAAAGGTGCTAACGTATTTAAAAATGCAAAAAGTTTATCACGTAGTGGAATACGTCAAGAAGGATTTAATATTTTAAAAGGAGCTTTGGGTCAAGTAAATAATTCAGCTGTAGGCGGAGTTGCTAATACTTTCTTTCCGAAAGGAAGTGGTACAGGAAGTAGTAGTGCAAGTCTTATCAATACAGTTGCAGGTCTCACAGCAGGGGCATCAATTATAAAAACTGTTTCTTCTGGAAGTACATTAGATGCTGTTACCTCGTTAGTTAATAATCCAGGTAAACTAGACCAACTAGCCCTAGCAGGAAGTTTCTTAAAAACACATCTTGAAACAGGTGGAAGTGCAGTTATTGATGAAGTCGGAACAGCTTATGCTAATTTATCCGAGTCCGCTAAAAATTCATTTAGACAATTAGAATTAGATAATGTACAACAAACATTACAAAATAATTCTAACTTAACATTGGAGGCCTAGTCATGGGTGAAGAAATAACAACAAGTATAGTTACACCAGATCCACAACCTACTAATCTACCACGTCAACCAGTTACTGATTCTACTGCACAAGTAAAACAATTTTTAGATAGATATTTTCAAGCACCTTTAAGTTTTCCTTCTAACCAAGTAGATGCAGTTATTGGATTTTTTGAAAGTAGAGATTTTGATTTGACTAGTGCTCAAACTATCGGTACAGTTTTATTGCAACAAGCAAAACTAGATGACGTTAATGTATTTGAACTTTTAGATACACTTAAAGGTTTAGATACACTTCAATTAAGTGCAGTTGTTACAGAAGTAATCAATTATAATAGATCAAAAATTAGTACCTTAGGATATAAGTTAGACAAATCTGCTAATAAGTTAGAAGTGCGTAATGTATTGGTTTAACAAATGGCGAAGTTTGCACAGGGTAGATTTACATTAAAAAATGCTAACAAATACCTAGGTAAAAAAACACCTTTATATAGATCAAGTTGGGAATTTGCTTTCATGCGTTTTTGCGATGAAAGTCCTTCAGTTGCCAAATGGGCAAGTGAGTCTGTTAAAATTCCTTACAAAGATCCATTAACAGGAAAACTTACTGTATATGTTCCTGACTTTATGATTCAGTATACTGATAAAAATGGTAGAGGTCACGTAGAACTTATAGAAGTTAAGCCAGAAAACCAAATGAAGAAAGAACATATTGGGAGAGATAAATTTAGACAAGCTCAATATGTTAGAAATGTAGCTAAATGGGAAGCCGCAAGACATTGGTGTAAAAGACGTAAAATATATTTTAGAGTAATAAATGAGAATGATATTTTTCATAGAGGTCGAAGAAAATGACGGAGGGCGTAGAAATGCAATCAGATCTTCAAACCATAGTAAGCCTATGGCCTATATTTTTAGGATTTATTACATTAGTAATTGTATTAGCCAAAATGCATTCAAGTATTGAGGTATTACGTGAAAAAGTTAAAACTCTTTTTGAATTATGGAATGAAAAAGACAAATAAATACACGTAGTTATGACAAAGAAATTAGAAGAACTCTTAAACTTACCCGAGTCAAAAGAAATTATTGACGAGGATAAAAAGAAAGCCAAAATAGAAGCTAAAGAGGAACAAAAAGAAACGTTCCGTGAAATAGCTGAATTTGATAAAATTACGGCCGCTTTACCACAAGTAAAAGGTTTAGGAGAACTAGGAGACAAAGAGCTTAACGAAGTAGCTGAAAAATCCATGCAGGCTTATGAAGATTTAATGGATTTAGGTATGAACGTTGAATCACGCTATTCAGGGCGTGTTTTTGAAGTAGCTGGTCAAATGCTTAAAACCAATTTAGATGCTAAAAATGCCAAGCTAGATAAGAAGCTTAAAATGGTAGAATTACAGCTTAAAAAGGAAAAAATGGACAGAGAAGGGTCTGTCGAAGGCGATACTTTAGTGAACGGTGAAGGATATGTTATAACAGACCGTAATAGCCTTATAGAAAAACTAAAGAAGATAGATAAATAACAATATAACGGGAAAACAAAGTCATGAGTAAAACATTTGTTGAACATCTAAATGAAGCAAAAAAGAACTATTCTTTTAAAGTAGGAGTAGCAGGCGATTTGCCAGAAGGCTATGCTGATCACTTAGAAAGCGTATTGCAGAAATTTAAGGTTGAAAATATGAGTGCAGGTAAACGTACTCCTATTACTGAAAGACCTTTAGATTTTCCACAGTTACAAAACACCCATGTTCACTACTATGACGTTGAACTAGGTTACCCAACTACACCACAAGTACTTCAACAGTATATTGCACAATCCTGTGGCATTCATGAATCTCATGTTATTGTAAGAGATCCAAATGCACCACAAGAGCAATATCAAGAAGACGGAGTTATCGGTGAGCAGGAATATAACAAAGTTTATACTGCAAACTTAGGTACTGATTTAGAAAGTGCAGACACAGATGCACAAAAACAAGTTGGTGGTGAAAGAATAATGGGATTATTAAAAGAACTTGAAAAAGCTCGTGGTGAACGTGAGAATAAACAAGTTCCGGATGGTATATCCGATAAAGATCAAAAACACGATATGGGCGAGCCTGGTAAAACTAGTCCTGTAGGGAGCAAATAATGAAACTAGAAGACATTTATAAAAAGATCGATTCTCTTAACGAAGTTGCTTCAATGAACATCTCTATGAGCGGTGAAACTGCTGATGACGTTGGAAAACTTTTGAGATTGATGAAAGACGCAGGCCTAGAAAAAGCTGAGCCTGTTGGAGCAGATCTATTAAACCCTCCATCAATGAGAGGTGACATGGATAAATTTAAAGACATCATTGATAAAGGACAACCCGACACTATGGGACCTCCAAGTCCAATGGATAGTCCATGTGGTGCACCAGACGGTCCAGATGATGGTCCAGATGACGGTCCAGGTGATATGAAAATTATTAAACTTGACGGTCCAGATGGCCCAGAAAAAGATGATGATGACGAAAAAGAATCCGGCTATGCTAACGAACCAGACGAAAAGTATGGTACTACAGATTTAATGACTAAAGATTTAGCAGGTGGATTAAATGGACCTAAAAAATCTTATCCTAAAGTAGCAGGCGGTGACAATCCAATGTCAATTCGTGCAGAATTAACTCGCTTAGAAAATTCTATTAAAGACGAACTAGCGGCTTCTTTAGCAGAAAAAATGAGTGGAGATAAGTAATGGTTAGCGTAACGAGAGTAACAGGTTTAGGCGTAACAGCAGGAACACTTTACGGTCATAATGCAAAGGCAATGTTAGTTACTGTAAAAAATGCAGGTGCAACAGCAATTGACTTACGTGCAGAAGACGATGCAGTAGGTGAAGCGGCTGAAGTAGTACTAGGCGAAATTAGTCCTTTAATGTATTTGGTAACTAATTCAAACGCAGGTACAATTTCAGTTATTACTGACATTAGTGCTAACGCGGCAGACTTACAAGCGAAGATTAGAGCATTAGGAACAGCAGTAGGACCAAACGATATTGACGTATCAGGTACAACTGTAGCTGATGGTACTTCAGTAGTTGTATCATAAACAATAATACAATATTTCCTCCCCATATTGTAAACTCAAATAGGACTTTCGGGTCCTATTTTTGCCAATAAATACTATCATGAGCGTAAAAAGTCTAGATGGTGTTTTAACTAAAAAAGCCCACCAACGTGAAAAGTTTGGTGAGGCAGAGATAGAACATCTTAAAAAATGTATGGATGACGATACAGGGTATCTTCATTTTGCACGAAATTTCTTTTATATTCAACACCCTGTTGAAGGTAAGATGTTATTTAATCCCTTTAAATATCAAGAAGAACTTTTAAGTGCTTACCACCAACATAGATTTAATGTTAATATGTTACCACGACAAAGTGGTAAAACAACTTGTGCTTCTGCATATCTTTTATGGTATGCTATGTTTCATCCTGATCAAACAATATTAATTGCCGCACATAAATTTGCTGGTGCTCAAGAAATTATGCAACGTATTCGTTATGGATATGAATTATGTCCTGACTTTATTCGTGCAGGAGTTACAAACTATAACAAAGGTTCGATGGAATTTGAAAATGGTAGTAGATTAATAAGTGCTACTACTACAGGAAATACTGGTAGAGGTATGTCTATATCTTTACTATATTGTGATGAGTTTGCATTTGTTAATCCTAGTATTGCAGATGAATTTTGGACTTCAATGTCACCTACACTAGCAACAGGTGGTCGTGCAATTATTACTTCAACACCAAACTCAGATGAAGATACGTTTGCAATTATATGGAAAGAATCACAAAATAAATTTGACGAAAACGGAATTGAAAAAGACGTAGGCATTAATGGATTTCATGGATATACTGCTGGATGGGACGAACATCCTGACCGAGATGATGAATGGATGAAAGCAGAAATAGGTCGTATTGGTGAAGAAAGATTTAGACGTGAATATGGTTGTGAGTTTTTAGTTTACGATGAAACATTAATTAACGCAATTAAATTATCTACAATGGAGGGAGTAGATCCTATACTTAATATGGGGCAGACTCGTTGGTATGGAACTCCAACTGGAGATAAAACTTATGTAATTGCTTTAGATCCATCAATGGGTACAGGTGGAGATTTTTCAGCGATACAAGTTATTGAGTTACCTACTTATAAACAAATAGGCGAGTGGAGACATAATACAACTCCAATTCCGACTCAAGTTAGAATTATGAAAGATATTTGCATTTATATTAGAGATAAATGTGGAACTCACGGGCAAAATATATATTGGAGTGTAGAAAATAATGCTGTAGGAGAAGCCGCACTTATTGTTATTAATGACTTTGGTGAAGAAAATATTCCAGGAATGTTTGTAAGCGAGCCTATTAAAAAAGGACATATACGTAAATTTCGTAGAGGGTTTAATACAACACATATGACTAAAGTTAGTGCTTGTGCTAAACTAAAAACTATGATTGAAAATGATAGATTACAAATAAACAGCAAATTATTAATAACTGAGCTTAAAGGGTTTATTGCATCTGGATCTAGTTATAAAGCAAAACCAGGAGAAACTGATGATTTAGTTATGGCGGCTATACTAACAATGCGTATAATTACTGTACTAAAAGCCTGGGATCCTAGAGTATATGATACATTTAACCAAGCTGACGAAGAACCTGAAGATTACGTGCCGCCTATGCCGATCATGGTTACCACGTTTCCAAGATAAATAATAACATGAGCACAATGGATAAAATATCTGAGAATTTATTTGCTAAAATTAGGGGTCGTTTCCCATCAATTACATTGGGCGACGAAACAGGCGTAGTTACAGATGAGCCTAAATTAGCACGATATTTTGACTTTGATTTTAAAGATGGCGAAGAAACATTAGGAAAAGTAAGTATAACACTTAATGATGATGCTGGTGTAGTAGTAACATTTAATAATGATTTTGTTACTAATGAAAACGAAGATGTTAAAAACAAATGGTACGACTTTTTAAAAGAGTTACGAGTATTTGCTAAGAAAAATATGTTAAATTTTGATACACGCGATATTACAAAATCAAATCTCGATAAACGAGATTATGCCCACTTAACTAAAACTAGTTCCGGAGACAACACAATGAGAGAATCAACAATGTACGGAACGAGTAGAACAAGCTATGAAGATGTTGGAACTGCTCGTTTAGTATTAAAACATAATCAGGCGGTTAATACAGAAATTCCTGGTTCAAGAACCCAACACGTTCATAGCATTTATATTGAAAGCGACAATGGTGAAAGATTTATGTATCCATATAGGCACTTAAATGGTGCGAGAGCATTAGCACGTCATGTCTCCGAAGGTGGTAATCTCTATGATGATTTTGGTAAACACATTGTTGGGTTAAGTGAAGAATTAGCAAAGTTACGTCAATTTAAAACATACATGAATCGTTCAGCAGTAATGGCAGAAGGTTTAAAACAATATATTGATGTTGTTAACGAAAGACTAGAATCTGTTAAAAAAGAATGTTTAAAATTACAACGTGAAACATATTATAAAGAAGCGTTTAAAGATTATAAACAAGAAGTTTTAGAAGAAGTTCCAGAAGATGTTACTAATAGTTGGATTGATGAATTAACTGTTAGATCATTTAATGAAGAATTAAAAAGTGTATTTCCTTACATTTATAAACTTATTAACGACTCTAAGAAGGTTGAAGAGATTGATACAGTTGAAGGAATTAGTAAAGTAGTCGAAGATCACGGACCGAATGTTGATGAGTTCTTAACTAAAATTGCAAATAGTGATGATTGGTTTCAATTAATAGATCAAGGTCTAACAGGAAAACACGGTCCTGAGATTGAAAAAGCATTACAAGATATGTACGATGGTGTTGCCGCTGATCATGGATTCCATGGCAAAGACGACCATGAAGAAATTTTTAATCGAATGCAGATGGATATCGAAGATGCATATGGCACTAAAGAAGAATTAGAACCACAAGCATTTGATCCAGTAGCAGAATACGAAAAAGTTGTTGACTATATTGTTGGTGAACAAGAAAATGCATTAACAGATGGGTCAGACGAAGATAAAGCTCAAGCAATTGATAGACTTAATGAATTGATGGGACAACATTTTCCAGCAGGTGTTAATGGTACAAACGCAATTGAAAGTTTAGCTGGAATAATTGATGATCCAAAATTACAAGAAATGTTCCGCAAAGTTGGACAAAAAGATTCCGACATTTGTGTAAGACCACTTGTAATGAAATGGATTAAAGCACACGCACCAGACGTAACATCACAAATTAATACAGGTGATATGGACGGTGGAGCAGAAGTACCTGCAGAGGCGGCACCATTAGATCATCCAAAAACTTATATGGATCCAGAGCTAGTCAAAAAAATTGTCAAACAAAAAGGCGCAGAACGAGATAAAGAAAAAGGCGACAACAAAAAACCATCGGAAAGATTAGAAGAGCTAATCAAAAGTTATTATGATTACACAACTAATAAATTTCCAAAAGGCGAAACAGCAGTATTAACGGCTGTTGAAAAAGAATTTGGTGAGAAAAGTCTACCATATGCAGAAAAAATGATTGAGAAACTATTTTACGGCCAAGATGCAGAAATGGAACGTATAAAAAGTTTAGCAGGCGTATAAATCACTTTTTCGGCAACATAGAACTTGACTTACTAAATAAAAGATAGTAGTATATACGATATGTGCTACTGCTTAAGGCACTAAAGCGATAGGCTTAAAAATATAAGGAGGCTTAAATTATGGCTACATTAGCAGAAATTCGTGCAAAACTTAAAGAACAAGAGAATCGCTCTTCTGGCGGTTCAGGCGGCGGCGACAACGCCATTTACCCATTTTGGAATTTGAAAGAAGGAGAATCGGCAACGATTCGTTTCTTACCAGACGGAGATGAAAATAACACTTTCTTCTGGCAGGAACGTTTGATGATCAAACTACCTTTTGCAGGTGTTAAGAATGAATCCGATTCTAGACCTGTACAAGTTCAAGTACCATGTATGGAAATGTATGGTGAAACTTGCCCTGTATTAAGTGAAGTACGTGGTTGGTTCAAAGATAAAAATTTGGAAGACATGGGACGTAAATATTGGAAGAAACGTTCATATGTGTTTCAAGGCTTTGTAACTGATAACCCTCTTAAAGAGGACAATTCACCAGAAAACCCAATTCGTAGGTTTATCATTGGTCCGCAAATTTTTCAAATCATAAAGGGTGCATTAATGGATCCTGACATGAATGAATTACCAACAGACTATACCGCAGGTGTAGACTTTAGAATTTCTAAAACTTCTAAAGGTGGTTATGCAGACTATTCAACTTCAACATGGGCTCGTAAAGAGCGTCCTTTGAACGAAGACGAGTATAAGGCAATCGAAAATCATGGATTGTTTACTCTTAGCGACTACTTACCTAAGAAACCTAGTGAAGTAGAAGTTGAAGCTATCAAAGAGATGTTTGAAAAATCTGTTGATGGTGAAGCATACGATATGGACAAATTTGGAAATTATTTCCGTCCAGCGGGAATGTCAGCTCGTACAGGTGATCCTGTAAAGGCGACTACTCCAAGTCCAAAAGCAACTCCAACTCCAGAAGCAACTGTAACTGAGAGTGTTGCAACTGAAACAGCAGAAGCACCAAAAACTGACAACAATAAAGCGGAAGACATTTTAGCAATGATCCGCAATCGTCAGAACGACGCTAGTTAAAGTATAAAGGGGGGCTTCGGTCCCCCTTTCAATTTGGATTAAGGAGATATAATGACCAATAAAGTATTCGACGTTTCTAAGTTTCGTAAAAACTTAACTAAATCAATAACCGGTATGAGTCATGGGTTTCATGATCCAACTGATTGGATCAGCACAGGAAACTTTGCACTCAATTATCTTATTAGTGGCGACTTCCATAAAGGCGTACCGCTAGGTAAGGTTACAGTTCTGGCCGGTGAATCAGGTTCAGGTAAATCATTTATAGCGGCAGGTAATTTAGTACGAGCCGCACAAGAACAAGGTATCTATGTTATTCTAATTGATTCAGAAAATGCATTAGATGAAACATGGTTACAGGCATTAAATGTAGACACCGACGATAAAAAATTACTCAAATTAGGTATGAGTATGGTTGATGATGTTGCAAAAACAGTATCAACTTTTATGACAGACTACAGAGAAATGCCAGAAGAAGAACGCCCAAAAATATTATTTGTTATTGATAGTTTAGGTATGTTATTAACACCTACTGATGTTGATCAATTTACAAAAGGTGATATGAAGGGTGATATGGGACGTAAACCAAAGGCATTAACAGCTCTTGTTAGAAATTGTGTTAATATGTTTGGTAGTCATAATGTAGGGCTTGTAGCAACTAATCACACGTATGCATCGCAAGATATGTTTGATCCAGACGATAAGATTAGTGGTGGACAAGGCTTTATATATGCAAGTTCAATAGTTATAGCAATGAAAAAGCTAAAACTAAAAGAGGACGAAGACGGTAAAAAGGTTACTGATGTACGTGGTATTAGAGCCGCTTGTAAGGTAATGAAAACACGTTACGCCAAGCCTTTTGAATCTGTACAAGTTAAAATTCCATATGAAACTGGAATGGATCCATACTCGGGGCTAGTTGACTTATTTGAGAAGAAAGGCCTACTAAAACAACAAGGCAATCGACTTAAATACGTTGATTCTTCAAAACAGGAGCATCTGCATTATCGGAAAGACTGGGACGGTGAGAAGTTAGAGATAATTATGAATGACTTCAAGAACCTTAATGTAGACGAGGCAGTTGAAGATGAAAACACTGAGGAGTAAAAATCTTATGGAAAGTGGTTCACAAATTAGTGAAATCTGGTCATGCTTTAAAGAATATGTTGATAAAAAACATATTGAAACAGTAGCAGAACGTTTTGTTGACTTATGTGCAGACTATGGCACACCAGATGAAGCATTTAGAGATGCACTAGGCGTAGATAACGAACTAGACAAGGCAATAACATATTACTTAGATGAGGATTTTGATGACAACGACGATTGGACTGAAGACGAGGACTTTTAATGGGCTGGTATTCTGATATTGCCAAAGATGTTGGCAAGATACCTGCGGCAATTGGTTATTTTGAACATGAATTAGAAGAAGCAAAAGCTGAGGTAAGAATTAGAGGAAATGTAGAAAAATCTGCGGCGGAAATGCCGGGGATTGTTGAACATCGATTTAATCAACTTCAAGAATTAGAAGCAATATTAGAATATTTAAACATTGAATTGCGTAGGCTAAGAAGTAGATATTTTAGAAAATATTTGGAAAATTATCAAAGAGCATTAAGTAGTCGTGACGTAGAAAAGTATGTTGACGGCGAAGCAGACGTAGTTGACTACGAAAAAATTATAAATGAGTTTGCATTAATGCGTAATAAATGGTTAGGAGTCACAAAAGCACTCGACCAAAAACAATGGCAACTAACTAATATAGTAAAACTTCGTGTTGCAGGAATGGAAGATGCTAGACTGTAGAGAGGAAAATGAATGAAACTAACAGATACACAATTAGGTAAACAAATACAAGATCAATATGGTGGTAATCACCGAGGTACTGATCATAAAGAGGAAAAGGCCGAATCTAATAGATTACCTACACCTCAAGAATATGCAGAAATGTATAAAGAAAAATACGAAAGAACAGGACATCCTGCTTTGCCAGGATCTATTCAAAAAATAGAACGATATGATCGTATGCCTAAAGCTACATTTGTTAATAGAGTAATGGGCGACTTCCAAAAAATTAGTACTGAAGAAATTTTTCCAAATAAAAAAGTTGTATTGTTTGGTTTACCAGGTGCATTTACACCAACGTGTTCAACTAAACAATTACCAGCATATGACGAAGCATATGATAGGTTTAAAGGTCTAGGTGTTGACGAAGTTTATTGTGTATCAATGAATGATGGCTTTGTTATGAATGCTTGGGGTGAACAACTTGGTATTAAAAATGTAAAATTACTTGCTGACGGCAATGGTGATTTTACACAATCCTTAGGAATGAGTGTTAATAAAAGACATCTCGGCTTTGGTCCACGTTCGTGGCGTTATTCAATTTATGTTATTAATAGCATTGTTGATAAAGCATTTATTGAACCGGGATTTAATCAAACAGGTGAAGACAATGATCCTTATGAATGTACTGATCCTGAAACAATAATCAATTATATCCAAACAACATTACGTTAATTATTAAATACAGTTGTAATGACAATTGTATTAGTAACCGGTGGATTCGATCCAATTCACTCTGGCCATATAGCATACTTCGAAGAAGCAAAAAAGCTCGGCGATGAACTATGGGTTGGAATTAATTCTGACGCATGGCTAATGCGTAAAAAAGGTAGAGCGTTTATGCCTTTTAACGAACGTGCTACAATAGTAAAAAATCTTAAAATGGTAGATAGAGTTATTGACGTCCCAAATGACGACAAAGTTGATAATTCTGGAGGAGCTATTTTTAAATCATTTGCCGTCGGTGCTAAAAAAATTATTTTTGCTAACGGAGGTGATAGAACTAAAGAAAATATTCCCGAAATGAAACATTGGGGTGATAATCCGAATGTAAAATTTGTATTTGGTGTAGGAGGTGATAAACAAAATTCTAGTAGTTGGATATTAGAAGAATGGAAAAGTCCTAAAACAGTACGCAATTGGGGATGGTATAGAGTATTAGATGACAAGCCTGGTTACAAAGTTAAAGAACTAGTAATAGAACCTGGCAAAAGTTTAAGTATGCAACGACATGAATATAGGTCCGAACATTGGTACGTATTAAAAGGCAAGTGTTTAATTAGAACAGAATGGGAAGATAGAGTAGACGAACATAGTATTGATGAAAATAATACATATACAATTGGTAGAGCTGTATGGCATAGAGGAATTAATGAAACATCAAAACCGTGTCATATACTAGAAGTGCAGTACGGTGAAAAATGTATAGAGGAAGATATAGAACGTAAATGAAAACAAAAAAAGAATTAGCCTGGGAACGTAAATTACAACAAGATATTGATCATTCGCACTTAACTGATGAAGAATGGTATATGGTAGGAGTGTGTAAACCATATACTATGACAAGCGGTAAAAGACTTTTACATACATTTAATACTGTTAAAGAACTAGATAAAAATAATATTAAAGGTGATATAGTAGAATGTGGAGTATGGCGTGGCGGACAAATAATTAGTGCCTGGTTAGCAAATAAAACAACAAATAGAAATTTTTGGTTGTTTGATACATTTGAAGGAATGACTCCTCCAACAACTAATGATTATAAAATTAATCCAGATGGATCAAAAGGATTTGCTCATGACAGTGGTAAAGCAAAAGCAGGTTATGATCAATGGTGTAGAGCAGAATTACAAGAAGTTGTAAACAATTTAAATCCATATATTCCACAAAAGCAAACACATTACGTTGTTGGAGATATATGTGAAACACTTAAAAATCCAAAAAATATTCCTGATCAAATTGCATTACTTCGTTTAGATACCGACTGGTATGACAGTACAATGGCCGAATTAACACATTTATGGCCTAAAGTAGTGTCAGGCGGTATATGTGTACTAGATGATTATAACAGTTGGCAAGGTAGTAAAAAAGCCTTTCATGACACCTTTGGAGATACAATAAAGATACATACTATTGACCAGGTGGCAGTCTGGTTTCAGAAGGAGTAATATGGGTACAAGAGGCATGAGACAATTAAAAAATCCTAATCAGCTACAACTTTCGGAGTTGGCAACAAATAAAGTCTTTATAGGATATGATGTTAGAAGTGATATTCCTTGGCAGGTTTGTGAGCATAGTATTAAACGATTTAATAATAACATTGAAGTCCAACCATTAGCACAAAAGGATTTACGAGAACGTAAGTTATATTGGAGAGATGAAGATAAACTTGCTTCAACGGAATTTACATTTACAAGATTTTTAGTGCCTGCATTAATGAATTATAACGGTTGGGCATTATTTTGTGATGATGATATTATATTTTTAGAAGATGTACAAAACTTATTCGATTTAGCTGACAACAAATATGCAGTTATGTGTGTACAACACGATCATAATCCATCACCGGGTATGAAAATGGATGGTCGAGTACAAACACAATATCCAAGAAAAAACTGGAGTTCGGTAGTATTATGGAACTGTGGACATCCAAGTAATCAAAAAATTACAGTTGATTTAATTAACAATCCTGACACAACAGGAAAATATTTACATAGATTTTCTTGGCTTAAAGATGAAGAAATAGGTAAGATTTCAAACGAATGGAATTGGTTAGTTGGTTGGTATAAAGAACCACAAGACGGTACACCTAAGGCATTACATTATACAGAAGGTGGACCTTGGTTTAAAAATTATCGTGACTGTGAGTATAATCAAGTTTGGAAAGATGTACTTGCAGAAACAATGCAAGGGAAATAAAAATGGAATGGGACCCCAGACATTTGAAACCCGAATTAAAAAATTTAGTTAATAACATTTTAGCCGCAGTTGCACAAGGCAAAGCTAAAGATGCCGTTAATGCTGTAACTGAAGCATTTGAAGATGTTAAATCTCCTGAATTAATTTGTGTTGATAGTGGAATTAAAAAAGTAGAGAAAAAAGAAAAAGCACCATTTGGATTAGTAGATTCATTTGTAATGGCAATGGCTTTAGGTTCCAATGGAAAATATATTAGAGCAGATGATTTAGACTGGAACGATAAAACTCCTTTATTAGTTAGAGGTTTAGGCAAAACTAAAATTATTAAAAGATGTATTGAAGAAGGTAGAGATTTTTACTTTATGGATACAGGGTATATAGGAAATAATCCTAGTCCTTTAAATCCTAATGGTAAAAAGATGTATCATAGAATAGTTAAAAATGCATTACAAAATCTTCATATGCCGGCAAGAGATAGAATTGAAGATAAAGGAAAAGATCCTCGTGATGATGATCAAACTGCACAAAGAAAATTAGACGCTAACTTATTAATAAAAGCTCCCGAACATTATAGTGGTGAAAGATGGAAACGTCTTGGTATACAATTTAAAGACGTTACAAATGGTAGAAAAATACTTGTTGTTCCTCCTAGTGAAAAAGTTATGAAATTCTTTGAATTAGATTTAGACGTATGGATTGAAAATACTATTCTAGAAATTAAAAAGCACACACAACGTCCAGTAGAACTTAGAAGAAAACCAAGTAGAGAAGCTAGAGTTTCTACACAAACAATGGAACAAGCATTAGATGAAGATGTACATTGTATGGTTACATTTAATAGTATTGCGGCTTTAGAAGCAATGATTTATGGTAAACCTGCGTTAGTATTAGGTCCTAATTGTGCTCAAGATCTTTGTGAGAAAAAGATTGAACGAATTGAATTTATAAAACATCCTGGACGAAAACAACTTACATGGCTTTGTCGTTATTTGGCTAATAATCAATTTACGTATGACGAAATGCTTAATGGATATGCTTGGAGTAAAATAAAATGAGAGTAGTTGGATATACAAAAGTTATTCCTCCTGGAACTAGAACTAAACCATTAAAGCATAATCATAAAGAACAAATTATTCGTAATTTTGTTGCAGGTGTTAGACAATGTGGAGATAACGGTTTAGTATATGATGGATTTAATTTATTAGATTGTGATGTTGCAATTATGCAAGGCTTTATACATGATGGAAGTGCCCATGTACCTCATATACAATTAAGAAGATCTATTTCTGAAAATACTGCCAATAAAGCATTTATAACAGCAGATAGTAATTTATTTTTATATAAAGCAGTAACGAACGAACCACATCATTATTTACGATATAGTATTAACGGTGTATTCAATGATACTGGCAATTATTGTAATACTAATTCAGACGACACACAATGGAAAAAAATACAAAGAGATTTACGAGTTACTTTACAACCTTGGTCATTAAATCAAAGAGAATGCATACTATTATGTTTGCAACGTAATGGCGGTTGGTCAATGAAAGGTAAAGATGTTGTACAATGGGCTAATTTAAAAATAGCAGAAATTAGAACATTTAGTAATAGACCAATTATAGTTAGACCACATCCTGGTGATAAGAAAGCACCAGAGTATACAAAAAATATTCACGGGCCTGATGTACGTATAAGTTTTGAACCACGTATAGAACATGATTTAGCAAAAAGTATGGTCACAATAGTTTATAATAGTAGCCCGGCAGTGGCCAGCGTAATAGAAGGAGTACCAGTAATCGTGGAAGATCCAGTATCTAGTCAAGTATCTGAAGTATGTCACCGCAAGTTAGCTGACATAAATGATTTACAACCATTTAATAGAGACCAATGGATTAAAAATATTGCACAATGCCATTGGAGTTTTGCAGATTTAACATCAGGAGAAGCATGGAACCATATGCGAAAGTTTTTATAAAATGGCTATGTCCCCGGCAGAATTTGACCGAGAGCTGGCAAATAGGATATGGTGGATGATAAAGGGCAAAGCAATACCTGACCAATATACAGATGAAGATTGTAAAGCAATAGTAAAACGTTATTGGCACAGAGCAATGGAACAAGGAAATGGATAAATGAAAATATTAAAAATTATAATGTGGCCATTTATAATGGTAAAGAATATATTAGATGGTAATTACTGGGCAGAAAAAATTGGTAATAAAACTGGTGCATATGATAAAGCACATAACAGTAAACTTGCACAATGGTCGCGTAGCCTTACAGGATGGAAATGGTGGGCATGGCAAATAGGTGGCGGTTTAGTATTTGTTGTTGTAATAGAGATGTTATTAAATTTTATAGGCCTTAGTATGTTGCCTTGGAGATGGTAATGAAAATTATTGAGAATTGGTTAGAACCAGAGTTAATAGAGTATCTACATGAACAATTTTTGTATAATACTCCGCATTATTATACTGAACGCTCAAGTACTGATACATTATTTTATTCTCATGATTTTAATAGTCGCGATCTTTTACTTGGACATTTAGAACTTAAACTTAGAACAAATTATCTTACACCAGCTCATGAAATTAATAGAATATTTTTTAATGTACAGCATCCTGGGATGAATGGATCTTTTCATGTAGATTCTAACCAAGATGATAGTGTAACTGCTATTTTAAATCTTAGCCCTGAGGATGAAGGCGGAGATTTTGTTTATTTAGAAAATGATATAGAAAAAAGAATAAAATATAAACGCAATAATTTAATATTACTTAATAGTACTATGCCACATTACGGCGAAGCATTTAAAAAGGATCCAAGACTTACATTGGTGTTTCATACTTATGTCAGACATTAAATTTGTAACTACATTTCATAATCCAGGAATGGTGGAATACGGGCAACGCTTTATTGATAGCTTTGCAGAGCGTGTTGATAAAAATATACATTTAGTTGTATATGCAGAAGACTGTTGGCCTGATAATCCGGATCCTTTACAAATTATTATTAAAGATCAAAAAGAAGTACCAAAGCTAATAGCATTTAAAGAACGTTGGAAAGACGTTCCTAAAGCAAATGGAAAATGTCCTTGGCCTGAAAGACGACCTCGTGATCATCATAAAGAATTTAAATGGCACGCCGTAAGGTTTGCTAATAAAACGTATACAGTATTTCAAGAAGCACTAGATCCAACTATTAATTGGTTAGTATGGATTGACGCAGATACATTTGTGCATAGTGATTGGAGTTATGAGCAAATTAAAAATTTACTACCTAGAGATAAATGGATAACTTATGTAGGTAGAGGTATAGGATCACAAACTTGGCCTGAGTGCGGATTTTATGGATTAAATGTTAAAGACAGAATGTGTAAACAATTTTTAACAGAATTTGAAAGATATTATGAAGATGCTGACAATGGTATCTTTACACTAGATGAATGGCATGATTCATTTGTTTTCGGTCATATACTAAATCAAATGAAAGCAAAATATCCTAATGTATTAGATTATAGTGCTAACATTTATAATAATACAGCAAAGACTGGGGGTGGCGGTCATCCTCTAATTAATTCTGTTTTAGGAACATGGCTCGATCATATGAAAGGTGTTCGTAAGTCAGAAGGTAGTAGTAGAAAAAAAGATCTTCTAGTACCTAGAAATGAGAAGTACTGGAATGAAGTTTAGTTTATGGACAAACTATGGTGCAAAAAATAGTAAACCTGTTTTTGATAGTTTTGCTAGTGGTGTTCGTATTGCCGGCCACTCTGTTACTTACAATGAGTTTAGTGGTGACGTGGGTGTTATTTGGTCTATTTTGTGGAACGGCAGAATGGCTGACAACAGGAAAGTCTGGGACTATTACCGTTCGCAAGATAAACCGGTTATAGTACTAGAAGTTGGTGGCATTAAACGAGGCACTACTTGGAAAGTTGGAATTAACGGAATTAATAATGAAGCAAACTTTGGTCCTAAAGGTAATGGTCCTGAACGTGCAAAATTATTAAATCTAGAATTACAACCTTGGCGTACTAATGGACGCGACATTATTATTTGCGGACAACACGACAAAAGTCATCAATGGCGTCATATGCCACCAATGGCTGAATGGATTTTTCAAACAATTAGTGCAATACGAGAACATACATCAAGAAGACCTATTATCGTTCGACCCCATCCTAGATGTACAGTAACTACCGAACTTAATAAATTTGAAAATGTAACAATAGAATTTCCTCGCCAAATTCCAAACACATATGATGACTTTGATTTTGATTTCCATAATGCATGGGCAGTAGTGAATTGGTCAAGTAATCCTGCTACCCAGGCCGTAATTGGAGGAGTTCCAGTTTTTGTTGGGCCTAGTAGTTTAGCTTGGGATGTTGGAAACGATTCATTAAAAGATATTAATAATCCAGTTATGCCTGACCGGCAACAATGGTTAAATGATCTAGCATATACTGAGTGGACAACGGAAGAAATTTCTCAAGGAATTCCGCTTAAACGATTGACATTTGACATAGAATAAAGTATAATAGTTTTATGATTGAGAAATCGTTAACTATTGAAGATTGTTTAGAATTGGTTGCTGGTATTAGTCAATTAAAATATCATAACGACCCTGACCTTTCCAAACTCCAAAATTTTAAATTACACGAAGACAATCATAAAATAATGTTTAGTATTGCTAAACAAGTTATGAAAGGTACTGCTTTAACCCAAAGACAATACAATTTAGTTAAAAAGTTATTAATCGAATATTATGAACCCCAATTTAAAGCTCACGAAATTGAGCTTAAAGATTGTCTTGGGAAGTTAAGAACTCCTTTAAGAAAAATTAACGACGAGCATTGGATTAAACTTTTGGATTATAAGGAAATGAAAATGCTTGTTATTCGTTTTCCTTTTAATAAAAAGGTTATAAAGTATATTGAAGAATTAAAAAATAGTGTTGATAAAGAATACTTTTATGAAGCTCATAAACATTTCTTCCCATACGAAGAAAAGTATGTTTGGAAACTTGTTACTATAGCTAATAAGTTTGAAAGGAAATTTAACATTGAAAAACAAGTATTAGACATTTATAATAAATTACTTGAATTCAATAATAATAAAACTGATTATATTCCGGGCATATACAACTATAAAATACGTAATATGCCGCAACGTGGTATTGATTATTGTATTAATACTTTAGGAGAACCTTGTAAGGAAAACTTCTACAAGTATTATGATAGACGTCTTATGTTTGGCTTTGAACATATGGATCCAGATAATTTAATAGAAAGCCAAGGATATCTTTCAATCTTATCACGTAAGATTATAAACAGACGAACTACTACAGTTCTTATTAATAGTAAGTCTTGGACAATAGATCAAATACTAACTAGTATTCACGAACTAGATAGATATCCATTATTAATTGTTTTAGATAAACATCATGCTATGGATGAGATATCACAGTTGCATCGTCGTTTTAGAAATTATATTGCACCAACAGAAATGTCTGTTATGTTTAGATTAGATTCTAATCCAAAAGGAAACTTATTTAACCATTTCGTCAGAGATGAGAGATTAAATAATATAGTTGACAAGCAAACTAAAATAGTGTATATTAGTACTAATAAGGTTCCTAAACCTTTAATAAAAACAAATTGGCGACCTATTGCTACATTTACTTTAGGCAGTAAAAGGAACTATACTAAAGTAGACGGCTTTATATCAGGTACTGATTTGTATATGCAGTATGATGAAGATGCATCACCTTATTTGACACATTCGAATCATTTTGCGGATAACAAAATAGAAAAAATATAAATGGTAAGTTGCAGAATAGTAATTCAAGACGAAGTTAATGTAAAGGTCGAAAATCTACCGGTAGAATACCGACGTAAGATTGCAAACAAGTTAAAGTTTGCTGTCCCGTATGCTCGATACTTACCTAAATATAAATTAGGTCGATGGGACGGTAAGATTAACTTTTTTGGAATTGGAGGAACTGGGTATGTTAACCATCTCGATATTATTGTTAATACTCTTGTAGATTCAGGAGTTGAAATTGCAGAAATAAAAGATCATAGAGTAAAGCATGATCTTTCATTTAAACAAATTACTAAAAATTATTGGAGTCATAAAACATGGCCTAAAGGACATATTGCTGAAGGCGAAAAAATTATATTACGTGACTACCAAGTTGAAGTTGTTAATAACTTTTTAAAAAATCCACAAGCATTACAAGAAGTTGCCACAGGTGCAGGCAAAACAATTATTACTGCAACATTATCACATCTTTGTGAGAAGTATGGGCGTACACTTGTTATTGTTCCTAATAAAAATTTAGTTACACAAACAGAAGAAGACTATGTTAACTGTGGATTAGACGTTGGTGTATACTTTGGCGATAGAAAAGAATTAGGTAAAACACATACTATTTGTACTTGGCAAAGTTTGAATATACTTGATAAGAAAAGTAAAAACTATGAAGATACATTAACACTTGCAGAATTTTTAGATGGAGTAGAAACATTAATTGTTGATGAAGTACACCAAGCTAAAGCTGAAGTATTAAAAAAATTACTAACACAGAATTTAAAACACGCACCTATTAGATGGGGACTAACTGGAACTGTACCTAAAGAAGATTTTGAATTTCAGGCTATACTTGCTAGTTTAGGTCCAGTAATAGGAAAAATAAGTGCTAAAGAATTACAAGATAAAGGAGTGCTATCTAATTGTCATGTTAATGTTGTACAATTAATTGATACACCGATACATACCAATTATCAAGAAGAATTAAAATATCTTGTTACAAATAAAGATAGAGTAAAATATATAGGCAAAATGATTAAAACAATTAGGGATTCAGGTAATACACTAGTCCTTATTGATAGAATTTCTTCAGGCGAAAAATTACAAGAACAAATACCAGATTCAGTTTTTATTAAAGGCGATGTAAAATTAGCAGATAGAAAAGAACAATATGACGAAGTTAAAGAAGCAACTAATAAAGTACTTATTGCTACCTATGGCGTTGCTAGTGTTGGCATTAACATACCAAGAATATTTAATTTAATACTAATAGAACCAGGCAAATCATTTGTGAGAGTAATTCAATCTATAGGCAGAGGTGTACGTAAGGCAGAAGATAAAGACTTTGTACAAATATGGGATATTACTTCTACGTGTAAGTTTGCAAAGCGACATTTAACACAACGTAAGAAGTTTTACAAGGAAGCACAATATCCCTTTACTATTGAAAAAATAGACTGGAATTAATTATGAAGGAATTCTTAATAAAGGTGAAAGTCGGAGATGAAATTGAGGTAGGAAGGTTTAGAAACGTTTCAACAAAAATCAAAGCTATTGAATTTGATGAATACGGACAACCTGTTGTAGTAACTGATAAAGGAAAGAAAAAACTTTTAAGTTGTAGGCTATCAAAATTAAATCCTGGCAATAAAACACCAAAAGAAATCCTAGCAGACGCTAGAAGGAAAAAGAAATAAATGAAGATATTAACCCTGGAAAATAAATGTTTTCTCTTGAATAACCTACCAGAAGAACTAACAGATGATGTAAGATTTGCAGTATTAGATAACTCTAATCCAAAAGAACCTGACTTCTTTTTTATACCGCTAATCTTTCTAGAAAGTTTTAGTTCACCAGCAATGGTATTAGAAATAGGTGGCAAAGAAATAACAATGCCTGTAGATTGGAGTTTAGCAGTAGGCGATAGTAACGGAGCAGGTGAAATAGAAATACTACCTTTAACAAGTTTAAATGATAGAGGTTTTGAAGCATTTTTATTTAATCCGTTAACCAGTTATACTTTAAATTGGGGACCTGTTAAGATAACTAATTTTTATAACGATGTGAAATGGTACTTTCCTAAAATGAAAAATGGACAGCTTCTAGCTACTCCGATTACCGAAGGTGAGAATCCATTATGTGCATACTTTGTTAAAGATATTAGTAGACAAAGTGAAATGATTGATTACGGTGCATTAATATAATGTGGGACGGATCTCAGTATAATTATATGTTTTGGAAAAAGAAAAATACAATCGTATTAGACGCATATACTGATAGGAAAGAAATATTCGAAGCCTATCAACCTATGTTAGCAAGGAAATTTATTCCCGACTGGTGGAAAAATTTACCACAGTACAGAGAAACAGATATGCCTGGCTATGATAAAATGCCAGTTGCAACTTTAAGACAATGTCCAGCAATTAATGATATACTTAAAACAGGAATTATAGTCCCGGCTTGGTGTCAAGTTCATGCAAAAATAGATATGGGCGGTAATAAAGAAATCCATATGGTTCCTAACTATACTCAAGTAAGTCAACATGACGAGCGTGACTTTGGTCATCATAAACCTGATATGGTGCATTTAAAAATTACATCTCGTTGGGCGTTTGTAGAAAAAACAGGTGTTAAGTTTGTTTGGGTTAAACCTGATTGGCATCATAAAAACCCATTAGCATATTGGACAGTTCCTGGTATAATAGAATACAAATATCAACACGCCGTTCTACATAATTTAATGGTTCCATATAATACTAAATTACAAATTGATACTGGAACTCCGTGGTTACAATTAATACCTTTATCTGAAAAGCCAATAGAAGTAAAATGTCATTTAGTTTCCACACAAGAATTAGAACAGATAATGAATGCAAATGCACAAATTTCAACAACAGGGGGCTATTTAAAAAAAATAAAAGATATTAGAAAACAGCAGGAGAGACTAGATGAAAACGATTAGTGAAGAATATATATTACAATTATCTAGATTGCATGATCAAAAAGCATCATTTGGTGATGCTAAAGGATTAAAACAGTCAGAGAAATATATTAAAAAATATAATCCAGAGAGTGTAATTGATTACGGGTGTGGTAAAGGTGGAGTAACCTTAGCATTACAAGAAGCATATCCGGATATGAAAGTAGTAGGATATGATCCAGGTAATCCTACTTATGCGGCTAAACCTGAAGGAACATTTGATATGCTTATATCAACAGATGTATTAGAGCATATTGAACCACAGTTTTTAGAAAATGTTTTACGGCATATGAACGAACTATTTACTAAAGTTGCTTTTTTAATTATTGCAACAAGCCCTGCTAAAAAGTTTTTACCAGATGGGCGTAACGCACATCTTATTGTTGAAAACCCAGGATGGTGGAAACCTTTATTAGAAAAGTATGTTGGTGGTAAAATTGTGCATCATGAATTTGTAGAAAAAACTAGAACAGATAAAAAAGGTATTGTTCATCCTAATAACAAATATATTGTAGTACTGGAAAAATAATGGTTACAAAAGCAGATTACACTATCACAGAAAACTTCTTAGATGAAGAAGCATTTAAGTTTATTGAACAACAACTTATGGGTACACAATTTCCTTGGTTCTTTCAACCAGGAGTTGTTGAAGAAAACGATGACGGACTATGGACTTATTTTGCTCATCAGTTCTTTGCAGAAAATAGACCACAATCAAATTATATACAAATACTTCAACCTTTATTTGATAGGCTTAACCCTAAAGCACTTGTAAGAGCAAAAGCAAACTGTTATATACGTTCTGAAAAATTACATCAACATAACTTCCATATTGATGGTGATTACGATCATAATTTAGCAATATTATCTATTAATACTTGTAACGGATTTACTGTCCTTGAAGATGGAACAAAAATAGAAAGTAAACGGAATCGTTTATTAATAATTAATGGTTCACAAAAACACGCCAGTACTACTTGTACAGATGCTCAAATGCGAGTAAACATAGGAGTTAATTTTTTCTAATGTCTTTTACAAACTTAATGACTATAGCCCTTGATTCTATATTAGATGAAGTTACTTGCAATGGTAAGTGTGCTCCTAATGTAGTTGAACTTGGTAACCAAAGATTAAAAAATAATAAGTCACGTGCTAAAATGTACCTAAAATTAAACACTACTGGTACTGAAGGACTGTCAACAACAAAAGAATTTTATAAAGACATTGGCTTTAGGAGTTATCTAGCGATCGATGTAAACACCGATAATGATGCAGTTGCGTTAGATCTTAATATGGATTTAGAAAAGCATTACGGATTTAAAGACAAATTTGATTTAGTAACTAACAACGGTACTGGTGAACACGTTTTTAATCAGTATATGGTATTTAGAAATGTTCATAACTTATGCCAAGTTAAAGGTTTTATGATTCATGTATTGCCTTTTTATAGATGGGTTGATCACGGATTTTATAATTTTCAACCTAATTTATTTCCGTGTTTAGCATTACAAAACAATTATAAATTAAATGGTTTATGGATAGGATCAAGCGATGGTCAAAGAATAGAAAAACTATCTGGAAAATTATCTCGTGATAAAGGATATAGAAATGACTATAATTTAGATAGTTGGGAACGTGATCCAATGATAGTTGCTATTATGCAAAAGAAAGAAGATAACGAATTTACTTCTCCACAACAACATTTATATAATAACGATAATATTACTAGTGAGGAAATATCTGAAAGATACAAATGAACCTGTCAGTATTACAAAACTTTAAACCTGAACATTTTAAAATGGATCCGTTCCCACATATCCATATACCACAGGTATTACCATGGGGGTTATATAAAGAATTAGAAGAAACTTATCCCGAAGAACTTATGCTTAAAGGTGAAACTAAAGGCTTTGGCGATATGCGTTATCAACAAAAAGATTTTGATTACTCAGCTATTACTCCTTTATGGAAAGCATTTGCAGATTATAATACTAGTAAGTGGTTTAAAGATGAAGCCGTACAAGCATTACAAGAAGGAATAAAATATCACTATGGTGATAAGTTATATACAAAATATGCCCGAGCTGATGTAAAACCTAGATATGAAAAAGGCCCTGCTGATGCTATGAAAATGGAAATGCAATTTGTTATTAATGCAATTGATGTTAAACAAATTAGAACACCACACGTTGATCAAGCACGTGAATTATTTGCATTTTTATTTTATTTTAAAAAGTTTGCTGACAAAAAAGAAGACGGTGGATTAAATCTTTATAAGAAAAAAACAACAGGACAATGGCGAAGATCCGGCGGTCGTGTTGCATTACCTGATGATATTGAACCTGTAGCTCATATTCAATATCGCCAAAATACTATGGTAGGTTTCTTAAATACAGTTAACAGTTTGCACGGTGTAACACCTAGAGAAAATCCTACTAATATTAGACGATATGTTAATATTGATTGCCATGTGCAGGAAAAATTATTTAAATTTCAAGATTAGGAGAAATTATGTTTGAAAACGAATGGGTATCTTGGATATTAGGATATAAGTTACAATATTGGTATTGTAAAAATTATGATTTCGTTAATAAAAGATGTAAAAAGTGGGAGTGGAGATGACAGTTAAAGCAGGAAAGATATGGGGACAAACGGAATTAATTCATGCTAATGGTGTGTTAGAATTCCATCGTATCGAATTTAAAAAAGGTTTTAAATGTTCAGAACATGAACACTTATATAAGTTTAATGGATTCTTTGTTGAACGTGGCAAGATGCTTGTTCGCGTTTGGCAAGATGATGATCAAGAAGGTTTAATAGACGAAACTATTCTTGAAGCAGGAGACTTTACTGTAGTTAAACCCGGTAAAGTTCATCAGTTTGAAGGCATAGAAGATGGCGTAGCCTTTGAACTATATTGGGCTGAATTTGATCATAACGATATAGTTCGTAGAACAGTCGGCTCAAAAGTTAACCCTTAACCAGAGGTATAAAATGAAGTTTACAGTATTAGTTTTATTGAGTTTTATGTTTATGGGATGTGTAGGATTATATGCTGATTCAGATATTAATACACGATTGGATCAGGCAAGTAAAACAAAATGGCGTTCTCAATCCTGGCCGTTCATGCAATATCCAGCAGATGAGAAAAAGCTCACAAAGTTTTTAGCTAGTACATCTTTGTATAAAGATTGCGTAGCTAAGAAAGGTCATGTAACACAAATGTACCAGGATGGTATGATTGGTGACTTAACTCTTATTTGTGAAGAGAAAGTTGGAAGATAAATGCCTTTATATCCATATCTATGTCGCAGGTGTTGTTGGACTGAAACACTTGACATAGAAGTTAAGGATAGGGATAAAAAGCAATGGTGTGATTCTTGTCGGGAACATACGCTAGACAGGACGTCATGGCGTATAAAACCCGAAGGATGGTACACAAACGAACATGGTGTAGTAACTATTAGAAAGGAATAGATGTTTGGAATATGTAAAAAAATATGTCGTTGGTTATGTCCAGAGAAACCTCTGGTATTAAAAAACGAAGTAAAAACAAAGAAAAAGAAAAAGTATAAACGTAAAGCTAACCCTTATGGTGGCAAATGGAATGGGAGGTTATAATGTCAAAAGAACTTAACGAAAACGAAACACGCCCTAGAATTTATGAGCGTAATCCTGATACAGGAGTTATTCGTTGGAGATATGTTGGTGAAAGTCCTGACGATTATGGATGGCCAAATTATGGCAACATTCTTACTAAAGAGGAAGAGAAAGAGTTGGATAAAGATTGTAAAGATGGAGGTTGTAAGTTGTGAGAAGCAAAGATGAATATCAAGATTTAGCTGATTGTATTCGTTCTGATCAATTATCTGCTAGACAAGTAGTAGATGAAATGGAGGCTGATCCGGAATTTGCAAAATGGTATAAAAAGAAGTACTTGACAAATAATGAAGAATAAAGTATACTAGTACTATGTATAATAAAGAACTATTCATGGCGCTTGACAAAGATAGTAAAGGCGTATGGGACGAATATACTGATGACGAGCGTACACAAATTATTAAAGAAAAGTTTTGGTTACTAAATCGTTATATGAGTTTAGTCAACGGCACACAGGCAGAAGAAGAATTTGCTGTTACGGCTACAAACGAACTGTATAATATAAATTGGGCTATAGTTAGTAAACATCCTAAATTACTTTGGCAATTGTTATGTTGTACACATAATCCAGAAAGAAAAGAACGAAGTCATGGTTGGATAGCCTTAAAGAAAAAAGGTAGCAAAGATCCAAAAACAAAGTTCTTATTAGAACTATATCCAAATAAAAAACAAGACGAGGTTGAATTACTTGCTAGAATATCTACAAAAGCGGAACTTAAACAACTCGCCCAAGATTTGGGATACGAGAAAAAAGATGTCAAGTTCTAAACCATATATTTGTAAATACTGTGGAACAGGATACACAAGAGAAAAAACTCTTGCTGTTCATATGTGCGAAAAGAAAAGACGCCATATGCAAAAAGACGAGAAAAGAGTACAATTAGGATACTTAACGTTTAATAGGTTCTATCAATTGTGCCAAAAGTTTGAAGGAAATAAAACTTATGAAGAATTTTGTGATAGCCCTTATTATAATGCTTTTGTTAAGTTTGGGAGTTTTCTCAATAACGTGCGACCTCTTTATCCTGACAAATACATCGATTATGTCGTAACAAGTGGTGTTAAACTTGATCATTGGTGCAGAGACGAATTATATGAAAAGTATGCATTGAATTTAATTCTTAAAGAAAGTGTTGAAACTGCACTTGAAAGAAGTATTAAAACAATGATGGATTGGTCAGAAGAAAAAGAAGCTCCTTGGCAACATTATTTTTCTTATGTTAGTTTAAATCGTGCTTGCCAAGATATTAAAGATGGGAAAGTAAGTCCGTGGCTAATACTTAATACTAAGAGCGGAAAAGAAATGTTAGCAAAATTTAGTGACGAACAATTACAAATTGTATTTCACGTTATGAATCCACAACATTGGGCTATGAGATTTAAAAGACACGTAGCTGATGTAGAGCTAGTTAAGGAAGTAGCAAAAGAAAGTAATTTATGAAAAAAGACGATAAATTTAAAGCACATGGTATTATAATAGAAGATATTCAAGCACAAGTTAGTATTGAAAAAGATGACTCTGTAACTATTAAATTTGTTGGGTTTAAATCTAATGGCTCTGCACAAGAATATGCAAATAGAATTCTTGCTAACATGGGATTTATATTAGAAATGATAGAAGAAAATGCTCCTAATGAACCTAAAGGGCAAATTAAAAAGACGATACACTAATGCCAGATATTGATATAGACTTTGCTAATAGAGATGTTATATTAGAAAAAATAAAACATCGAGTAGCAAGATTAAACAAAGAAAAGAAACATAATACAGGAGTTTACTTTACAGAAATTCCAAGCAATCCTGTAGATAATATGTCAACTGTTGATTATAAGACTGCTGAAAATCGTGGCTATTTCAAATTAGATTTTCTAAATGTAAGTCTGTATAAAGACATAAAAAATGAAGATCATCTAAATACGTTAGTACATAAGGAACCGTTATGGACACTTCTAGAACACGAAGATTTCGTCAAAAAATTATTTCACGTAGGCGAACATTTTTCAATTTTAAAAAGCATGAAACCAAAGTCAGTAGAACAACTCGCTATGGTCCTAGCAGTAATACGACCAGGGAAACGTCACCTACTAGGGAAGACGTGGAACGATATGAAAGAGACAATATGGGAGAAACCGAAAAACAATGAATACTATTTCAAAAAAGCTCACGCAGTTGCCTACGCTATGGCAATTGTGGTACAAATAAATTTGATATGTGAGCAATTGAATGAAGGGAGCAACACTAATCCAGTGTCAACGATGTAGAGTTGGTAGCTTGATATATATTAAAGAGAATATATGGAAGTGTAATACGTGCAAACATGAATTCAGAAAATTTTGGCAAAGTAAAAATAATAGACAATTGGATAGATAAAGATTTTATTGATCATTTATCCGATCAATTTTTGTATAGTTATCCACATTACTTTGTTGAAAGCTCATTGAACACAAAACCTAATATGTACTCGCATGATTTCCCGCCAGGAAATCCTATAATTAGTATGCTATCAGAAAAGATACAAAAACAATTCGGACCTAAACTTAATTTTACTAGAGTTTATTTTAATGTTGCACACCCAGGAATGAACGGAAGTTTTCATGTAGACTCTAAAGATCCAAATGCTGGTCCTTCTATAATGTTAATGGTTACACCTAAAGGCGAAGGAGGTGAATTTTTTTATAAACCCGACCCAACCGATAACTTATGTATAGAAAAAATAGAATATGAACAGAATAGATTGCTCGTATTTAATTCACACATGGAACACTACGGACAATCATTTACTAACAAACCTCGAATAACTTTGGTATTTAAAACTTATGTCGAACCCAATTAAAGTTAAATTTTTTACACCTTTTGCTGAATTACAAGAAACATTACCACCAGTTCCAGCTAGTAAGTTTTGGCCTGAATGGTTTAAAAATGCACCAGGAACACGACCCGGTACTGAAGGATACCACAAAGATTCTAGAACTGTAAAGAGCTGTCCAGGCATATTAGATATGCTTAATATGGGATATATTATTCCACTATGGGCGGATTATAAAGTTACTAGACAAGAAGATGGAAATGTAAACTGGCAAGTACCTTCATTAAGCAACGGTCGTTCTATGTATGGAGCAGGAATTCATCCACATGATCAAATAGAAAGTTATCCTTTTGAAGAAGATACTTATAAAGGTTCATTTAAGTTTCAAAATCCTTGGGAAGTAAAAACTCCTAAAGGATATAGTTGTATTATGATTCATCCTTTTTATAATAAACATCCTAACTTACAAGTTTTAACTGGAAATGTTGATACTGATTATTATCATGAACTTCATGTAAATTCTTTCTTTACTGCTCCAGTAAATAAAACAATTTTATTTGAGTATGGTATGCCACTAGTGCAAATTATTCCTTATAAAAGAGACGAATATGAAATGGAAGCATTAGCTGGAGATCATCGTACAAGAGATAATATTCTAACACAGTTTATACACAATTCTATATTTGCTCCTCAGCATTATAGAAAAAATCTATCTCCTAAACGATACAAATAGTTAAGATTTTGGCTTTCTAATTAATTGGACACTCTTTCGTTTAACTCGCTTTACAGATAAGTTACCTAAATTTACAATAGGTCCTACTGTTACTTTAACATCTTTGCTATTCATAGTAACTAAGGCGTGTTTAAATCTAGTGAATTCTTTAGGTAAGAAGATACTTATAGGAATAGTTCTATTGCTTTCAAACCACCAAGTCTCTCCCATGCGTATAAAATGCTCTTTTTCTTCAGCTTCTCTGAGCATAGTATATACGTACATGGAAGTAACGTGTTGATCTTGATTAGCAATTATACCTATATATTCGTCACCCCCGTATTGTACAACACTTAAAAAGGGGAAATTTGTTTCTATATCTTTTAATAGCATCTTTCAAATAAATACACTTATATAAAATAGTGAGAACATTATGCAGTTAACACCTAGATATTTATCAACCAATAAAGCCATAGTCATAGCAGATTTGGCTAATAACATAACGGAGTATAGACCAGTGTACCAGAGAAATTTACAAGTATATAAAGGCATAGATAACGTATTGACCTTTGAGATTCAGAATCCAGATCAGAAACCTTTAAGTATATTAAACATTTACACGCCTAAATTTGTGGCGTTTGATGAAAATAACAATCTTGTCATTGAACATGATGGAACAATTAAAGAAACATCTACTCCTTCATTTAAAGGACAATTTACTGTAACAGTGACAGAAAACGATCTATTAGATTTAAAATCGCAATACCTAAGCTATAACATTTATCTTATAAAAACTGCGGATTTATCAAAAGTATTAACGTATGCAAACACTCACTATAACGCACACGGAACTATATTTGTAAGTGCTGAAGCATTCCCTGGTCCTTCTACAACTTATACTGTAAAAACATTTAGTGAAACTGCTGTAGATAGCAAAGTATTTGTAAGTGAATCTGTTACTGCCGAGCCGGCTAAAAATGGAAACGAAGCATTACATACTGCGGCATTTTATACAACTGGTTTTGAAGGAACAGTACATATTGATGCTACATTGGATAATGCAGTTACACTTGCTACTAAATGGGGCGAAGTTGCCCAACTTACTTTGGACAGTCCAACACAACCACAATACGTAAATTTTAATGGCGTATTCTCACACATAAGAGCTAGATATCAAAACAAAGTATCAGGTACAATTGATCAAGTATTGATAAAAAACTAGTTGACTTTTTCGCTAGTTTCTCATATAATAGTAATATGAGTAATCTAGTTCATGATACATTATTTTCGCACTTACCGGCAAAACGGAAAACCACTCCGAGTGGATGGACTAGTTTTAATGCACCATGTTGTCACCATAATGGTGAAACTCAAGATAAAAGAGCAAGAGGCGGATTAATAACAAACGGTGATGGTGGAATTAGCTTTCATTGTTTTAATTGTGGATTCAAAGCAAGTTATCAAAAAGGTCGTAAACTTTCTAGAAAGATGCGTAATCTTTTAGAATGGTTAGGAGCATCTGATAGCGTTATAACTTCACTTGCATTACAAGTTTTAGAATTTAATGAAAGCAATCCAGATTATAAAGTATTACCAGAACTTCCAAAATTTAAAGATGTAGAATTACCAAAAGGTGCAAAACCTATTACAGAATATAGCGATAATAATTTTACTAATAAGGTACTAGACTATATGAAACAACGTCAATTAAATGTTGACGATTATAATTTTCATTGGAGTCCCGAACTTGGTTATCGTGATAGATTAATTATTCCGTTTTATTACAATGAAAGAATTGTTGGTTGGACAGCAAGAAAAATTACAGATGGCAGACCCAAATATATGTCCGAACAACAACCTGGTTATGTATTCAATTTAGATAATCAGGACTATAGAAGGTTATTTGTAATACTTGTAGAAGGTCCAATAGATGCAATAAACATTGACGGTTGTGCATTAATGGGTAGCGAAGTCAGAGATCAACAAGCACTATTGGTGAATAGTTTAAATAAGCAAGTAATAGTTTTGCCAGATAGAGACAAAGCAGGTATTAAACTAGTTGAAGAATCTATAGAGTTAGGTTGGTCAGTTAGTATGCCAGAATGGGAAGATGACGTGAGAGATGTTAATGATGCAATCCAAAAATATGGAAGAATGTTTACACTACACACCATTGTTTCTTATGCAGAAGAAAACGAATTAAAAATTAAATTAAGGAGCAAAAAATGGTTTGGTTAAAAAAACTTTGGACTAAAGTTTGTACACCGTTCAAACAATGGCGAGAAAATCGTCGCTTTAAAAAAAGAATAAAAGAACTCCAGAAAAAGGATCCTTTTATTTACAAGTAGGAAAGGTAGCATGATGTTAGGACACGAACAAGACGAAGAAAAATTAGAAATTGCATATAGAAAGTTTGAAAAACTAACAGAAGAATTATGTAAGAACGGCCAACATGGACCATTAGAAGTTGCAGGAGTTATGATGGCACAAGCTATGCGAATCTATAAAACTGCACTTAAAGAAGAAGACTTTGATCATCTTATTGAAACTATTTTAGAGAGTAGACATGGAATTACTCCGATACAGAAACCTACAATAAACTAATATGCCTAAGAAGAGAGAAAAACTGGATGACAAAATCAAAGCCCTAGATTCAACAAGAGTTTTTAAAAAAATAACACCGAAGGGAGACCTTAGCTGGTACGTTAAGTGGACAGCTAGTGTTATTATTTTACAGGGGATGGTGTTAACAAGTATCGGAGGATTAGAACCTTGGAACTTGGTACTACACTTTATTGGAGTAACAGGTTGGTTAGTAGTTGGTTTGTTATGGCATGATAGAGCTTTAATTTTTATTAATACAGCGGCCGCAGTTATATTTGGTACAGGTATATTAAGAATTATATTGGAGAATTATAATGGCGTTTGATATATTAAGACCTTTTGGTCCTTCAATCTATCATTCAACAATGTCTGATGAGATGTTAAACACTTGTAAAAAAATTGCAGAAGACAGTCGTAGTGACGGTGCAGATATGCGTCAGAGACTAGCAGGCAATATCGCTAGAGAACGTCGATGGGTAGTTGACGATGAAGTACAACATACCTTTTATTATCAGTTAAAAGAACATCTTCATAACTTTTCTGAAGCAGAAAATAAAAGATTTCAGAATCAATTAATTAATCCAGGAGTCATGCCTGATCTTGATAAAATGGAATATCAGTTTATTACTGACCCGTGGATTAATTATCAATTAGCTAACGAGTTTAATCCAATTCATTCTCATCATGGACAATATAGTGCAGTCTTATATATTAATGTGCCAGAAGTAATTGCAGAAGAAAATATACACAGCCAAAGTAATATGGCGTGTAGCGGACAAATAGAATTTGTCGGCGATGCAAGTGATAGAGTAGGAGCAAACGGAACACACAAAATTATTCCGAAGACTGGAGACATATTACTATTTGATGCTAAATTAAAACATTGTGTATATCCGTTTAAAAGTGAAGTAGAAAGAATCAGTATGAGTTTTAATATTGCAGTTAATTTTCAATAAGGAGGGTGTTTATGTTAGATGGACATTTTATAGATCCAGCAGACGCATATGACAATCAGAACATTAAAGATTTTATAATGGTGTATTGTCCTAAATGCCAAGAAAGAGTTGAGTTTCCAATTACTCATAGTGGAGCAAATGGAAATTTTTTTCAAGCAATTAATATTCCTGTCGAGATTGCAACTGTTATGAAATGGGATAAGAAAGACGTTTTTTGTGAAAATTGTAATTTACAATTAGATGTCGAAAAAGAATTCGAACAACCAAAACGTGTCGAATTAAAGGTACGTATAGATTGTTCAGATATGGACCCAGGAATGGATTCATGGTATGATGAACACGGAAGAGGATATGATTAAGGAGAAAAAATGTCGCAATTAATACCGATGGTCGTAGAGTCGACTAACAAAGGCGAACGTGCATATGACATTTATAGTAGGCTATTAAAAGATAGAATTATCTTTTTAACAGGACCTATTGATGAGAATGTTGCCGCATCAGTTTGTGCCCAACTACTATTTTTAGAATCAGTTAGTAAGGATAAAGATATCTCAATGTACATACAATCGCCAGGAGGATATGTTCATTCTGGATTAGCAATTTATGATACAATGCAATATATTAAACCTGATGTAACAACTGTTTGTATAGGTATGGCGGCATCAGCTGGCTCTATGTTATTAATGGCAGGAGCAAAAGGAAAACGTATTGCATTACCTAATAGTAAAATAATGATTCACCAACCGTCAGGTGGCTTTAAAGGACAAGCAACTGATATGGAGATTCATGTTAAAGATATTATGGAAACGAAAGATCGTTTGAACAAACTGTATGCTAAACATACAGGAACAGAACTTAAAGTTATTCAAGATGCTATGGAACGTGATAATTTTATGTTACCTCAGGAGGCAATTGAGTTTGGTCTTATTGATCGAATTGAGGAGAATCGTAAGTGATAACTTGGGGAATGGTCGGTAATAGTCACGATGCCAGTATAGCAGTTTTTAAAGACGAAACGCTAGTATGGTCGGCTCTGGCTAAAGACTTTTCTAAAATAGACAACGATCCGCATTTAAATCCAGAACTTATTAATGCCGCCAAACAAGCTGGTGGCTGGCGAGATCCTGACGAAATTGTATGGTACGAAACACCGTGGCTTAAAACTTTAAGACAATGGTGGGCTGGACAAGGTTGGTTAGGAAAAGAAAATAATATTGAAAAATATTTAAAACAATGGAATTTAAAATGTCCTATTAAGTATGCTATACATCATCACAGCCATGCCGCCTACGGATGGTACACTAGTGGATTTGAAGATGCTACTATATTAGTTCTAGATAGTATAGGTGAGTTTGAAACATTTACTATATGGCGTGCCACAGATCATCTTAAAAAAATTTATACACAAAGATATCCACATAGTGTTGGATTATTTTATTCTGCTATGACTCAACGTTTAGGCTTCAAAGCAAACAGAGATGAATATAAAGTTGCTGAACTAGGTGCTCCTATTAGAACTGAAGAAAATTTACACTTAATAAATGACATGGTAGAAACTTTCGTTGAACCTGAATTAGGTGGAGAAATGCCTGGAGTTCATTTCAAAGTTAATATGCATAAAGGGTGTGATTGGTATAAACCTGAATTAACATCAGATATGGATTTGGCAAGACTTGCAAATGCAACACAATTTGTATTTGAATTAATGCTCAAATCAAATAGTAAATGGTGTTTAAAACATCTTCCAAGTCGTAATCTTATTATTACAGGCGGATGTGCATTGAATAAACAAGCGGTTAATTTAATTCAAAAAGAATGGGATAATATTTGGGTACCACCAAATCCAGGCGACCCTGGATCATGTATTGGAGCAGTATTATCAAGAACAAAAAAACATATTGACTTTAACCCTAAAGTATGGTATAATAATAACTAATGGCTACAAAACAAAATATAGATTACGGATATAATATACAAAAAACTTATCTAGAAATTATGTTAAGTGATGCACAAACTTTTGTGCGTTGTCAAGGCATATTCGATCCATCTTTATTTGATCGTAAGTTACAAAGTACTGCACAATTTTTACAAGACTTTGTTGCTGAACATAACGTATTGCCAACACAAGACATTATAAACAGTTCTTGTGATGTAAAATTAGAACCTTCTAAAGATTTAAATGAACAACATTATGATTGGTTATTAAATGACTTTGAAACTTTTTGTAGACATAAAAGTTTAGAGAAAGCTATACTTGAAAGTGCTGACTTATTAGAAAAAGGCGAGTATGGACCAGTAGAAGATTTAGTTAAGAAAGCAGTACAAATAGGTTTACAAAAAGACCTAGGTATTGATTATTTTAAAAGTCCTAAAGAAAGATTACTAGCATTAAAAGATAATAACGGACAAGTAAGTACAGGTTGGGAAACATTAGATAAAAAATTATTTGGTGGCTTTAACAAAGGTGAACTTAATATATTTGCAGGTGGTTCAGGTGCAGGTAAATCTTTGTTCTTAGCTAACATGGGTGTTAACTGGGTACTACAAGGACTTAATGTTGTATACTTAACATTAGAACTTTCTGAGTCATTAGTTGCTATGCGTTTAGATAGTATGATGACTGAAATACCAACTAGGGAAATATTTAAAGACTTAGATGGTGTTGAAATGAAAGTTAGACTAGTAGGTAAAAAAGCAGGAAACTTTCAAATTAAGTATATGCCAAGTGGTAAAAATGCAAACGATATTAGAAGCTTTGTTAAAGAATATGAAATTAAAACAGGACATAAAATTGATGTACTGTTAGTAGATTATTTAGATTTATTAATGCCGTTAAGTAAAAAAGTATCACCTAGTGATTTATATGTTAAAGATAAATTTGTATCAGAAGAACTAAGAAATTTATCAATGGAATTAGGAATTATATTTGTAACTGCATCACAGTTAAACAGACAAAGTGTTGAAGAAATAGAATTTGATCACTCACATATAGCAGGTGGTTTAAGTAAAATCCAAACAGCAGATAATGTTATAGGGATCTTTACAAGTAGGGCTATGCGTGAACGTGGACGTTATCAAGTACAGTTAATGAAAACTAGATCATCAAGTGGTATAGGAAGTAAAATTGATTTAATGTTTGACATTGATAGTTTACGTATTTCAGACTTAGATGAAGAAGAATCATATAGTTCTAGTAGTAGTAATTCTCCTATATTAGCAGGACTTAAGAAAACAACTACAGTAAGTGATGCACCTGAAGAAATAAAAGAACCAGACGAAGGTAAACCTATACCTAAGATTCATGCAGAAACAGATTCTACAAAATTAAGAGAGTTTTTAAATAATCTTAATACAGAAAAAGACTCAGACTAGGAGCTCTTACCATGAGAACTTTACATATCTTTGGCGATAGTTTTACAGAACCATTCGAAGAAGATTGGGTATGGACTAAACAATTAGCCACTAAATTAAAAGTTGAAGCATTACGTAATCACTCGTGTATTGGTGTTAGCAATGATTGGATCTTTTCAAACATTCGTACAGCAATACTTGAACAACGTTTACGAAAAGATGATATAGCTGTTGTAGTAATAACATCTCCCTACCGGTATTGGTTCTTTGAAGACAAACCTGAACTATCTAATTATATGATTACTAACTGGGATGAATTTGCTACAGAAACAGATAAATCTATAGTTGATGCTGTCAAAGGCTATGTTAATCATATACAAAGAGACGATTTAGATCAGATTAGGACAGAATTCCAAGTAGGTTGGCTTAAACAAATGCGTAATCAAATTGGATTTAATTTGTTATTAATTCCTGGATTTGCTATGACTATTGACTTTAGCGGTATTCCTGAAGTGCTAGGAGACTTAACAGGATCAGTATCTAATGCAGAATTTGTCAGTCCTAAAGATGATACTCTTTGGTATAGGCAAGGTATTGATACTCGCTATAATCATTTATGTAAAGACAATCACGAAATACTAGCTGATAAGTGTGTACATACTTTATTAACTAATAATCCTTTAGATTTATGTGTAGGATTTAAACGACATTTTTTAAGAGCTGACGAAAGAAATACTAATAAACAAGTCGGATCTAGTTTAATTAAAAAATCTCAAAAATTAAAAGTAGAGTCGCTTAGGCGCACCAATACAAAACACTGGTTAAAAGAATAAGTAATACTATCATGAGAATTATAGATAACTTTCGAGACTGGATTAATCCACAATGGATTGAACATTGTACAGAAGTTAAAGGATTAAAACAAGAAGGTAATAAAGGAATTGACCATGTTCCATTCGAAGGCTTTGAGTGGGAATTGTACGATAGGCATAATACAAATTTTAATGTAGCACCACCATTTGATTTTGGTACACATAATTGGGATTGGTGGATTAAAAAATTATTACCTAGTGACGGATTTCCAGTAGTAACATTAACTGAATCAACTAGACGTCTTTGGATGCCTTTAACTGACTATGAAATGGGGCATATTTTTATATACGACGAAAGAATGATAGCTCCATATCTAGCTGGTGATTTATTTGAGTTTGAGCATAATGCTCCTTATGCCGCAGTTAATTTAGGTACTACACCTTTCTATATGATGATGTTTTCTGTTAGCAAAAAACAACAATGGGACAGCGGCAAAGTCCACGGCATAAGTAACCTTCACGAATAAATCATAAGATAAATATACAGACGTAACGTGCAGTTTCAGACGTAATTCCTGAACTGGAATAAACGCTGTATAAGGATAATACTTGAAACTCTGTTCGATCATAATAATGTCGATGTTACTCCTTCAAGGGTGTGCGTTGATTCCCTGGCAAATATCCGTAGCTCTACAAACCGCTGATGTTATATCCGCATCATCTTCAAATAAGACTTTAGTTGAACATGGAATGAGTAGTATAACAGGACAGGATTGTCAATGGTATAGATTACTAGATGGTGCAGAAATATGTATGACTCAAGAAGAAGAAATAGCATACCTTAAAGAACATAAGTGCAAAGTTCATGCTTGGAACATATTAGCTATTCCATACTGTAAAGATTTATTACTACCTATTCAAAATCCTATGTTACCTACGCCTACTCTAGAATAAGAAAGACGAACACGACACTATTCGGACATGGCCGCAAAATCATGTTCAAACCATTAAGACACCGCTTTTTATATCATTTGATAAATACTACTTTAGTATGCCGAGAGAACTCTTAAATACTAAAAACCACAAAACACCAACACATACCATCTCCAATACACAATATCAAGACGTAGAATTAGTCAAACTTATGACTGAAGCATTAACGAATAAGAACAAGTATACTGTTCGTGTAGAAGGTTGGAATATAGAGTACAAACGGCATTGGACCTCTAGCATTAACAGTATCACTAATTGGGACAATTTAAACTTTAATTACAACCAAAAAGCTGATACATTTGTCTTTCAACATAGGAGCAACGGACAATGACCCAACTAATTAACCCACAAGCCTTTACCGAAACTGTCGGCCGTTTACGGTCGTTTTTTTTGGACAAGGGATTTTACGAAGTACACACTCAAAACAGATTAAGCATACTAGCCGCTTGTGAAGACCCGTTTAACGTAGCAACATACAATTACGCAGACCAAGTATGGCCTTTACCCCAAACAGGCCAGATGTGGCTTGAACACGAATTATTAAGTAGCCCCTCTTCGAAGGGGTTTTTTTGTGTCTCCACATCCTATAGGCAGGAACCAAATGCAATACCAGGAAGACATGATATCATCTTTCCAATGTTTGAATTTGAGATGCCTGGTGATATAGATGACCTTAAGAAGATGGAGTATGAATTATGTGAACACTTGGGCTTTAAAAAGCCTACTGAAAAAACTTATGCTGAATGGCAAAAGCATTACGGTCATGCTGAAGACTATGAAATGACTGCGGAAGAAGAAACCAAGATGCACCAAGAGTTTGGTACAACCATGATAACAGACTTTCCTGAAATGACATCACCTTTTTGGAACATGAGTAGAAATGATGATGGCAAAACTGCAAAGAAGATAGATGTTATACTAGGTGGTATGGAAACAATAGGAAGTGCGGAACGTTCATGCGATGTAGAAATGATGCGTGATACATTCCATAGCATTACAGACGGAGAGTACAGTAAGCTACTTTATAAACTGTTCAGTCAGGAACGTGTTGAAGCAGAGCTAGAAAAGTTTCTAGAGTTTGACTTCTTTCCGAGAGTTGGTGGCGGAATAGGATTAACTCGTTTGTTAAGAGCAGTTGAAGATTATAAAAGTAAAAAAGTAAAAACTGATGATGACCGTGAAATTTTATATAATAAACGCCGAGAGATGAATAGGCAAAGCGTACACGGAATACTTCAATAAGGCTTTTCCGGGGTGGTGGAAACGGTAGACACGATAGCCTGTTTAGCTATTGCTTGGGAGAGCGTGAAGGTTCGAATCCTTCCCCCGGAGCCACTGGTCTTGTAAGATGATCTAGTGTGATTGTTTGATGTAGAGGGATCATAGTAGTATCTCCCTCTGAATTAATATTTTTAGGCTTTGCTTGATATTTAAGTTTTTTAGCCAACTTCTTTTGTTGTCTCATTATATGTCTATCAGAATGTTTAGCCATCACTTGTCTCTATATAAGCCCATACCTTTTTAAGTAATTTTTTTATTACAGGATGGTTAGTATCAAAATCAAATGCCGCAAAATATCCAAATAAGTTAGGTGATAATAATTTTTCTTTGTCTCTATATTGTGCAGTTTTTCCTGCCATACGTAATAAAGTAAGAGCAGTTTCTTTATCTGTTTTACGTACTAATTCACTAGCAATATTTTTAGCATACGCTTCTATTTCATCGTCATTACCTAAGTATTCTCTAGTTCGTCTTATTTTATCAGATAATCCTTTTTTAGGTTTAAACTCACGTTGCTTTTTAAACCCTCTACCTCGATATTGGCTTTGATGAATTAACTCGTGTTCTAATACATCAATGATTCTATTCTTAATATTTTCAACACCTTCAGGACTAAAAGCAATTGTTTTATCTTCTTTAGAAAATATTAATTCAATTTCAAAATGTTCAAAGCCTTCTTGGTCATCAATAGGATCATATGAAGCATTCATATTCATATCTCCTACTTCTACATTTTTAGAACGTAGAACATTTACTTCGTCAACTCCAATAGGTTTGGTATCAATTTCTAATTTTTTAGCAATATCTTTAAGGGGGATTTCTTCACCTGATGCTATAAATGTAAGGAACGGAGCAAGAGACTTTTCAATCTCTTTACGACTTGCAGGTTTTGTAAACTCCATTATTAACATTATGCACCGCCATCATCTTTGTGTACAGCATGACCATCTTTACGACCATCTTCTTCTACTTTACGTTCAGGTCCTTCACCTTTAAGACTAGCGGCTAAAAAACTTGCGGCCGCTAACATAGGTATAGTATATACCATCTTTTCTGTAAAAAAAGCTACAGCATAAGTTGGTACTAAGACTACTAATCCTTGTAAAAGGGCTATACGTATATTACTTATTTTCATAATTTATCTAACAATTTTTGCAACTTATAACCCATTAACCATACAAAGTTATATATTTTAGCTTTAATAATCCATAGTTTCATATTATATTTATTCTACCCTATACTGCCGGCATCTTCGATATAATCCACTACTTTCTTTTTATTAGGCGGAATAAACGACTCATATGCGTTAGATTGTTGTAGCTGTTTAATAAGAACATCTTTGTTCTCTAAATCTTCACGTAATTTAGAAATAGTAGCATTACTCAATCCAAGTTCTGATTCTAGGTTACTAATCTTTCCATCACGTACTTGTAATTGAGATTCTAAAATTGCGATTTGTGTCATAAGCATTGACTCGTTATCTTGAGTCCACATCTCTTTTCTCCTTTGTACAAGCCCACTTATCAACCCAAGACATTATGGGATTATTTGTAAAAACAATCAAAATATACAGTGGTGCTAATATAAAAATTAAATATTCCATTAAGCGTATATGTTTACCATACTCCCTTTACCAACCTCAGGCACTACGGGAGCAGAAGCAGAAGCAGGTCCAGGGGCTGGTGTATTCATAGTACCTGATAACTGCTCTGTCATGTTTTCGCCAACAAATCTATCTTGTTGGATAGGTGCTGAGTTTAATGGTTGTGCTGTTGAACTTAACCCTGTTACTTCCATGCCCTCTCCTATATTTGATTAACTGCCCAAATAATACCAATTAAAAATACTATCCAACCTATGATAATTACTTTAGTTCGTTTACTCATAGGCTTTTCTTTTTCATTCTGTTTAGCAATTCTACTATAATGATCTTCGCAATTACCCCATCCCATAATTGCCTCCTCTCGGTTACGTCATACTCTTGGCAATAAATTCACACCCTTTTATTACCCCATCTACGAATTCTCGTTCTGTATCAAATTTCTCGTGACACGTATTAAAACTAACTTTCATCGAAGTTCCATTATCAACCATATAATGATTTGCTTCTACTCTAGTTCTACCTAATTCTACAGTATTTGATTCGCAAGTAATTACAGACTCACACCAATCACGGAGTTGATTTGCAATTGCAACTGCGTGTAATAACGGTATTCGTACGTAATATGTTTTGACTAATGGATTTCCGGTTAAGGAACACTCCATAACTAGCCCCTTAAAGAATTATATATCGGTAGATTTATAGTCTTTATCGACCACGCACATAACCATATGAATTCTGTCTGCTTCACTACCATTAAATTGCGAATGATAAAAACGTGTATCAGTAAACCAGCAAGTTCCAGTTTTCATATGATGTACTTCATCTTCGATAATCATTTTTGATCCAATTAACGTTCTTATAGGAACGTGTATTCTTGGCTCTGGATCACGATGCCAAGACAAAGCTCTTCGTGGACTAGATAGTACTAAACGTACTCTACCAATTCTCCAGTCCGCTGAAATTGTATCATAAACTTCTTTAAAATATGTATGAGCAAACTCTGGAATAAACTTTGTATACTCACTTTCGCATATATCTTGTAAACGACTTACTTCTTTACCGGTAGCATCAAACGTATCATAATGCCCGCCAAGTCCTCCACGAAATGCTTTTTCTTCTTCTTCTTTTTCTGTTAAACAAATTTGTGGAGAGTAAATATCGTTTCTTCCAAACTTGTTTACATTCCCTCCTGACATCTTATCGCCCCAGGGGCATATTTGCAAGACATCATGCATACCTTGTTCTAGCTTTTCAGCATCGAACTCGTACGTTAATTTTTTAAAATACTTCACGAAACATATTACCTATTGCCATTTTTACTTGAACATACCAAGGTGCCATGGCTGGACAACCACTTGGCATATTAATCCATATTAAACCTATCATGGCTCCAACAACAAACGCTCCCATTCCTACTTTCCAAAATGTTGTCATGCTATGCTCCTTTAATAAAGTGTAAAGCAACTAAAGTGCCTATAATAAACACTATCCAAACTACTGTCATTAATACTCTTTCTTTAGTCTTTGACTTAAAAAGATAATGATGTTCTTGCATTGTTATTTCATTATAAACATACTTCCAAACGTTGTTTCGATTGCGTCATTTAATGAAACGTCTTCTTGTTTATAATAGCCCTTCGGTTTAAGTTTACCCTTTAAAAATAATTCAACCATTGTTAATAATCCTGATGCTGTAGTTAACTCTATTGCTGTATAATATCTGCCGTTTTCTCTAATAGGATAAAAGAATTTTTTATAACATCTTTCTTTATGGTTACCGTTTTCGTCCCATCCACCAACTACAACATAAATGATTACAAGATCACGTCTTGTAGTTGATACACCTCGTTTAATAATGTCAATTAATTCATTTTTAGGAATTCTTAAATCATTCATTAAAAAGTCTATAAGGTTATGATGTCCTTTATATCTTATTGTTTTATAATTTAAATCTACATTTTCAAATCGTTCATATGGGTGAGAATTAGATATTGTTTTTGCAAACGACCCTAACCCTCCACTTGTATTAAATGCTTCATATGTATTACCGTCAATCATTAATTCTTCATATCCTGTAAGTGTTGGCACTTTATAATAGCTTCCATTTCTAACAATTTCACAGTCGCCACTATATTCATTTATTAATCCATCGGGGCTCCACATCAAATGATACTTTAATTTATTAGTAGAATCTTGTGATAATGAACCTACACGTATTTTAATATAATCAACCTTTTCCATATCATGCATTAGATGGTTAGCAATTACTGTACTCATGCCAGGTGCTAACCCACAATGTGGCATTGTAAATGGTAATGGTTTGTTTAGATCAATGTTATGAATAAAGTCATTTAATTCAGCATCTTCTGAGAAATCAAAATAAGGAATGTTATGTTCCAAACAAGCACTATATATAACTACATTTTCAGTATATGGAAGTGCATTAATAACAAGTGTTTTATCAGCTATAAACATCTTAAGCATATTATTGTTAGTGCCCGGATGTCTAGTATCTATTTGTTGATAGTGTTCTTCAGCAATTGCTTTAGGATGGAGGTCTTTATAATCACGCATATCCGCTACTGTAACGCTGTATGTTGTACGATCTCTTAATAGATCGTATACAGCACTACCTATAGCGCCTGCTCCAAATATTGCAATTTTGACTTGATCGGACATAGTATTATTACTTATCTAGCAAAGTACTCCTTTAGGATATTAATACCTACAAATTTAAGATTCTTAAACTCCATTAAACGTCTTGTTACATAGGGCATCCAATTATCACCATACGGCACGTATGTTCTAACTTTATACCCATCTTCTAATAATCGTTTAGCTAAATCTCTTCTAATACCAAATAACATCTCAAAATAAAACTTTGTTTTACAAGCATATTGAGTAGCTAATTCTTTTATGTTTTCAATAAGGTATTCGTCATGTGTTGCTAATGATACTAATTCTTGTTGATAACTTTTATGATAAAAATATCCGCTTCTAAATAATTCCTCTACTAACTCTAAGTACGCAAACCTTATTTTAGTCATATTCGTTATATCGCCTTTGTATGCTCCTTTACATATTCTTACTCTACGAAACCTTTCAATTACATCAGCTAAATCAGTATATGACCGTTCCATATTAGCTTGTAGCACAATACCTACATCATTAAAACAACGGGAAAATTTTATCGTATCATCAATTAAGTCTGCCTTTTCCATATCAAATTTAATTTTAATTCTTGGATTATCTTTTATTGCATTAACTATTTGTTCTACAGGCTCTTTCCATTGATATGGTGCATTACCAAATTGACTTAACTTAATTGATATTTCATATTGTCTAACAGCCCACGTACCTTTTAGATAATCAATTAAATGTAAATATTCTGTTAAGTTTTTTAATCTTTGTAAATCTGTAGTAGCAGTTTCACCTACATAATTAATAGTTACTAAATCATAATAAACAATATTATGTATCATAGACTTAACATCATCGCCTGCTATAAATCTTTTAGCCAACGGATATAATAGTTTCATTATCTCACTTCTTTAAAATATTTTAATTCGTTTTCCATTACACCAAATTTTAATTGCATATCTTTTAATGGAATATCCCAATCTTCTTTATGCCAGGGCCATTCGCCTATACGTTTAACACCTTTACGAGTTTTTCCATAATAAAACCCTCTTTGAAATATTTGTATTTGTTCTTTTGTAAATTTATTTTCTTCTGGATATAAGTAACGTGAAATGAATTTAAATAATGTTACTTCCCAACTTTTAATTCGATCGTCTGTACCCATAGTGAATCCGATTACAAATGCTTCTGAATCATTTGATTGATCACACTCTAGTAATACGTGAACAGCATCATGATCACGTAGACTAGCTGACCCGTGTAAACAAAATGGAGACATTGGATTCTCCATTAACCATATCATGAAAGGTATTGCCTCTGGCTCTACCGTTTTGTATCCTTGCATGAACCTTTCGAATGCCTGACGAAAAGTCATAACTTACCCTCTTTTATAAAAACAACATTTTGTATATTCCAAACAATGTAACACATATAACGATTATATTTAACACTACTAAATTAATACTTTGTCGCATATAAGCATTAACTGAATGTAATAAAGATCCAGCAAGTGTTAAAAGGAACACAAGCATGACTTTAGCATCATCGCCAAACCATGCTAGTACAACATAAACAGATATAAAACATAATGCACCGGCTGTTTCTATTACTAGTCTTACTCTGTTATTTTCCCAGTCATCTTTTAACCATTGCTGGATACTTTTCAAATACTGTCTCCGTCGGGTTTAGGAGCAAATAATTTTGCTCTGTTACCGCCAACAATACAAGCTAAATCTTTATGCTTATAGAAAAATACAATAGCCCATGTGTCGTTATTTGGATTCATCCACATTTCAACAGACATAAGCTCTTTATAGAATTCGTTATGCACTAGTCCTTCCATGGCTTTATGCATTTTATAATCACTTTCTGCCATCTCACGCATTTTATCTCTAGTATCACAATACGTAAGAATATTATCTAACTTTTTTAAGTTAGGTTCGTGCTCTTGACTTTCGTGTGCTTTAGCTGAATTCATACTACATAAAGTTATAGCACACATAATGACAAATAAGAATAATAATCTAAAAAAACCTATATTAGGTTTATACATTGTCATTTTACCTCCTTTCTTCTAAGAGTTGCTCAGAGCCTTTATTAACAATCATGGAACAAGGCATCCATACCTGTTCTTTTGCATGATAGTGAATATTTGATCCACAGTCTAAAAACTCAGCGGCCTGTAATGCTTTTTGCGGAGTATTATACGTATGATCAAAAATATTATCTGAATCTATTACTCCATCTGGAACATAACGCTTTAATTCCAAATGTTTACCTCCATGGGAACCTTCAGGAAATGGTATTTCTCCAGGAACAGTACCTGGTATTTCTCCACCTTGTCCTGGCCATTGATCTTTATTTTGCTTTCCTAAAAACTGTTGGTTGTTCCCATGTATTAATGCTTGATGATCTCTCATAAAAGTTTCTATGATTTCATAAAAATCATTTGCATTCTTATATCCAACCCAGCGTGTAACTTCATGGTCTGTCCATATTATAAATGTAGGAGTTCCAGTTATTTTACCTATACGTTTTTCTTTAAACGCTTGAACATACCAATCTGGTACAGGTTTATTCATATTAATAATACGTAATGGTATAACTTCACCTGCTGGTGAATCTTTATACGTAGGTTCAACCTCTTTTAAAAAGTTTTGACAGTAACCACAGTTGGGATTACTGAACATCAATAATTCTATTGCTTGACTCGGTGATGCGAATAGCAAGACGAATGCTACTGCTATGAATAGCTTTTTCAAATCCTTCTCCTTATAGCTAGTTTTATTTAATCGTCTATTTGAGCTTTCTGCAAAGTACCACTGTAATCAACAAATACTGATTTCCATTCAGTACAATTATCAATCATACTATGCCCAGCTTCACGATGCCCGTTACCAGTTCCTTTAGTACCACCGAACGGTAATTGTATTTCTGCACCGATTGTAGACGAATTAATGTAAGTAATGCCTGTATCAATTTCATGTAATGCTTTAAAGGCAAAATTTACATTCGCCGTATAGACAGCGGCCGATAATCCGTACTTACTATTATTAACCATATCTATGACTTCATCTGTATCACTAAATGATACTATAGCTACTACAGGACCAAATACTTCTTCCTGGGCTATCATATCATTTTGATCTACATCTGTTATTACTGTAGGTGTATAGAACCAACCATATGTTTCTGTAAACGTACCATACTTTTCATCTATATCATTAGTTGGATATTGATTTATTTTACCCCCACATAATACTTTATTGTTAACTGATGCTTCTGTTACCATTGTATGAATCTTCTTTAATGCTTTCTCATTAATAACAGGACCCATATCAACTTTATCATCTAAGCCGTCGCCTATGAACAACGACTCTGCTCGTTTAACAAGTTTATCTGTAAAGTCAGCTTTAAGACTGTCGTGTACAAATACTCTAGAACACGCTGTACAACGCTGACCTGATGTGCCGAATGCACCCCATACAACACCATCTACTGCTAGATCAATATCAGCATCTTCCATTACAACTATTGCATTTTTACCACCCATCTCTAATGAGTATGGTACCATACGTTCTGAACATCTAGTTGCAATTTGATAACCTGTTACAGTTGATCCTGTAAATGATACAAACTTAACAGTAGGATTATCTACTAATGGTTGTCCAGCTGATGGTCCATATCCTGTAACTACATTAAACACTCCTGCTGGAAGTCCTGCTTCTTCGAATACCATTGCTAGTCTGCATACACTTAATGGTGTATCCTCTGCAGGTTTAATAACCATTGTGTTACCGGCTACAAGGGCAGGGAAGGCCTTCCATGACGGAATGGCTATTGGAAAATTCCAAGGAGTAATTGCTCCAATGACGCCTATCGGCATCCTCATGGACATACAGAACTTATCGTTCAGTTCTGAAGGAACAACTTGTCCTCCTAATCTCCGACCTTCACCTGCCGCATAGTAACCCATGTCAATTGCTTCTTGGACATCGCCTCGTGTTTCAGATAATGGCTTACCCATTTCTTGGGTCATTACTTTTGCTATATCTTCTTTATCACGCAACAGAATTTCTGCCGCTTTAAACATTATTTCACCCCGTTTGGGTGCTGGCATCTTACGCCACGTTTTGAATGCCTTCGCGGCCGCCTCAACCGCATTATCTATATCTTCTTTGTTACTGTCTTGTACAGTAGCGATTACTTTAGTACAGTGAGCGGGATTGGTGACTTCAAAAGTCTTGCCAGAAGCCGAGTCTACCCATTGCCCACCAATGTAATTTTTATAATCAGTTCTGAATATATTCATTGGATCTCCTAGCTTGAATAATTATGTACGTATTTAACTCTTTTATAAATGAGCGTTCTTGCGATCCGGATTATGAAATAAAGACGTAGTTTCGGTTAACTCCGCTAATGCTGGGAAATCTTGGTCTGGGTGTAGCTTCTTAGCCCTTTCCAAAAGTTCTTCTTCTGATTCTCTTATATCTTCATCAGGTATACAGCAATCTACAGGGCATACCTCTTGACACATCTCTTGTCCATGAAATCCAACACATTCTGTACACAATTCAGGATCAATATAGTAATAATCCAATCCTTCCGAATCACCATCATCAATTGCTTCATTAGGGCATTCGGGTTCACATACTGCACAGTTAATACATTCATCAGTAATAATAGTAGCCATTTTAAATCCTTATGTTATTAAATGATATAATAGTCCACCAACTATATACACTACTGTTGGTGCACCTACAAAAAATAATGCAACTTCTAATCCAGTCATGTTGATACCAACTCCTTTGCTTTGGCTTGTTTAGCCATTTGGTCAGCTTTGAGCTTTTCCTTCATAGCTAACTTCCGTTCCTTCTTCTCTGTTTTTAATCTATCAATTACTACTTGTGCTTCTTCAGTTATATACTCACGCTGAACAAAGCGTCCACCTATCTGTTCACTATCCTTCATTTCATCTAGACCTTCCATACTCTGTTTGCCAATCTCTAATATACATGGTGTATACAATTGTACAAACGTAGGTCCAACTTCACGTGCAATATGAACAGCATTCTTAATAACTTCTTCAACTCTATTAGGTTTACTTACTGTAAGCATAGTAGAGTAATGACAGCCTGCTTCTTTGGCTATCTCAACTAAACGGACCTTATCAAAGTTCTTACCCTTTGGAGCCATTTTAGCAACAAAGCCTTTTTGCATAAGTCCACTCTCTTGACCACCTGTATTAGCATACAACTCGTTATCAAAACATATAGTTGTAAAGCGTTCTTGCCTAAACCATGATTGCATAGTCATATCTAATCCAATATCAACTGTAGCACCATCACCAGCTAGAACTATTACATCTTTAATCTTATCTGGAAAACGACATCGTAATGCACGGACTAGTCCACTAGCAATAGCATTTTGATTACCAAACAAGCTGTGGATATTATTAACAGCTACATGGGGGAATACTAAACTAGTACAGCCAGTTGATCCTACAAATACTGTATCTTCTGGGTTTGGTATACTAGCCATAATATAACGAAACGCTATACTCTCTGGACAACCCGCACATAAGCTATGTTGTTCAATTAATTCTTTACTTGAGCCTATATCTTTCCACCCTCTATCTTCTTTACCATACGTAGCATTATCAACTAAATCTTGATATTCAGGTGGCATAATATCAGCTAAATCTTCACATAATACAATCTTCTCTTTTGACATAATAGTTTTCCTTAATGTAACAGAATAACGTGATTCTGTTATCTATCGCCACATATACCTTTTGCTAAGATTACCATCAGTACTAATCCGATAACTGTAACCGCTAATGTCATGTGTTCTCCAAAGTGTTACTGCGGGCCCTGTCAAAGCGACCCACATCACAAAGCACTCGTTACTTACGAGTAAAGATAGCATAGATCACGCCCACGGATGCCAATCCAACAACACCTTGAGCTCCTAAGGTAGTAATAATAGCACTAATACCACCTATGATATCGCCACCAATAAATGGTACAGCTTTACCAAATATGACCTGCATAACAATACCTAAAGCTAGTAAGCTAATACCAGCTTCAGTTAACTTTTTGATCCATCCTATAATTTGATCAAACATTCAATTTGCTCCTTTCGTAATTGAGCCGCGAAGCGGATCGCTCCGCATTAAGCCGAGAATCGGTAAGCTAGATTTTTATACTAGTACGAAGTACTTGCGGTTACGCAAAAAACGGTACCTCCGATTTGGCCTTCTACTGTAACTCTACCCTATAAAATAGCCTGCATTTACGATGCCTTAAATTGCCCTAAAAACGCTCTAAATGGCTCTTAAACGTCGAATAAGCATCTAACTGCTACTCTGACACACAAACGCCTTATAAAGACGTCTATGCACGTTTAAAGCACCATATAAACTACAAGCTAGGACTAACGTCTAGCCTGCATAGCATAGGCGGAAAGACAAAGCTAACAATATATGCATAATAAAGGGTAGGTGCTCAATAACCAAACAATGCACGGAATCAATAATGCTATGATCCCTACCCAAATTGTGATGTTTAGTAATATTCTCTTGTAATTCTGTTCCATACTGTTATTAGCCCTATCAAACAGCCTATAACTACGTTAAACTGTAATTCTACATTAAGTAGTTACTGTAGTACCTGGATCACACATTACTGCACCAAAGTATACAGATACTACGACAATGGCTATAATCATCCACCATTTCATTTTCATAGTAGTCTCCTTTACAAGTATAACGCTTAAGATAGCGAAGGGAATACTCCGCTTATGTGCTACGATGAAGCTGTAGCTACTCACAATATGTTGTGTAATACACGAAGCATATTGCATATATTACTTATCTGTTTTACAGTCCGAAATGGGTATTTAGGGCTAAAAATTTGGGCTACGATTTTTTTAATAGAAGTACTTAGGCTTTTGAGGTGGTGATTTTACCCCTGCTCAACTGCTAAACTGCTACTTCATTTTTAATTACTACGCCCCGTGCCCCTCGCCTCAAGATTATTTTAAAATTTATGTTTCTTTCTGAGAATTTTTAATTTCTTCATCACCTTCTCGAACTCGGGATGATCGCTGTTTCGTACGCCTAGATTTCTTTGTAGCCACGCAACGTTGCTCGCGAACATATCGCTACACTCGTCTAGGTTACGCCTACTGTTGGGTACGTCCATGTCTAAGGGTATCACCCTAGTAACTCTTAAGCTCATGCTGGGCCTCCATCGTTATCGTTGTCGTTACGGAACCACCATGTAAGCCATGCGGCTAAACATAAGGTCCCTATAATCTGTAATGTCTGTGCTAGTCCTACCATAGTGTTGTCCTATGATGTGTTATAAATGAACATAGGGCCCGGAGGCCCTATGCATCCTCCCTATACGATACTCTATGTAGTGTATCGCTCCCCAGTGAATATGTTAACCATATCAACGCCGGGACCCATAGCCGCCCTCGCTTCGAATCTCTCCTCAGCTATTTGCTCTGGGCTTCTTAGCTTTTGTGCCTTCTTGTATGCTTCAATAGCCTCAGCATCTTCTATTGCTCTTACTTCGATGCTCTTGTCTACTACTGCTTGAGTAATAAGACCTAACGCACAAAAGTCATTCAGCATATCACTGAATGGTATCCTGCCATTGCTATCCCAACGGAATACTGTATCCTGGCCGGTCTTGCTATTGTGCATGACCATCCCACTGTTGAAATGCTCTTTGATTTTGTTGATTGTGTAGCCCGTCTGTGTCTTCATCTGTATACCCTCTCGTCTAATTATATATACAGTATAGTCTCAAAGGGCTACAATGTCAACCTTTTTTTGGTCCTGTAACCCTTTGAATTGCTTGGGCTATTAAGTGGCTATTAGAATAATCACTATGATCACAGCCGCGATCACGCCGATCTTGCCTAATTTTGAGCCCCAGATATTGCTTATGAAGTCCATAAGTCCTCCTCTATTATGTATATATTAGCATCTAATTTGGGTGGTGTCAATGGTGGATCCGCCAAAAAAAGCCCCCTGGTAAAAGTCGAGGGCACAACTCTACCAGGGGGTCGGGTCCAACTAAATGGACCCTATCACAGTATACGGAGCTTCTTTTGAGGGCATTAGCTTCGACGTAGTACTGTGTTCTCGGCCATCGCTTGCCAGTTGTCTGGAAATGCTTTAGCCAAGTCTGCTACCTTTAAGACAGTCCTTAAAGATAATTCTCTTAAGCCCTTCTTATTAATGTCGATGAAGTCCACAACCTCTTCGTGTACTCCCTCGGAAAGCTGATGTTCTTTCAGCATACCATCACCGACAATCTGTTTAATACGTAACATCTTCTCACGTTCGGTATCAATTGTAAGGTCGATGTAATGACATCTACTCTCAATCGCCATTAAGTGATCTCGCAACTTCTTCGACTTAACATTGTCGAACTTAATATTAGTTATGAAGATCGCTGAACCCTTGAACTCGAAGTGATCCGGAACACCCTCGTTACGCAACTTGAATGAATCTGTGTTCCAACAAATCCTACGTGACTTCTTAGAATCCAAAGCCGCTTTTAAAATGTTAAGACTTAGATCGTCCTGTAACACTGAGTCACAATCGTCAAAGACTAAAACGTTATCCTTGTCCGCATAGTTGAACAGTTTACAGTACAACCCAATCGCCGACATCGCACCCTTAACAAATTCGAACTTCTTCGGACGGTCATCGTTTGCGATCTCATGTACAAGATCATGCTTGGCAAGTACTTTCTCTACACCGAAGCTCTTACCAACGCCTGGAGGGCCTGTTACGATCATCGCACGTACAGTTCCCTTCTTGCAAGCCTTCGTCATATCCTCTAGGATATCGAAACGCTCACGTATACGCTCAACGGTCTCTTCATCCGTCTCTTCACGTTTAGTTGCTTTCGCTTTGGTTGCCTCGTAGTCATCTGCAGAGTCAACCTTGATCTTAATGTTACGATCAGGGAAGCCTGCAATTGCACGACCATCGACTGTTACGTAGCCGCCTTGAGCACCTACTTTGAATTCTTCCACTAGTGGAAAAACCATTCCGGCAAGCTCTACGTCTTTGCCGCGGATTTTATAAGATCCAGTTTTTATTCTGATTTGCATATTGCCCTCTATCTGTTGTGGTTAATTTCTAACTGTTAACTATAGTATACTCTCATGCATACGTAAAGTCAACCCCTAAATTAAAATATTTCCTATTGTTTGAATGACCCCGCCCAGGAACACAATAAGAACTCCCAGGATGTGAATGAGCATCGAAAGGATACCGAAGTACCATAACACCCATACCGCACAAGCTATCGCGAACCACTTCCATATCGTTCTCATTAGCCCTCCTGGTTGGTTTCAAGTTTCTGGAGTTCCTTAACCATGTCAAGGAATTTGTTGAACATCAGATCGATCCTGGATTCTTGCTCCGTGAATCTGTAGTCTTCTCCCTTGGGGATACAAATTGCTTCGTAGCCTGCCTTCTGGATAGAAGCTGATGCTTTGTTGCAGGTATCCAGGTCGCCATAGACCACCTGGAGATTCAGCGCCGCCGCTATAAGGAGAAACTTCATTAGTATTCCTCCCCGTAGTAGCCGTAGTCTTCGTCGGTACCCCAACCAGCACTGGCCAACGCACTCTCGTGGTCACCATCCATGCTGTCGTCGAAATCGTCTTCCATGAAACGATCTGACAATTCGTTGCTGTCCATCATGTCAGCAACATCGTCCTCACTCATGTACTTCACGCACATAGTGACAGCGTCGATCGGATTGATCAACCCTTCTTCTACCATTTCCAGGAATTTGTTTGTTTGTTCTCTTGCCATTTTGCCCTCGCTTTGTTAATTGTTAAGTATATAATAGCACCTAATATCCACAATGTCAACCATTTTTTTTCTTCAATGATTTCAATGACTTACGTCTTTGATCCAACATGGCCAATGACACTCGGTCTCCTTTACGGCCCAAGTCGCTAACTCATTGATATTACTGCGGAAATACTCAACAACTGTGGGATCCTGGTAAGCCAGAGTGGCTCCGACCCCTATTAGAATTCCTACCCAAATTCTCATTATATTAAGCTCGTTAATGCAATTAAAATTTCGTTAATTATCTGTCCCATAATGTACCCCCTTAATTAATTGTTAACTACATTATAGCAAATTGGATTGGTTTTGTCAACCGAAAAAGATGTGTCGCCTCGGGGGCCGATCATGGTTCCCCCGAGACTTGGGACGGTACCCGTCCCTAAATTTGGGCCTGACGCCTGCCCACTACATATACCGCGGGATTCTAGCGCCAGGCCCGAATCAGGTCTCCTCTCACCATAGAGGATGAGTCACCCGACTCTGCGTTATTTAAGCGTCTGCTTCAGCTTCAGCTTTAACTAGATCGTTAATAGCTGGCTCAGGTGTTTCAACCTTAGCTGGTTTAGAAACCTTCACATTACGCACCACGAACTCAGCGATAGCCGATTGGCTAGCCTCATCCTGGAACTTCTCGTGAGTTGAAAGGAACTTACAAACGTCAGCCTTGCTCATAGCTGTTTCCAGCTCGAGTAAATTGACATCGGTATGTCCGTTTTTGGTTAAGATTTTGAAACGACTTACATAGTCGTTCGCGAATCTTACTTTGGTTTTGCCGTTTGATGTAGAAACACCAGCGACCGTGTAAGTTTTGCTTGTTGACATAATTTTGGCCTCCTTTAGCCTGTTCATTAAGTATGTATATAATAGCACTCTTTGGCCGAAATGTCAACCATTCCATTTACCAAAATGTGCCGCCTGCCTATCGAACATTTCGGTGATAACCGAAAACATTCTTAACGCCCGTATTCAATTCTTCAATCACCCCGGGCTTGGTGATCATAGTGACATTTCTGGCACCATTTATGATTTTGATTGTATCCTTCCCTGATAGGGTAGTTCCGCCAATTTGCATAGTCGAGCAAGCCGACATCGAAATAGCGACAACCAAAGCCAAAAATACTCTAGTTATTCTCATCTTGAGTCCTAATAGTTAAGATCCCAAAAACAATCATCATGCCTGCCATCGTAAAGCACAATCCCCAATTGTCTTGTTCGTAGCCTGTAGGACCGTCAATCGCCCCTACTGCCATAATCGCTGATAGAATAAATCCTATTGCGAAGATCGTGTTCAAAATACTTTTCATCGTTTTAGCCCTCTCTTTCATTATGTGTATATAATACACTCAAAAGCTGAGCTTGTCAACCATTTATTTACCGCAGAAATGTGTGGTTTCCTATGGTAGTGATATAGGTATATGACCCTGCCCAGCTAGGATTCACCAAATTGTGGTTATAATAGAAGACAGCCCCGTCTGTATTGTCCCTTAAATCAATGTAGTTCCCATACCCTAGGGTCCAGGCCGCTACGGTTAGAGAGTCTGCCCAAGCCTTAGCATTAGATTCAATAGTGACTCCAGTCTTCTCTTTGTTAGCCCAGATCTTGTCAGCTTTCCCATCACAGTACCAGCTGAACTGACATTTGTGTTTTATAGGGTAATAAATTGCATCGTCTTCTGGGGTTTGCTTGGTCTTCCAGCTCTCCCTCTTGGGACCTTGCTGAACTACCATACAATATGTCTCAGGCCATCTCTTATCTTTAACACGATTCCTTGTGACGTTCGCCACAGCCGCCTTACCTTCGATTGATTCTGCTCTCGCTTCGAAGTAGATGTTTTCAGCAAGACATACCAAGTCAGAAACATTGTCCACCTTAAATTCGTTGATCTTATCGAACAGAATCATTTGAGCTTGGCCTGTAAGTTCAGCCGCCCCAAGCTTCTGTTCATAGACCATATCGGTCTTTGCTGGCGAGGCGGTATATATCGCCGCCCCTACCATTGTTGCGAGCATAAACTTATTCACGGATAGTTGCTCCAAATTTCATTCCACATCTCACCAAGCTGATCTTCAATCTCGTCGTTGTCATCTTGGATCGCAGGATAGGTTAGTTTCTCTCTGATCGTGCCCAATGCTTCAGCAAACGATTCTGACTCTTTCATAATGTCTTCAGCATCGCTCCAGAATTTCTCTTCTAGATCCATAAGCCAATTTTTAACTGCACCCATTACGCCACCTCCTCTGGAAATGGCATAGCAACGTCATCCTTCGCGTCGCCCTGTTGCCTGTTCAATGCTTCGTTGACCAAGTCAACTGCTGACATATTAAATCCACCAATATGCCAATCATATGTGTGATATGGAGTTTCGTCTAACTTCCAATCATATATTGTAGCCGGAATCATTACTTCGTCGCCATACTCGTCTACAACCGTAAACTCAATATGCCATTCACAAGTGGTTTTGTCGCCTCTTTCTAAAATCGGCTCGCCAAAACATTCAATCAACGAATTGTAATCCGTTTTGACATAGCCCATCAGCGACGTACCGCTAATCGACATATTATCGTTGCTTCTGTTTTCTATGTTTATTATTTGCATTTCGCCCTCGCTTTGTTAAGTTTATATTACTACTATACTACCAAAATATCAGTTTGTCAACCTTTTTTTGGTTCCCGCCCAACCTTGCTTTTATAACGCATTTTGGTTGGGCGATGTTTGTTGGGAGCTTCAGTCTGTGACCAGTATTCCCAACGGCCGTTAATATTATACTACAACCAAATTAGGAGTTTGTCAACCCCTAATCTGCTCTACTTGCCCCGTATGCTGAAATGCCATATTGCTCTAAAACCTTAGCATAAGCATCAGCACCAATTTCTTTGCAATCCATCGACTGACCGTGATGATCACCTGGGTTCCAAAGTGTCAAGCCTCGTCTATAGCTCTTCTTGAATCCCACTTGAGCGAACGCCTTACCCAGCTTCGTGCTCAATTTCATTGTAGGTAGCTCTACCCAAGCAAAACCACAATACATAGGTTCGCCGTATTCGTTGCCACCCGTCTTAGCATTCCAATCAGCTAACCAATCAGCGATCGCTGTTTTGGCTACCAATGATGCTTTGTGGTGAATTTCCGGAACCATTTCCGGTGTTATAGTTGTCTGCATATTGCCCTCCGTTGTGTTCATACTATTATAATACCACCTTTGCTCCGAAATGTCAACCCCTAATTTCCAAAAAATTCGAATTATTTTTGGCTGAGCACAAGTGTTGCAAAAATGCAACACTTTTTTTGTGCTGTAAATAGTTGTTATAATTGCTCGTCCATATCACTTGCTAAACTTATAACTTCTTCATTATTATATTTGTATTTTTCACTAAATGCATTTAGCTCAGCTAAACAAAGCATAAACTCAAGCTCATTTTCATGTAAATGCAAAGCTTCGTAAAATGCTTCTGTTTCGCCTTCTTCATCACTTATTAAATGCTTTAAATTTTTATTAATGTAATCCACATCTTTTCTACTATATGCATCACTCATAATTCCGCTATCACACATATAATGTGCAATACCGCCAATTAATGTAGCACAATAATCTCCAACTACTTCTTTATATTTGTTTACTATTGTTTGCAATTCTGCTTTTTCACTTGCATTAATTGTATTAATTGCATAGTACCACTCGTTTGTATATTTGCATTGTATTAGTTTTTTAAGCATAAGCCCTCACATTTTTTAAGTATTAATAACATTATAATAATTGTAGCATAAGCTGTTCCAAAATGCAAGCCACAAAATGCACTATTCTAAAAATAAATCTGCTTTCAAAATGCATTTTTTGGTTGACAACGTCTCCAAAATATGTTATAATAAACTACGGCTCTGGTGCCTGAAGGTCCATATATGTCTTTTGGCCCCCCTGGCCACTATATCTAGTCTAAAAAAAGATGGGGCCAAACCGTCTTTTTTGGTTGACTTCTACCCCGAAAGATCGTATTATAATAATACAACCGGAGCAAGAGACGGCGCTCACCAAAAAAAGAGTAAGGTTAAGTCAAACCAGCCGCAGAAAAACTTCGTTACTCAAAGGCTGGGCCGAACTCTGACCTGAGACTCAGAGCCCTAAGTCATTGAAATCATTGGAGAATTTTGGAAGGCACCTTCAGGCCACCGAACGACCCCAAGAGGCCCCTCATCCAATCCATTAAATCGGCGACATAAGTCATTGGAATCATTAGACTTTTCTGCTATAATAATTAGATATGAGACTTAGAAATCCTAAATTCAAGAAAAGTATTCGAGATGATCTGCTGAAAAAACCTCAGGTAAATTCTGAAGAAAGTATAGCTAAATTAAAGCCCGAAGAAAATGCTATTAAAGTTCCGCCAAAAAATGAAGTTAAAAAATTATGGTGGAGCAAATACGAAGCAAACCTCAAAAATCCAAAATCCAAATAACAGTGAAGAGGCGGTCAGTGAAAACCCAATTGACCTAAACCTAGTGAAGGCCAAAAACCTAGTGAGCCTTCAGTTAGCCCACAGTGAGAACCCAGTGACCTTATACAGTGAGAGGCCTAGTGATCTATATAGTGAGGACCTAGTAAAGGCTGAGGCATCCCTTCATTGCTCCCCTCAGCCACTATAGAGAGAACTATACCCCTATGGTTCAGAAGCGAGCAATCCCTAATACGCCACAGGCGAGCGAGAGAAGGCCGGAGGCCTGATCGAATACCACCACGCCTACTATATAGGGGCGGCTATTCAAGGATATCAGATCATGGCCTCACGGTTTTGGATCATTCTGTGTAGGTTTTTTACACAATTCAAAATCTCTGAGAAAGGTGAGAGGAGGGTGGCGAGAGGCATAGTTTGAATACTCCCACATAGCCGAAAGGATTCATCCAATCAACGCCACTTCTTTCCAAACCATACTATACTCACTACCAGGAGGACCAAGAATGCGAGGTGCTCGTAAGGTGTCATAA